GTTCAGGAGAAGAAGAAATGAAATACAACAAGGAAATAGTCAAGTCTGACGGCCGTCGCCTAGTAGGTGGCGGTCCCAGAGATATGCAGAGACGTCAGAAGATGGATTCAGCAGTTGATGAAGCTACTATGACTTCTGTGTTAAGAGGGGAGATTAATAATTTAAGGGACGAATTAAGTAACCGCACTACAAGTAGAGACGTAGTAGAATTTACTGCTGAACAAGTAGATGAGGAAATAAATAAGGCAGTTAAGTTAGTCATAAGGGAGTTAAACGGTAAACATACGATTGTTGTCAAAGAATTAGAATCCAAAATTACAAGCTTCAAAGAACGTCTTGATAGCAAGGATATGATAATTAGAGAACTGAAGGATACTCTAGCCTCAGGAGGTCAAAGAGCAGTCGCTCCTGTGGAGGACGAAGTAGGAAGTCCAGACCGTCCTCAGATGGAGACAGTATTTATAGATCCATTAGAGACCGGGGCAGGGTCTGGCCTTGTATCCCACATAACTGTTGAGGATGTCTCAATAGAAGAAAAGGAAAAGATGGATGATAAGGTCGCCAAGCTGCGAAACATTTTAGGTAAATTACCTGTTAATAACAAACCTAAAATAAGATACAATATAGAGGAGGAATAGAATTATGAATTATGGCCTGGATGTTGGAACAAATATGATCGTAGCCGCCACGGTTGACCCAGAGGGCAAGCCTCTAGTAAGGATGCAGAGGGACGCCTTCTATAGAATTGTTCCTAAGTCAGAAGTTAATAGAAATGGGATTAGAATGTCCCTTGAAAGGAGAGGGGCCAATTTTATTGAAGACGGTGCCGACTTTATTATAGTTGGTGAGGATGCTCTTGAGATGGCCATAGAAAGAAATGATATTGCCAAGAGACCACTGAAAAAAGGTGTCATTAGTCCAAGAGAAAAAGACTCCCTCCCAATGCTGAAACTTATTATTGAGAGTCTAGTAGGGAAGGGAAATGGTGACGATCAGTTAGTTTACTCCGTACCAGCCCGCCCAATAGACTCTGATTTTGATATAGTTTACCACAAGGAGATGCTTGAGTACTACATAGGGCAGATGGGCTATAAGGCCTTTGCCCTAAACGAGGCCTATGCTATAGGCCTTTCCGAGTTATTAGACGAGGGTCTGACAGGTATATGCCTCTCTTACGGTGCCGGTATGACGAATATAGCTGTCATTATTGATGGAGCCAGTCTTTTGGAATTTAGCGTTACTAGAGCCGGTGACTTCATTGACGAGTCTGTAGGTAAAGCCCTCGATATTTCCCCAAGTCTTGTACAGATGGAGAAAGAGGCAGGTGTGGACTTGTTGAAGCCTCAAGATAAGATTATGGAGGCTGTCGGTATTTATTATAATTCAGTTATAAACTATACACTACAGAATATAGCTTACGAGCTTAAGAGACAAAAGGACAAAGGTAAACTACCTATGTTCAGAAATCCAGTTCCTGTTATAGTTTCTGGTGGCCTGACACAGGCCAATGGATTTGAGCAGAGGGTGGAGCAGATAATAAATGGCATGGATTTTCCTCTCAAAGTTGGTAAAATAGTGAGAGCTAAAGATCCAATGAGGGCAGTTGCACAGGGATGTTACCTGGCTACTACTCTTTAGGAGAACAATATGATAAATCTAAAAGCAAAAATCCCTGGAGCACCTAGCTTCAGATATCGGGAGTTTATTAAATCTGACACAGCCTTAAGGAAAGGGATAGATAATACTCCTACTAACGCACAATGGGGATCTATTGAGCGTTTAGCAGTTAATGTTCTACAACCAGTCAGAGACAGATTTGGCAGTTTGAGAATAACCTCTGGTTTTAGGAGTATTGAGTTATGTGAGGAGATAGGAAGTAGTAAATCTTCTAATCACGCTAGAGGGGAAGCTTCTGATGTAGAGCCTGTTGATGTACACACTAAAATGATCGATATTGTAGAGTATATATACAGGGAGCTAGACTTCAGAACGTTGATAATGGAGTATTTTCCAGACGGTTGGATACATGTGGATTACAGGATAGGCGGAAATGTTAAAAGATTGAAGTTAAAGGATTCCAACCACAATTACACCGATGTAACGCTAGAAGAAGCCCTGTCTATTTACGGGTAGTGGTAAGAGTATTAAAAAATTTAAGGAGGATTTAAGAATTATGAGCGAGAGACATACTGGAGTAGTAAAATGGTTTAACAATGAAAGAGGTTATGGTTTTATTTTGGATGGTAGTATTGACGAGGAAGATGCTACAGAGTACTTTGTACATTTTTCCAGCGTAAGTATGGAAGGGTACAAGACCCTTAAAACCGGCCAGCCAGTAACCTTTGAGTTGAAAGAAACTGAAAAAGGAATTCAAGCGGTTAGTGTAGAACTAGCCTAGCCAAGTATTTGGTTGCCCGCCATAACAATGACCAACTGACTTTAAAAACATCAGGTTCCTAGTCAGTGAGCCGTAAAAAGGAGGAAGTTATGACATACAAAGAAAAGTTTGTTACAGTTATTAAAAACAACGGAAGAATTTTAAGAGACGTAAATGGAGCGGTAAGGATCCCTTTTGGTTCAGAGTATTCTATTTATATGAAGAATCTACATTCACGAAAAGCTGTAGTCAGTGTTAGTATAGATGGTGATGATACTCTAGACGGTAATCGTATAGTATTAGGTGCTGGAGGTACTACAGAACTTAAGGGTTTTATGAAAGACAATGCTGTAAAGAATAGATTCAGATTCATCAACAAAACTGAAGAGATTGTGGAGCACCGTGGGGATAGGATAGATGATGGGGTTGTAAGAATTGAGTTTAGATTCGAGAGAGAGCTACCGGTTGTAGTTCCTATGGTCACAAATCACATTTTTCCCTACAGTGGTCCGTCTACAGATTGGTCTTATAGGAACAATAACTCTTCAGGATGTATTTCTGCCAGTGGTGCTACTTACGGGGCTTCTAATTGTTTTTTCTCTCAAACTAAAAGCTGTGCTCCTAAGCCTGACGAGGGAATTACAGTAGCAGGATCCCTCACTAACCAACAATTTTATTATACTAGTGTGGGCGACCTTGAGCCAGTATCAGGGGTTATAGTGCTAAGATTAAAAGGATCTACCACACGTGGAAAAAAGGTTATGAGACCTATAACCACTAAAACGAAGATTACTTGTCCTACTTGCGGGAGAAGTTGGAAGTCCGCAATGAAGTATTGTGGCAACTGTTCAACCTACATAGGGTAAACAACAAATGGTGGGCAGCCATTTATTAAGGGGATTTAGAATGCGACTAGCAGAATTACTTATGAGAAGAAAATATATAGAACGTAAAATAGAGCAACTACAGTCTGTTTTATGTAACCTAGTGCAGAGTGATAAGACGTCTCAAAGCGAATTAAGTCTATTAAGAACGGCGTTATACGAGTCACTGGAAAAAAGCCAGCATTATTCGATGCAGATAGACTCTGCTAACACACAGATAGAATTGTCAGTAGGAAATACTCAAGTGACGTTAGACAAGGCTATACATATCAGAAGAACTCTTAAAAGAAAACTTGACAGTGCTAGTGATTTAATAAATAATAGTAGTGGTAATGTAGATATACATAGCTTTCTGACTCAAAGAGACGCTTTCTATGAGGAATTTTTAATGTTAGACAAGACAATAAAAATGTTGGAATGGAGTGCCACTCTTGATTAAGAAACTTTGGGTAAAATGGGACGGACTAGATATAGAGTGTATGTGTGACGGTCAACGTAGGAAGTGCGTGGCTAAACCTGGAGAGGTATTAGAGTGTAAGGAGTATGTGGTTAAATTTGTGGAAGTTGGTAGAAGCGAAGGTGAGGCTGAAAAACAAGTTAAGGATTTCGGCGATGCCGTTAAGAAATTCGAACGCGACCTTCAAAAGAGAATTAAACAAATGAACAAATTCGTGAGGTGATTCATGGGCCTATTCAATAATTATTTAGATAAGTACTTGACAAAATTAAGAAAGATGCTTATATTGTATTTAGCAGGGAAGAGGCTTCCAGTTATTCTTAATTGTAAAGTATATGACGATGTCATCAAATTTAATAAAGATGTCTACGGTGATATACTTACTTCTAATTGCAATATAGAGAAGATAGAGAAGCACATTCAAGACGAGGCCGCTGTCATGACCAGTTGTGCCAGGAAAGGTATTATGAAGAGAGGTAATGTATTTGTCTTATCACCATGGACTTAAAGGAGAGTTAATATGATTATTGGAATTTGTGGACGTGCACAAAACGGCAAGGATACGATAGGTAAGATGTTAGCAGATGCTCTATTTGACAAAACAGGTAATAAGTATGTCTTAATGGCATACGCCACTGAACTTAAGAAGAGAGTCCAAAAGGACTTTGACTTGAGTTATGAACAATTGTGGGGAAGCAGTAAAGAGGTTCCAGATCATAGATACCCCAAGAATAGAAATAACCATATTGCTGGTCGTAGAGATACTGACGAGATTAAGGAAAACTACTGGACCCCACGGGAGATCTTACAAGAGTATGGGCAGTTCTTTAGAACCATAGATTATGATTTCTGGGTCAAAGCCTTGTTTAATACGATAGATGAGAAGGCTTACAAGAATGTTATACTGACCGATGTAAGACACCCCAACGAAGCCGATCCAGTGAAGAAGCGTAATGGTTGTACAATAAAAATAGAAAGAAATGTAGAGACCTGGGTTCACAACCAAAATCATATTTCTGAAACGGCTATGAATAAATACAAAGTAGATTTTGAAGTTAAGAATTTTGGAGATTTAAGTGACCTGCGACAAACAGCAATAGCCTTGGCTGATGCTGTAGTAAGCAGTGTCAACACCACAAAGGAAATAAAAATAATTGGAGGGTAAAATGGCTAAAATGGCTAAAATGAAAGATGTTACAGTGAGCATCGCAAAAGACAAGATTATGTATACCAATATTTCTAAGAGTGCTGATGGGTATAACTCTGCTCGTTTGGTGGCCAAGATGGGTGAAAAGGAGTATATGTCCATTTCTTACGAGTGGGAGGGCGAAGGAGTTCCTGGATTTGCTATGGATCTTATGAGCTCAATGCAGGCAGCTGAAATTAAGTCTGGTGAGGTAGCGTCTAGTTGGGCTGAAGATTACAATGTCTGGGCTAAGAAGAAAGGCCTACCACCATGGATGAAGAAAGATGACAAAGATGGAGAAGACGAGGAAGACAATAAGGACAAGAAAGGTAAGAAGGACAAGAAGGAGAAGAAAGATAAGAAGTCCAAAGGTGCTGATGGTACAAAACCAGTTCCTGCTGACACTACTAAATCAAAATCTCCAGGAGTATGTTCTAACTGTGGTCTTGCAGATGCAGATTGTACTTGTGACGGTAAGAAACAGCTTCAGAAAACAAAAGAGAAAAAAGGGAGTTAACAAAAAGCTAAATAGGGGGCAATTAACAATCATGGAAAAGGAAAAGATAAATGCTCATTTTGTTCCAGTACGAAGGCGTCATGGTGGCTTTACAAACAACCAGCCTAAAAGTCTTGTAGGGGTTACCAGTAGGCCTATAACTTACGAGTTTGGTTTGAGGTCCGTTGACAAAGAGAAAGAATTCCTTAGTTATGTAGACAGAATTACTGATATATTTCTCGGCGTAACTTTAGACAGAATAAGAATTAGAAATACAGGGACTAGTAGATATAAGCTAATGTGCAAGATTTCCGTGTACGGGGAGTCTGAGGCCTTGTTTAGATGGAACAAGAATATGGCGTCAATTTTAACATTTGTAAATGAAGATTACCATAGTAATATAGAATATCCCAGCAAAACAGTGAAGACTGATAAGCAGGGAGGTAGGGAGGAAATGAATAATGGATAAGGACCATATGGAAAGAGAGAGGATTGCTAGGAAGATTAACATATGTGACATGTATTACAGTACAAATACGAGTGCAGGAAATCCTTATAACGATGGGAGATGCCTATCTGGAACTTTCCGTTTAAATAGGGTTGGTATAAGCCAGGCAGAAGTTATGAGATACATATACCCTATTTCAAATGAGGTTCAGGGTGTGTGTGTAAGGCAGTGCAAATGGCTTACGCTTCGTACTGGTAAGGGTATAGTACTCAGAATGTCTGTTGTAGGACATAGTAACGAGTTGGCCCGTTGGAAGGACAACATGGATAATATATTTATGTATTTCAATGGAGAGCATTACAGAGAGACTATAAAATTTATGGAGGCATAATAATGCCAGTATCTGAAGGTGATTATAGAGAGCCTTACTGGGTTAAGATGCGTGATCGTTATCCCATGAGTTACGACAAAAAAGATAGATTTAACACCATTAATCCAAGACACTCAATGGCTAGATATAATGGTGACCCGGATACAGGATGGAAACAAGCGGGATACAATCCTAATCAACAATCTACCAGAGTAGAGAAAATTAATTTGACTAGTGATACTATTACGCTAAGGCCGTATTAACTGAAAGGAGTTTTAATGGTAGACGCAAAGGTAAAGGAAGCAACGTTTAAGGAAGAATTGGCTTTAATTTTTGATGAAAGTATAAAAGAATTCACGAGGCTGTGTGTTATATCGGCTCCTGATTACTTCTTCACTGATTGTCCAGCCTCGTCAACAGGTAAATACCACCCATTAGATGAGTTAAGTTGGGACGGTACTATTATCCACACCAAGAAGGTAGTGACAACTGCTTATGAGATGTGTCGTGGATTAAACTGTGAGAACAATAGAGATGAGATTCTGGCAGCATGTATTATTCATGATCTAAGAAAGAAAGGTGAGACTAATAGTACTGGACATACACTTAAGAACCATCCTGATTTAGGTGCCAAGTTAGTTGATCAGGTTCAATCCGAAACTGGGATACTTACTGATGGGTCTTACCAGGTTATAAGAACCAGTGTAGGATACCACTATGGGCCCTGGAGTACTGACCCTTGGAAAAAGGATGTCAGTACTTATACACCGGAGGAACTTTGTGTATATCTGTCTGATTATATAGCCAGTAAAAGATGCGTAGCTGTTAACTACAGAAGGGGGAATGGTGACCATGGACTTTAAAGTAGATGGCGACATAGGAGAGCTCAAGCCAGGAGCTACACCAAGAAGATGGGAACCTGAAGGAGGGGTGAACAAGCATAATGAAAGAATACATAGAGAAAGCAAAGTGATAGACAATAAAAATTTGCCTTTTACTTTCTCTAAACCAAGGAAGCCTGGGCGTCAGACAGTTTTGGCTTGTGTGGAGTGTGGACATAAAATTAGTGGTTCAATATACACAGTAGGCCTAGTTTGCCCTGAATGTAATAAATTCGTTAGGGTTAAGGAGGTAGTTTATGCTTAGACGAAAATCCCCTTATGGGAGAAGAGGACGACCTCTAGGATACAAATTAACAGAAGAAAGTAAAAAGGCTATAAGTGAAGCAAAAAGGGGACAGAGGCATAGAGAAGAAACAAAAGATAAGATATCAAGGTCATTGATAGTTCATTTTAGAAAGCAGAACCCTCTTTCAGAGGAAATAATAACAAGGTATTGTAGAATAAGTGATGATAGAACATGCGGATGGATAAATGATGTACGTGAGGAGCTAGACGCATGTGAGGATATAATGACCCAGAGGTCTATGAGAAATTCTAGAAGAATAGAATTAACTTGTGGGGATTATATAGAGTATTTTAGTCATGAGATGACTCCAGAAATAATAACCTTGTTTGTTGAGCATTGTAAAAATAATGACTTAAATCCAGAAGAATACTTCGACAGTATGTAGGAGACAAAATGGCAGGAAGACCAAAGAATCCACCAAAACCTAAGAAAATGTTAAAAGAAATTATGCCTGTCAATCTCATCTTTGATCCAGAAGAGCTTGAGTTGTATAACAATCTGGTGGATGTATATCTAAACGATTTCGACGAGAATGATTTAACGTCTGCTGATATGGATGATGTAATGGGGTTAGCTATCAATAAAGTATTAGAAATGAGATTACTTAAGGATAGCAAAGGAGATTCGGCGAAACACATAGATGTTTCTAACGCCATGGAGAAGCTCAGAAAACAGTCAGAAAAGATGAAGGAAAATTTATCTTCGAGACGTAGGGATAGAATAGATCCAAATAAGTATAAAGGTTTCTCTATAGTAAATCTGGCTGTAGCCTTTGATAATGAGCGTAAGAGAAAACTAATGGACAAGCGTAATGACTTAAAAGTTAAGGAGCATGAGTCTTTAGAACAAAGAAAAGGTTATGTAGGAAATAAATACGATTCAGATGTAAAGGATAGGGAGGAAGTAGAATATGATTAACAGTAATTTAGAAAATCCAATATTGATACTCAACAGTTTCATTGGTACACAGCTGTCTCCTGTACAGACTGCTGCCTTTAATGCTATGTGGTACAATCAGCACAGTATAGAGTTTGGGTGTAGGGCCTCCGGAAAAACTTTTCTGTTGGCAGCGATGGCCATACTTTTACCTATAATTTTTCCTAAAACAGATATAGCATCTTCAGTAGTGATATGTCCCACTTTTAGACAGTCTAAAATGGTATTTAAAGAAATACAAAAATTTTATAATAGGTCGGAATATTTTAGATCTTGCGTTATAGAGGAGCCTTTTAAAGATCAATTCGGTTGGTCTGTGAGGTTCAAAACCGGGGATAAAATAACTGGTTTAGCTGACCTAAGTTTAAACGAAGAGACATTAGCACACCGCACCGTTTTAATAGATGAGGGTTCCAGTGTACCAAAAGAACGGATTTATAAAGTATTGGGGTTTGACGAGTCCGTCAAAACCATAAAGCCTATAGCACCTAAGACGGTAATAATGTCTACTGGAACACATACCAACAGCCATATGTATAAGTTAAGTAGCACCTTTAATAGTTTTAGTTGGCCTGGAGGTTATTCTGTACATAGAACACCTGTATGTGACGCACCTATGGGTTGGTATGAGCTTGAAAATTTGAAGAATGTAGCAAACCTTATTTCTAAAGAAGAATACGCAATGGAGTATGATGCTATGTTCGTTATATAAAAATTAAGGGGGACCAATAAATCTTTGGCACACACTGATTATGAAAACTTTGATCTAATTATGGATCAGGGGATGGACATGGTCAAGTTTTATAGGGAGAATCCATGCATTGCTGCCTACGATCTATTAAATGTTGATCTCGCACCAATACAACGAGTAGTTTTTGAGGACATGTGGTTTAGGAATTACGTTATTACCGTAGCAGGTCGTGGCTTCGGTAAGACATTTTTACTAGGCACTCTTGCGTCTTTAAGTTGCTTGTTATACCCAGGATATAGAGTTGGACTTATAGCCCCAGTCTTTCGTCAGTCTAAAATGATATTCTCTGAAGTTGAAAAGATATGGGCCAAATCGGAAATACTACAGGAAGCTACGGAAAAAAGACCTACCAGAGGATCAGATACCTGTTACCTCAAATTTAAGCCGTTCGGAGTTACGAACGGTTCTTTTATTGAAGCCCTACCACTCGGCGACGGTTCAAAAATTCGTGGATCGCGTTTCTATTTAATCCTTATTGATGAGTTAGCACAAGTCCCAGATAAAGTTCTTGATATGGTTATTCGTCCTATGGGTGCTACCACTCTAGAGCCTATGATGAATGTACGTCGTATCGAACGACAGAAGAGATTGTTAGAGATGGGACTTATAACAGAAGATGATATGGAAGGCAATGCTGTGAATAAGATGGTGATGACTTCTTCCGGTTATTTCAAGTTTAATCACATGTGGCGTCGTATGAAGGATTACTGGGCACAGATCGAAGAGCACGGTAATAAATCTCAATATGCTATATGGCAGGTGCCTTTCTGGGATCTTCCAGAAGGCTTTCTAGACAGGAACAATATTTCTGAAGCTAAACGTGTTATGTCAAATGCCGAATATCGAATGGAATACGAGGCGGCTATGATTGCTGATTCGGAAGGTTTTTTTAAGGCCTCGCTTCTTGAGGCTTGTACTATGGGTAGTAATTTCTCAATAGAATTACGCGGAGAGAAAAAAGCTAATTATGTTATAGGAATCGATCCTAATCAAGGGGGGGATGCTTCTTGTGGCGTAGTTGTAATAAAGATGGGTGGTATACATCAAGTGGTCAATGTCCTTGAACTTAAGAAAAAGACTACACAAGAACTCACTAAATCTGTGCAAGATCTATGTGATACCTACAACGTTGTACGTATATTTGTGGACAAGGGCGGCGGAGGTAAAGCTGTAATGGATCTATTGGAGGATGGTTATGATGGCTACGAGCCGATTATAGACAGAACCAATGATGATCACAAGCACTTACAGGGGCGGCACATTCTTGAAATGGTAAACTTCAATCCATCCTGGATATCGGATGCCAACTTTACCACTTTGGCAATGCTAGAAGACAATAGATTACGTTTTCCAGAAGCACCAGTAATGTCAACTTTAGACACTATGGATGCAGCATTTGAGAGTATACAGACAATGAAGTCCCAGATGCTTAATATAATAGTAACACAGACTGCTACTGGCGTATTACATTTTGATACACCAAAAAAAGGCCAGAACAAAGACTTGTACTCTGCTATTATTCTAGCTGCCCATGGTGTTCGTATGGTACAGAAAGAAATGGAGGATGATGGAGAGCCTATTCTACATAATAATAGTGGGATGGTAAGAGGTCGTTCTGGTCAGAGTGCTTCTTGGGATCCTATAAATAGAAACAGTGGTCCTGTATTACCGGTTACTGGATCTAACCTACATTTAGCAGTATTAAAAAAGCGAATTAAGTAACCTGCTTATTATATAGAGTTGTGTTTAGGAGAAACAAAAACAATGGAATTTAGAAATATACCGCTTTGGGACATATTCAAATGCTTGACTGTTATTTTCCTAATGACAGTAGCTTATGTTAAGGGTGATGAACTAATAGATAAGATATTTAGAAAGCCAGTGCAAGGCTCTACTATAACTGCACCGCAGATTGCAAGAATAGCTGAAAATTTAGTTCAGGTCCAAAACATAGCTAATCAGAAAAGATTTGATTCCTTGATGAAACAGATGAGGAATGACCAGTCTAATTATGCTGCTTCTACCGACGGTAAGATACGAGACGCTCTAAAGGCAGCTGAGGCATACGCTAAAGCTAGTGGTGCTCAGATAACCACTTTAGGACAGACTGTGGCTCAACTAGACACCTCATTTAAAGAAACTATAGCTTCCATAAACTATGTTGATGAGGAGGTACCTACGAGATCCTACGAGGATTACGACTTAAAACGTACAATGCCTGGTGGTGTAGAGCTGCCAGTGGGATGGGTTAAGTATCACCCAGATTGGAAAGATGACGACAAGTTAGTTCAGTATCATTATCCTTTAGAATATTACACTCGTATAATTCGTTCCCAGAATCAAAATGGAACGTTTGCGTATCATACAGAGGCTTGGATAGAAAACAATTTTGTTAAAAGCTCGAAAGGGATTAAGTATCCTGTAAGGTTAAAGGATGTACAATTTGAAGAACGGCCTTTGACCGTAAAGAGTTGGAGCTTTAATCCTCGTTTAGGTTTAGGGGCAGTGTTCTCTACCTCGGCTTTTTGTCCAGCCTTGGATTTGAGTATGTTTTCATACGGAAAAACCAATGTGGATATGGATTGGAGATTTTTAACTGTAGGTATAGGTGCTACAGGCCTTGGCAGTGACTCTGATACCTCAATAATAGGGGTATTCACACCTGTACAATATAATTTGGGAAAAGTCGTGCCTTTTATAGAAAACTTCTTTATAGGTCCTACTGTTTCAGTAAGCACAGAGAGCACTACTGGATATGGTGCTACAGCGTCAATACCATTTTAAAAGAGGGGGTATAGTATGGCAGTAAATGATGGCTTTATGCAATCACCATGGTGGACAACAGTAACAGGTGTAGAACCGGACGACTACATTGCTGGTGACTATACTAGAGGAAGATCGTCAGGAGTTACTTACACTATGGATGATCTAATTGGAAGACATGACTACATTAAAACAACCGACCCTGCTACCGCTTCCGGTACTCCGGGGACAATATTAATATAATAAGGAAGAAATATGAATCCTAACAAAATAGCAGAAATTACAGCAGAGCTAAAAGAAAAATACCCTGATGTTGGTATTCGAAGCATCCAGGTTAATCCAGAAGACGGAACTTCAACCTTTTTTGTCAACCCGACTAGGAAGTCTCTAGCATTTTTGGATAAGCCAGGTCAAGCCGTAACGCCGCATATCTATAGAGAAAAAGCTGCTGCTGTAATTACACGAGACTTTGTAGAACGGACTGTATTGGATCTGGCACAGAAAGATCCATATACTGAGGACCCGAAAGATTCCTTTAAGAGGGCCGAGAAATACTATTATACTGAACCTATTGTGGGTACCACAGTAAATTTGCTGGCCAGTTTGGCATCTGCCGGATTTGAGAATGATATAGACGATCCAAATATACAAAATTTTTATGATACTTGGGCATTTGATGTAAACCTTCCTCAGATAATAGAGTGGGTATTTTTGGACTTCTTTAAAGTAGGGCATGTAACAACCTACAAAGTCCTTTCCAAATACGAACCACGTGTTTCAAATATGAGCCCTACTCCAGGACAGAAACCAAAGAAAGTAGCACAAAAAGCCACAGGTGAGTTGGACGACTTAATGCTACAGCATGAAAAACATTGCGAGGGGTTGATAAAAGGTGCCGTAAAGGATGCTTATGAAAACGGTATAAAAGACCCTGTCAAACTACAAGAGGTAGAGAAGGCGGCAAAAAAGAACATATGGTCCAAGGGTTTTATGCCTGTAGCTTATACGGTCCTAAATCCCCAATTAGTAACCATTGAAGGAAATTTACTTTTCAACAACGTAAGTGTTAAACTCAAACCACCCAATGAACTTCGAGATCTCCTTAAAAAACCCTCAAGCGAGCAAACTGAAGATGAAAAAGAACTGATAAAAGCACTACCTTCCGACTTAAAGTCGGCTGCAACAACAGGTAACGACTACTTGTTGGATCCTCGTTTAGTAGGGCAGGTTACTTACAGAAAGATGCCTTATGAGCGTTATGCTAGACCTAGAACTTTGAGACTGTTTGACTCTATAGAGTATAAGCGTAATCTTAGGGAAGCCGACCTTAGTACTCTTGACGGTATTTCTAACTATATCCTTAAAATTACGATAGGTAATGATGATTACCCGGTAACCGGACAAGAAGAGCTTGAAGCTGTAGCACAGTTATTCAATACACCATCAAAATCATTTGATGTGGTTTGGAATCATACATTAAGTATTGAGAAGATAGTATCTCCGGAAATTGAGGCTATCCTCGGCAAAGAGAAGTATGCTCAGGTAAACGAAGATATTTCTGGTGGTCTAGGTATCACTCGTGCTATGATTGATGGTACTGGTGAGACGACAGCGGCTGAAATCTCATTACTAATTAAAGGTATTGGTTCTGAGATATCCTATGCCCGTAGGGAAGTGGAAAGGTGGATATATAATGAGTATAGGCAAATAGCTGAAGCCGCAGGTTTTGATAGATTTCCTAGAATTAGATGGGATGAAGGTATTCTAAAAGATGATATCCTTTGGATGAACACTATGGCACAGTTAGTAGATCGTAGAATGCTAAGTTACCAGACATCACTCGAAGAGTTGGGTTATGACTATGAAACAGAACTTAAGAGGATGGAAGAGGAAATGCCGATTGTACAAAAGGGCACCCTCGGTATATTGGGATCTCCTTGGCAACAGTCTAGCACCCAGACAACGCAGAAGGCTCCTAAAGGAACACCATCGAGTGGTAGACCTAAAGGTCAAACAAATACCAAAACTCAAAATACGAATCCACAGAAAAAAGTAACACAACAACCCGGTAAAAAGCCAACACAAAATCAAAAGAAAACAGCGTCTATAGATCTGAACTTTGTTACTAACTTTAGCAAAGATCAGTTGGCAGCATTCCTTGGCGGGGCTAAAAGTAGGATGAACGCCAGTGAGTATGCTGAACTTCTAGAGGCAGTTCTTGAGGAGGTAAATAATAATGGCTAACAAACCTATATTTTTGGAAGCCCAAATTGAATTACACGAGGAAACGGCGGCACGAAGAGAAAAGGCCAGTGCCATTATAGATTTACCACAAGGTAAGAATAAGCAACCAGATTTACTTTACTTCTCTGCTATATTTGTTTCTTCAGGAGAGAACTTGAATCATGCATATTTTCTCCCATCAGAATTGGTAAAGGCAGAACATACCATTATCAATAAGGCACTAGATGTAGAACATAGAGAAGAGGAGATTATAGGACATATTTACGAACGAGCTTTCATGACCAAAGATGGTAAGAAAATGGAAATAAGAGAACTTGCCTCTATGGAAACAGCCAGTTTGAATCAGAAAGATTTACACGTAGCTATTGCCGGTATAGTGTATAAGAATAGATTTCCTAACTTGGCAGAAGAGGTGGTTCAAGGTAAATGGAAAGTATCTATGGAAGCCTATTACCAGGATTATGATGTAAAAGTAGGGGATATGACATTGGACAGAAGAGAAGCTGAAATGCTCGGCTTGGCCAGTGTAGATGCAAGTGTTTTAGGTAAAACGGCTAAGGTTATAAAACAAGGTAAAGAAGTAGCAGAGGGTACGGTAGCACGTGTCCTGAGAGGTATTACTTTTTCAGGGTGCGGTGTGGTCAAGAAACCAGCCAATCCACCATCCGTAATTATGGAAACCGCTAAAGACAACACAGGCAAAGAGATTATAATACTAGACTATGACAAAGTTGCCAAGCTCGATACGGAACTATTACAGGATGATAATAAAGTAACCTCGGTTAATGTAGAGGGGAGTAATTCCATTATTCCTGTCGATGAGAAATCGGAATTAGAACACAAAGACACAGTTGGCATTTGTGTAAATTATAAAAAACGTATCCTAGATGCTACATTTGAGGGACCAGGTACTAAAGTTTTAAGAGAGCATTGGTGTACTAAATACGATGCTTCATGCACATCAGACTCTCGTGACACTACCGATCCTAAGTGCCTGTATGTACAAGCCACCATGAAACAGGCTAGTGCAGCAATTAGAGAAAGAGTTACTAAAAGGAAGAATAGCGATAACAGGCAAGCTTTGTTGTCAGATCTCGACAAGGCAGTTACTACAGCTGATAGACTTCTTAAGGCTTAACAGCTGGTTGCAACGAGCCAGTTAAAACAATAATCGTAAAGGAGGATTTAAATTATGCCAGATCTCGGTCAAGGTCAAACAGGAACTTTAAAAAGTATTCCTAAATTGACAAGAATTAATGGTGATGACAATTCAAAAGCTATTTATCGTAACATGGGTAACAACCATGCGTATCCATTTATTTGGGCGACTACGGTAACTATGGCTTCTGGTGTGTCAGAAGTAACGTTAGCTAGTGGTATTAAATTTCATGGATATGACTTGGCTACTTACGGTAGTGTTTCAATAACACCTTGCTATAATGCCGGTGCCATCTATGTAACCAAAGACACTACAGCTAACACCATCACTTGTACAGCAACAACTGTTGGAGCAGATGATGGAAGTTCTACTCTCGATGTTATGTTTATGTTGGGAGCAGATATGGTAATCGGAGGTATTTATTGTAGAGGCAATACTGGTGCTATGCCATCACTACCATAATCAATGAATAAAAAGTTTGGACATGGAAAAGGGACTCTTAATGCCAAGACATATTGGCGTCAGGTTGGTGACATCATAAATGATAATTTTATAGAGGAGGATTTTTACATGGATGAAAAAATGATTCAAGAGATCAAGGCTACAGTAGATAGCTTCTTTTCAGAAAAAGAAGAAGCCGAGGTCCGCAGAAAAACAGAGGAAGCTTTACAAAAGTCCGCTGAAACAATTAGCGAGTTGACAGTAGCTTTGGAGGAAAAGAATTCTAAATCCGAAGAAGTTGCTACAAAAGTCAAAGAGCTCGAAGAGGAAATAGCGGAACTTAAGTCCGGGCTTGAGGCGGCTCAGACAGAAAAAGCTTCTACTGAAGAAAAGCTGACTAAAGCTACCACAACAATTGAGGAAATGAAAAAGGATCAAGCCACAGAATTAAGGCTTGCCGATCTTGAGAAGGCAGGAGTAGCTAGCGGTAAGGAAGCTCAGACTGCCAAGATCCGTGAAATGAGTGACGAAGAGTTTGCTGCTTATAAAGAAGAAAGAATTGAACTCAGAAACGCGGTAATCGCAGAACTTGACTCTAGTGATGATGGGTCATCAACTGCAGAAGAAGAGGCTGCAGCCAAACTTGCTTCCGAAGAAGAAGAGGCAGCAGCAGCAGAAGCAGCAGCAGCAGAAGCAGTGGCTGCAGCAGCGTCCGCTTCAGCGGAAGAAGGTGTTAAAACTATTCCAGCAAAAGTTGATCAAACCCAATCCATTTCCGCCGCATTGAATTTCGAAACAGTACCATCTAAGGATGTTACTAAGAGATATGAGGAAATGGGCCAAGCAATGGCCGACCTAATGACTGGTAAAAAAGATAAGTAATAAGGAGGAGATAGGATTATGTTTATTCCAAGACATCCCGTAGTGGAAAATCAGTTTTGTAGTTATGGAGCCGTACTAGGTGGTTCTGCTGGTATAGGTGGAGTTGTAGCCTATGCAGGTTCTGTTGTTTACCTTAATACAACAGCTACGAATCAAGAAGCGATTGTTTTTAAGATGGCTCATGGTGCGACTGAAACACCTTTCGGATTTTCTATGCAAAAGGTAAAGACAGGTTATCATCAAGTACATCCAGCAGGATTTATGATGCCTGGAGATCTAGGATCTTCAGATGTTATTGCACAGGCCACTTATGGTGCAACTGGTGCTGTTACTGGTACCAAGGAAGTACCAGTTGGTGTAGCACATCTCGGTATTTGGGACACAGTACATTACACCTGTTCCGGTGGTACTGGAACTCCTACAGCTCTTACGCCTGGTATGCTTTTGTATGCCTCAGCTGACGAAGCTAAGCTTACCAGCAGTGTTGCAGCTTCCGGTGATGATACAGCGGCCACTAATTTGGCCGGTGGCTTTAGAGTACTTAACGTTACCACTGTATGTGCCCGTGTAGTTAAGGGTGCTTCTGTTGCTAAGGTTACTGCTAACGTCAATAATACTACGTTATATCCAATTAGAGTCAAACTTTTGGTCTAATTGGTTTTTTGTTTCAAATTGGATTAAGGCACGGATAGTGCTTCCAAAACTAATAAATACTTAGGAGGAGTTGTTACTATGGATAGACAAGAAATGATGGAGCTCTACAGAGCTACCGCCGAAATTAATACTGCCGAGGGAGTTGCAGCGTACCGTGCGTTTGCTGCTGCCCTAACAACTCCAATCTTACAGAAGATCGAATTAGAGTCTATCATGAGACAGTTGTTTTCTGTCGAACGATTGGGTCCTGGTGCTCAGGCTTCATACCCAGTTGCTGAAGACTTTGAAATCCCAGTGTGGGTTCTTCCAGGATTGGGTTATGTGGCACAGAACTTCATTGAAGGTATTGGTGAAGAAGTGTATGTTCCTACATTCGCAATCAATGCTTCTGCGGATTGGAAACTAACGTATGCTAGAGATTCTCGTATTGATATTCCGACACGTGCGGCTGCGAGAGTTGCTAAAGATTTGGCAAATTACGAAGAAGAGTGTGGTTGGAGAGTTATTATTCCTGCCGTTTCAGCACCATTCTCCGGTAAAGGGCTGTTGGGCTCTCGTCCAGCACCTATTTATGAGATTAATCCTGCATCTACCGGTGCTGGTTATCTCTCTAAAGAACTCATTAACAAAATGATCGTGGGATTCAAAAGAATTGGTCGTACATTGACTGATCTTTATGTCTCTCCAGAAGACGCAGCCGATATCCGTGAGTGGACCGATACTGATATCGATCCCGTAACCAGACGTGAGATTTTCCAGGCATCTGGCATGGGTTCCATTTGGAATGTAAGACTTCATGAAATTCAGCATCTAGGTGCTACCGGTCTTTACAACATCAACGGTAGTACGTCTGCTTATGGTAAGTTCCTTGCCGATTCTGGTACTGAGGCTTACAATGCTTATACTCTTGACAATCCTAATGTTACCGCAGCTGATGGTACGATTGATACATTAGGTGAGACTCAGGTATTTGGTTTCGATATGGGCAGTAACGATTCTCTAGTTATGCCTATTCGTAAAGAGTATGAAGCTCATGACGATCCTACTCTGTTGAGAGTCCAGAAACAAGGTTTCTTTGGGTGGCAGGAAATTGGGTTTGCCTGTCTCGACAGTAGAATGATGGGTATGGGTGTTATTGACAGAAGCCTGTAATATTTGAATAGTGTATTGTGCCCCGCCTTGTGCGGGGCACTAAAAAGGGGCTTAATGATTCATACATTTTTTAATACACTATTGGCGGTTATTTCTGTAGAAGCAATAACCAACATTTTAACCAAATCGGAGCTTTTTCTTCCAGTTAGGAGATTTATGTTCGAGAGAAAGAACATAAAGTTGTCCAACTGGATTCATAATTTATTAGACTGCGGTTATTGTACTTCTGTTTGGGTTGGATGGTTTATAGCAATACTGTATTTGAATGATCTATTATGTAACTTCTTTATTATTGGAATAGTGTTACATCGTATGTCAAATCTATTACATCATGTGATAGATAGAGTTTGGGGCAAAGAACCTATATAAAGGACAAGGCAAGTAAACAGAAAAGGAGAAGAAAATTATGAACGGATACGTAATGAATAAGTCTAGTTTATGGGCACACGCTATGAAACGGTCAGTAGGCCCAGGTCAGAAAGTTCCTTTGAACGAGCTTTATGACCAATATGGAAAGAAACATAACTTACAATCTGGCGAAGAGTTTGTGGAGTGGTTAAAGACTATCAAATTAAGGGACAACACCAAATGGTCTGTAGTTTTAGACACTGATAAAAACACAGCTGAGCAGATTGAAGCTGAAAATGTTCAAAAAGAACTAAAAACTATAACCACTGCAGAGGATATTTCCCCAAAAAAAATGACAGTTTCCGATGTAGCGGCTTTGTCAGTTAGAAAAGCAAGAGAGATTTTACCGCAGATAAGTGATATAAAACTATTAAAATACTCTCTCCAAGAGGCTAATCAACTGGCAAACAAGGATAGTTTGTGTAGGCTGGTCAGAAAAAGGATTCAAGAATTGGAGATTTCAGGTTTTAGATAAAGAAAATATAAGTAAGTGAGGAGGGGACGTAAATGGCTAGAAGTTTATTCCGACAACTAGAACAAATTAGACGTTCTGCGGCGTATGACGATGCCATATCCAGTGTTAATACATCGGCAGTGGCTGAGCCAACCGTTTCTGGGTCTTTAGAAGGTGATTTAAATATCATACGTACCTTAATTAAGGGTCTTAAAGGTACTACCAATTGGTATGATGACTTGGGGAGTTATTTTGATCCTACTACCACTGATTCAGGTAATACAGCCCTTAAAGATCTTACTCTAGACAATTTATCAGGTAACACTTTAGACGCTGTTACTGTGATTGTGGCTGTTACCGAGGACAATTCTGGAGCTGGTTATACGGTTTCTACAGTAAGTTCGGGTGTGCTTGTTCTAACGTCAACGCAATACGCCACCCCTGAAGACAGGCGTGGTCTAACAATTTATGCCTCTACCTCCAACACTGGAAGTTATTACGATGAAGGCGGTGATATTAGAGTAACTCGTATCGATGTTCTTAACGGTTCGAACGACTCAGAAATACAAGATGGTAGTGGTAATGTTGTTTACGCGTTGTTTCATGATGGGGCAGATTTTGGTGCCACAGGTTCCGAGACTGATGTTTACGCAAGATTCTATGCTAACGGTTCACCAATTACTATGGTGTCAGGAGTTACAAATGTTGAGCTTGTTTATCCTCAAAGGAAAGTCATGTCTGAGATGGAAGAATATGACTGGATGAGGACAGATTTTGTTAGTTCTTGGGAAGGTGATGTTGAGCTAACTGAAGACATTTCCAATTTGTGGAGTTTCACAGGAGCATCTGACAGCGATACCTCCCCGCAGCCCTGGAATAATACTACCATTAATTATCTACTTTCTTCGGATCCCACAGATCTCAAGAGTGCCATTGACTTGATTAATGATGGTGTTGGTAGTAGAAATTATACAGAAGATAATTATGTTACTGACGGTGAATCAATTACAGCCTCTATCGACTCTTTGGATCAAGAGGTGGCAGATTTAACAACAGCTATTGCTACAGTTTCCAGTAACAAGTATGTGGAGTCTGTTTCTGGTGCTATCACTGCCGGTGTTGTTCATTCGCTTCCATACTCTATAACTTTTACACCTAGCTCAACAGCTGGTCGAGAAGGAAAGAACATGGATATATTTGTAGATGGTCAGTTGCTTGCAGCTGACACTGGTGCTAACGGTGCTAATGCAGATAGGGATTATGGTGAAACCACTACCTCCGGTGTTACCTTCAGATTTAATATTCAAGCAGATAGAAATATCACTTACATTGTTAGACAGTAACAATTAAAAATCTAAATGGAGTTTAGAACCCTTACGAATAATACTTAGAGTTAAGGGGCGGAAAGGAAATTATGTTAGAGGATAGAGCTGAAAGGAATAAGTTAAGAAGTGTGGTTTTAAATGCTGAAAAGAGAGAGATTATAACCAAAGAAGAAGCTGGTTTTGTGGTCTCTCTTATTGAAAGATTTAGGCTTGACATTGAGAAGAAAGTCAAAGCTCTGCACATGTTACAGGGTGAGATAGGCCAACTTAAGTCCAATGAGCAAGTAATCATTAATATGATAGAGAATATGGTGGCAGCGGCAGAAAGAGATATAGCCCGCCAGGAAACAATGGCTAGACTGAAAGAGTCTAGAGAGGTTGAAAAGGCGAGAGAGGCCGAGCGTAAGCAACCAGTACCAGCTGAGCAGGCCGACACAATAGACGACTAACCAAGGCTGCTTTAAGGTCGTTATATTAAGATATAAGGACGGGAAATGAATTAAAAACCTTAAAGGGGCACAACTACATGGCTAACAACTCGATACCCAATAATAAGGAAAAAGCTCCGGCAGTATTGCTATATCCTTATTCTGGCTCTAGGGTTTTAGCCTTTTTTTGTGCTCTTTTGGAGGGGGCTAATGTGACCTCAAAAGTCATTGGAGGAAGATAAATTATGATAATTTTACGTAGACCACAAGCACCCTCCCCCATAATATTGTTGGCAGAGGAGCCTCTGGGTACTAAAGATGGGGTTAACCAAACATATGAAACGCAGTATGTTTATAGACCTGGCAGAATTGAAGTAATATATAATGGGCAGGTTTTACACAGTCCTGATGACTTCGATGAAACTAGTTCACAAGGATTTATATTTAATCAAATAGCTCCGGATTCTTCTGACGAATTAAGAGTTAACTACGAAGTCGATGCTTGTAATGCAGACCCAGCCAATCATTCAGATCTACCTCATTTTTTTACTCAACTGGTAGACACACCTAGTAATTACAACACATCCGGAGGGCTTTATGTAAAGGTTAAGGAGGATAGAAGCGGATTAGAGTTCGTGGCCGATACAACAAGGGCAGGTACCAGTTTTCTATCCGTCGGCGTTACCTCTGTTATAGTTACGTTTGATGACCCCCTTGCTTCTGCTAGTTATGCTTTAACTGTTACTTTAGAGAACACAGTTGATGTAGCTCCACTTTTCTACTCAACCACGACAATTAGCCGAGCCTCCACTGGTTTTGAGGTGGCATTTTCAGGAGCAATGGATTCAAATAATTATATTTTAAATTGGCAAGCTATCCCAGTGTAGTTATACAGGTAGGTTAAAGACCATACTGTATTGTGCTATTTATAATTCTATTTTATACTTATAAGGAACTTTGTAATGATCCGAGTTGATATTAATGAGTCGTTTCCACTTACAGCGATGATACTTGACGAGTGTTCTGGCGAAATAGTGTCAAGTGCTGTAGTACAATATAATGTATGTAATGTGACTGACGTTACGACTGTCTCTGGGGTATTCGAGGAGTCTGTTGTAGAGCCTGGAGTTTATAAGGCTATTGTTTCTATCGGCGTAGCCGGTACTTATAGAGCATATGCCACTTGTTCCGGTTACAATGTTGGAACTGAAGATATAGTAGTTAATGCTGAGAGTATCTATGAGCTCACAAAACAGAATAGGTACTACAACATTTCAGCAGAGGATGTTCTTAGAACCAACCCTATTTCTACAGCCTCGCAGACAGCGAGAAATGTACCTGTGAACCAGACCGATTACATAATTAATAGAGTTAAATTAAACACGGACAGTGACTGGTCAGGCTCTACTGTGGCTTCTGGGACCATTTATGCTCATTATAGACTTGTCACAGACTCACTTCCATATAAAATGGGTGGGCCCTACTAATGATGAATATTAAGTACATATCTTCAGCTGGCTATGATTTTTGGTCAGAAGAGTGTACAGGTTCCGGTACTACTGGAAGTGGTGTGGGTTATGGTTCTATACAACTGGAATACGGTTGGCAGCTAGTGGCTATACCAATTGAATACGGATATTGGAGTTCCGCTTCTAACACACATGTACATGATGAAGTTACTGTGGCAAAATTTGAGAACTATGTTTTAGACCAATTAACAAGTCTTTATGGTGCAAGCATAGTGGAAGTAGCTAATACCTATCCTGGTGATTTACAAGCGTTCTATAGTTATGTTGTAGGTTCTACACCAGAGACAAGCCCACATAACTGGCAGCTTATTTACAACGATACTGGTAACAAAGAGATTAGTGGTTTTTGGATAAAAGTAATAGGGCCTGCTGCCCCTTATATTATAACCTGGGGAGAAGTGTAAATGGCATTAAGTATAACCATTGATGGTTTTGTTTATAAAGGTGATAGTTCATTAAGTTCGTCAGATGTGGCTTATCAGGCCTACTTTTATAAAGTTAATGCAGGCTCCTCTACCTCTAAATGGAATGATAAAAGAATAGTAGAAAATACAGGATATTACAACATAAATATAGGAGATGGGGATTGGCTAACACAAGACGGTTCGGCTTCAACCAATGATATAGTTGTAATAGTTTTTTGGGACCCAGCCGCAGATAGCAGGTTGGACGTTTGTACATTGCTAAATGAATGGTCTTGCTTTAGAATAGTACTAGATGGTTCCAGTACTTACACAACACAAGCTCAAGTGAAATCTAACATCTGCCCTAACTTAAGTTGGTCATTAGGTTCTGATGGTCTGGTGGGGGTGAATGTCATAGCTAGTAATAGCAGTAACGATACACATCAGTGGGATTTTATGAGTACCACGTTTTACCAGAGAAATCTTTGGTACACCTCATTGATGACCGTAAATGTAGTGAACAACAGTGTTTATAGTTGGGGAGACACAAATCAAGATACTGTATCTGGTGCAGGAAACGGTAGCCATAGTTATGTTGCAGCTGGGGATTATGACGTGGAGCTGGTTGTTGAGGATGAATGTGGTTGTACAGTAACTGGTACAGATCAAGTAAGAATAGAATGGAATGCCCCAGTCCCAAATATAGAGCAAGTTCCTGCAGCCCCGGATCCAAATGTGCCAGTGTCCTTTAATTATATTGGAACAGACCCTGACAGTGGTATAACAAGTATAGATTGGACAATAAACGATACAGGTGTCTATGGTACCACTAATACCACCACTACAGTAAGCAGGGATGACAACGTACCGCATACAAGCGGTCAAGGTACAGACTGGTGTAGCGAGGTAACCTCCTCTGGTGCGTACACCAATCCTGGATCACATGTAGTAGCCATTGTAGTTCATTGGTGGGATGGTTTCGCATCGCAGACTATAAACTACAGTGAAACATACAGCCAGGGAATTTTTAGTGGTCCAACAGTTGATTTTACACAGGTTCCAGTAGAGGCCACAGTAGCCAGTGGAATCACATTCGTTAATACTTCAACAAGCACCTCACGTGTAGGCACAGGATTACCAGACTGTGGGGAATATGACTGGACATGGACAGTAGACGGGACGCCTACAGAGTATAACGATAAGATTTATACTTATGAACTTGAAGTTACCCCTGGGTCTGTAGATTCACAAGTTAAACTATGTGCCAATTGGAGTGACGGTTGGGTTTCCCACGAAACTTGTGTTGAGAAAGAAGTTGTGTTTAATACTGCTGCAACAGTTTCAGAACAAGATTGTTTTTTCAATTTAAATATTGTAGGAACTTCTAGCGACGGTTCCACAACAGGTTATAGTTGGACAATAGCTTCCGGAATTTCAGATACCGGTCCGTGGACTGAGACTTGGGCAACACCAACTGGTGTAGAACAGAATGACAAGAAGGTTTGTTTCACATCTGTAGGGTGGTATAATATAACAGGTTATGTATATGGCACAGGGACCACTACAAGTGATTCTGAAACACTTTACATTGATGTTGTATGTCCGGCAACCACATCAGGTATAGAGGTTATATCGCACCTTTGGAATGGTACAGGGGTACTTGACGTAGGCGGCGATTGGGTACATACCCAATATGGAACAGAGACTGCCGAATCTAAGCATACTGGAACAAATGGTCTAGATGCTTCAGGTATGAAGAAGACCAGTAAGATTTGGTTCACCAACCCAGATGGTGCTGTAGACGCCAACGTCTATGATGCTTTTGTAATGTGGATAAACGTACGATCTTGGCAAGCTGGAAAAGATATAACTGTAGAGCTCCATACTCTAGGAGGAAACAGTGTCTATGTATATTTAAGTAGATACTTGACCGAGGATGCTACAGGGGTATGGCAAAAAGTTTCCATTCCGCTTACTCACTTCGGTAACACTGGTAGTTTCAATGTAGATAGACTAAGGTTATGGCCAGATGGTAACATAGGACTATGGTTAGATGATATATACTTCAGTATTGGTGCTATGATAGGTGTGGCTGTATGTGATCCTGATATGTATGGTGAGGAGTTTGGCCAATACGGTGTTACGGCTGATACATTGGTACCAAGTGGACAATCAGGTGCTGGGTTAATTCCTAGCGGTAAAGTAGGAGCAGGTTTTGTTCCAAGTGGCCAAGCAGCACAAGGGTTTGTACCTTCTGGAAAACCAGTATTTCCAGGACCAAGTAATTTATAATAGGAGGAAGTTATGGCCGTTAATTTAACATTTACTGTCGGTAATATAGATGCCGTAATGGAGATTTACGACAGAATACAGATCATGAGATTTATAGGGACTTCTCCACCTTCGAGTACTATAGATCTTATTGAGTATACTACCATCTCTGGCAGGGATAGTGTAAATGATAGAGATAATGTATCTGATATAGTACTCAATAGTAGATACAGTCAGTATTATTACACAGACCCAGTTGGTGTAGCCGATGATTGGTATATTTCAAGATATTATAATGACGCAGATAGTAGTTCTTCGGCCTGGGCCGATCCTATATTGGGCGAGGCCGGCGACATTTATTATAACCCAATGTTTCCTCCAGAAATAGAATATGGTACAGCTGACCAAATGGTAATATCTAGAATAAGGACCTTGATAGGGGATCCCAAAGGATTAAGACGTGAGTACGGTGACGAGGCTCAGTCATCAATTCATTCAGATGGTAAGACTTATGAGATGGATGAAAAAGGTTGGCCCTCTAGCATAATGATGAACAACATTCAGTATCCAAGAACCAACGATTATAATTTAAGTAATCCATCAATTAACGGTTACAGATTTTTAAGGTTTACAGAGGTAATTAACACTACAACTTGGTCAGGTTGTCAAGAATATGGTGTAGACATTTGGTATTACACGTTTAGGTTTAGCGACAAAGAAATAATGGATGCTTATGATAGATGTCCACCACCTCCAGGCCTGTCAACAGCCAATTCTACCTCAGAGGCGTACATGACTTACACTTCTATAGATTTAATAATGCAAGAAGGATGGGAAGACGCTATAGAGGACGGTGCCAAGATTGCTGATGAGGGTTCTACGTATGATCCATCACCTGGCCTGGGCTACAGAAAGACTTTATTGGCAACGTTACAAAAAAGGCTGGATACTTTAATAAACGCTCTAGTATTAAAAGGTATAGAGGGCGTAAGAGTAGACTAAACTAAAATAGGATGCTAACTATGAAAAACAGGATTCGACCAAAAACTAAAAGAAGATTTCAGGAACGTATACGTGATGTTATTAAAGGGTTGAGCCGTAAAGTATTAGTATATAAACAACCTATAAGAACAGAATGCCCTAACTGTTACTTCGATAAGCTAACAGGTAAATCTTCTGGTAAATGTAGATGGACAGCTGTAACAGCTGTTGTAGAACAAGATATTTGGGCTGCTGCAAATCTACCTACTGAAGGTTCGTCCGGAACAGCCCCGTCTGACTGTTCTGTACAGACCACATACAGGTATAAATACTTTGTTAAAGGTCGTTGTCCAGTTTGTTTAGGTAGGGGTTATCTAGAAACTCAGCGTAGGAGATGGGTAGATGCTTTAGTTACCTGGGATCCTTCCGCAAGGGGTACTGGTAACGAAATGATCTATACTCCGGCAGGTACTGAAGGTTCTACTATAATCCAACTGAAAACAGATCCAGCTTACTATGATTTATTCAAGAACTCTAATAAGATTATAATAGATGGTATAGAGTGTAGAATGTCAAGACCTCCGGTATTAAGGGGATTAGGTAACCAGGCCATATTAATAATAACAGCCTTCACCACGGAGAAACCTAGTTTGGATACAGCTGAAATAATAAAGGATTATTCTACATAATGATAAGAGCAATGAAAACTGTAGAGAAGACCATAGACTCTCTCATAAAACAAGAACTTGAAAAAGAGTTCGAGAATAGGATGCCCGAGATAAGGGGCCTAATATTAGAAGAGTACCATATGGAATTGGAGTCAGCCGTTACAGACAGAAAAAGTAGAACCAACCCTGGCTTACCTAAATACGTAGAGGCTTTTGAAAAAGAACTAAGTAATTTTAATATGTTAAATATAAAATCTGCCGGATTAGTAATTAGCATGCCATCAGTAGATAACTTTGATTGGTCTTCTGGTACACTAAGAGTTATAAAGCATGTACTGGAAGGCACGGCTGGGATTTATGTAGAGATAGATGCTGAGCAGTATGAACAAATGTACGGTAAGAGGCCTATAGGTTTACAGGCGTTCGATGAAACCGGCCGCAAGAAGGATATGGTTTACATAATAAGATATACCTCTACAGTTCGGAGAAAAGAGAAAGAGGCATTTGGTAAACGAGAACTTGTAAGATACCCATTCTCTAATACACCTCCGATAGACATATTTAAATCGGCAAATAGTCATGTGGAAAAAAATATTAAAAGTTGGATAGACGACGCACTTAAACGTGCTTTAAAGCGTCTTAAGACGGAATATAGGGGATAATATACAATGAAAAAGTTAAGAAAAGAAGACCTTTCCCTCTATTACTATTTGAGAGATAGAGTGCTGTGCGACTTCGTAGAGGAGGAAGAAAATGTAGCCCTCTCATATGTAGAAGAATTATCTTGTAGATATGAAAGTGAAGTTTACATAGCTCTTACAGAGATGGTACCTTCCCCTACAGAAAGAGGACGAGGTTGGGTGTGTTTCGATACCACATTCAGTGGTACTGGTCAATGCATAGGTTCTTATGTTACGACTTCTGGTACCAGAACAGACGGGGAACCCACAAGTATAGGGACCCCAGAACAGTCTTATAGGATTACAGTGTATGATGCGTTGGGTATTGCTATCCCAGATACTGAATATATGGTAGATTATATAGATGGTAGAGTCATAACATCTGGAACTGTAACCCCTGCTGCCATAGATTACGAATTTCATTATGTGTCACTAGTAGATGAATGGGCCGCAATTGAAGCAGCTGATCCCCCAGTTGTGGTTATAGATATGTATGGAACTGACAAGGCAGGCTTTCAGCTAGGCTCCGGGAAAAAGACCATAAGAAAAGTAGATATACATATATTCGCCTCTGATACAGCAGAAAGAAATGACCTGGTAGAGGTTATATATGATGGGCTTTACCTAAAGAGTGCTCCACTGTTCGCCTTTCCAAATGGAAGTGCGTTAGATTATGATGGGACATTTTTAGGTCGTAAGGAAGAAGCAAACAAATTAAAAACTTTGTTTGATAGGTCTAGAGAGACAGGTGTAATAGGTAATATGCTATTTGATAGTGTAGTGTCAAGGCATGTAAGTTTACCACTCTTGATGACAAGGAGTACTGACGAGGTTATGCTTAGTGATTTAAATGCGTACCGATCAAAGATAAGTTTTGATTTGGTAACATACGTAAATCCCGAAGAATTATAATTAACTAACCTCGTTATTATATAGATGGGCGTATTCACATTCGTCCGGATAGGGATTGCCGCCTATTGGGTCGCCTCAACCTGATTACAGGCATAAGGAAACGAATTTCAGATACCAACCTGATAATTGAATTTGTTCAAAAAAAAATAAGGATAATGGGAGGAATGAGTAATTATGGCTAGAAATAGAATAATTTATGCTTCTCAAAGTGTCTGGGTTAATGGTGATGTTCTTTATCGTGTGCAGTCTCTAGGAAGCACAACGACCTTTACCAACGAAGACATCTTTGAACTTGGTCATCTTGACATCGTAGATGTCGTTGATGATGTACCGGCCGTTGCTGTGACTTTGAATACAAATGATTTCGGTGATGTCGGAACCTTTGCTACTTTGGCTCAAGTTGTACCCACTAAGCGAGACATGATTGCAAATGCAATTGATGGTAATGCTAATTTAGTAGTGGTAGAATCTGACGGAATTTCAGAAGTATCATATTTGCATGGAGTTTCAATTGCAGATTTTGCTGTTGTGTGTGGTAACCTTCCGGGCGTTACTCTTTGGGCACCGGTCCAAGATGAATGTTCTCTTGGAGCATTAACCAGTAATATTGACCAAACTTTGTTTTTGGACGAAGTTTATATTAACAGCTTGGAGTTTAGTTATACTACTGGTGCCAACTCAACTGAGAACTACGGTGCTGAAACTGACCAGAAAATGTGGTTATTGAATGCCGCACGTTTTGTGAATTATGATACGGCATCCGGTACAGGCGGTCTATTGTCAGCTGAGGATATTGTTAATGGATATATTGATCTTACAATCGCTTCAGGTACTACTATTGCTACGCTTTCAACTGGAACTGATGCATCATCAGGCTTCCTAAGAAAGGATCTTGATGGTCAGCCAGCATGTACTTGGTATAATGATGATCTTGTAGAAATCACCAATTTTGAAGTAGCAGTAGGAATTGCAGCAACGACTACTACTTTTGTTTATGAATCTTCAGCTACTACTGGTGGATATCATAGACTTTGGTTTCCAACCGCTCCTACAGCAACTACAACTCTTGCAATAGGCGATAAAGTAGAGGCCATTTATGCTGCTGATGCGTACGGTACTGGTACTTCCAATAAGTATTTTGAATTATTGTCAAGTACTCAAAGACCTGATATGATAGGTGCCCTTAGACAGGGTCAGATAGAGGCTTATATTGTGGATCCTACAGATACTGTATACAATGCCGCCTGGAGATTGACAGGTGTAACTATCAGTTCGGATCTTACTCGTGAGCCTTTGGCAGAACTTGGACATCTTGGACCTTATGATCGTCCATTAACAGTTCCGATTCCAATTACCGTAACTGTCGATTCTACGGCCGGTGATTTGGAAAACTGGGCTAAAGTAGCTAAACAGCTTGCCGCTTATACTGGTAACACTCTCGATGATATCAGTTTGGCAGATCTTATGGTGGTCGAGGACCTTAAACTAGTTGTTATGGTTTACGGTCAGACTGATGAAGAAGCCGGTGGTACTGGTGCAAATAGGACCATTGGGACCAACTCACCACTTGTAGGTCAGAACTATTTTGTAGACGGTTCTTTGAATGATGGTGGTGCTGTTTACGCAGAAGGCGGGCGTGAGTATCCACTGAAGACCCTTGTTGTAGAGCATCTTAAAATGACTGATGAAGGTATGACGTTGGATATGGGAGCTAATGCTACCCAGACATTTGGTTTTAGATCTACCAACGATCTTTATGTTGTTAAGGGTTATGTGCCTGTAACAAAAATTGCAAACAGTTCTGGTAGAAATATCAGACGTAATGCGTAGTAAGGAACCCGGATCAGGTGGGGCTTAGGTCCCACCTGACTTAATCTATTAAAGGAGGAATTAAAGGTATGGCTACTGAGAAGCTAACAGCTGCAGATAGAAGCAGGGAAAAGTTGAAGGGTCAAATCAAGACGGAAATTACAGCCCTTTTCGAAAACGCACTAGATTTTGCTCACGTGGCATGTCCGCCATCAACTTATCCCCAATTAAGATCAAAGATATTGAGAGTAGGTAACAACTGTATTCGTAACTTGGGCAATAAGCTCAAGCAATATGATATTGAATACAAGGCTACAATTGAAGATATAATAGAAATTAAACCCAAAAAATAAGAATTACGGACAATAAAAAAGGTAAAGGAGAATTTAAGAAATGGCTGAAGAAAAAAGAGATGAAAGACGTAGTTTTACAGGACCTGATGGAGAGGATACTATCTTCATTGCACCACCGAGTGCTGAAGATATTCGCGGAGCGGATTGGCAATATAGTAAAACATATACCAGATGTCTTGTAGAGGGCATTACCACAAGTGCAGAAATGATGGACATTCTGACAAGAAGAGGTATCATTGGTCAGGAGTTTGAAAAAAGGGCCAAGGAACTAGCAGTCAATCTAAATGTGAAGATAAATGATCTTGACGTCGTTGAATCAATGGATGAAAAGCGTGATCTTTCTCTTGAGATAGCTTCCGCTAGAGAAGAGCTTTACCAGTGGAATCAACGTCTGAACGGTCCCATGAATAATACTTGTGAAAGTATTTCCGACGATGCTCGTTTGGAATTCCTCACATCCTGTATGATACAGAAGGAGGATGATAGTAGGGTATGGGTCTCTTACGATGCTTTCCTAACGGATAGAACTAACGCCCTACCTATTAAAGCGAGATTCGAGGTCATGCTTTATTTACAAGGACTCAATTCGGATTTCATAGACCAAACACCAGAAGCCAAAGCCATGAAGGAAGTTGAAGAGGACATAATGGCACGGGCAGAGGAGGCACTAAAGACGGCTCAGGCTATTGAGGATGAAATGAATAAGGAGGCCACAGTTGCTTCAGAGCCTAAGAAGGTAGTAAAAAAGACCACAAAAAGAGCTCCTAAGAAAAAATAAATATGTTTTCGCATGAAGAAGCTGAAAGACTATTGCTAAAGATATTTAGCGGCAAAGAGATGGTCCTTGTCGAGAAAGACGACAGGGACATCTTTGTCCTATTTAAGCATCCCACTAATGATATAAAGATGCGAGCAAATATTATTTACGATGATGCTTACAAGAGAGCTATAGATGGTGGGATGCTTTCCATAGAAGATATGGAAGAGCTTATTGAAAAACGAAATTTATACACAGAATCCGATAAGCAGAGAGTGTCAAAGCTCGAAAGTCAGTTAGAGGCTCAGGGAGTTTTATTGGCAAGGACCGTTAAAGTGGCCGCCAACCAAGAAAGAATAAAAGGGATCATAAAAAAGATAAGAGATGAATTAAATGAAATAAGGTTCAAAAAGAATTCAAAACTAATGATGGCCGCAGAAAATAAAGCGGAGGAAGTAAGGTCGTCTTATTATTGCTGGGCCTGTACCTATAAGTTTGAAGAAGATGAACGTTACTGGGACACCTACCAAAATTTTAATAATGAAACCTCTATAGTATTTAAGGACAGAGTTTTATTATCCTTCATGCAGTTCTATAGCGGTATACCTACTACTGAGATGCGATTCCTGTCTAGGCACAACATGTGGCGTATTAGGTACATAACTAGTCAGAAAACCACAGAACAGCTTTTCGGCGTACCGACTTCCGAATACACTAATGACATGATCAGTCTGACTTACTGGTCTAATTTTTACCAAAATATATTTGAAATGGCTCCAGAGAGTCGTCCTCCTGATTCCATAATAGAGGATGATGAGTCTTTGGATGCGTACATGGGTGAGTATTACAGTGAGCGGAACCGTGAGGACGCAACCAGGCGAAGCACAATAAAAACTAAGGGCAAACTTTCGGCTTTTGACAAAGAAGAAGTCATTGTGATGAAATCGAACGAATTATATCAAGAAATAGACTATGATAAGCCAAGGGAAGCACAGCGGCTCAAGGATAAAGACCTTTCTTCTATCAAGAAGAAAGCCAGGAAACGGCGTAGATAGGTTAGGAATCAGGATTAGGGTTTAAAAAAGAAGTGAGTATTTACGATACTTTTGGAGGTGCTGGCTTTGGGAGAAACTTATGATGTTAATTTAAAAACCACCGTTGATAGATCTAGTGGGGCGGGAAGTAAATCCGCAGGCATTTCCCCTAATGATGTTAAAGAATTCATCAAAGCAACAAAAGACAATGAGAAGGCTACAAAACGCTTACCTAAAGATATAGCGTTAGCCATAGCTCCAATTTTGAAAGGGGCTTTTAAACAGCAAGGTGTTAGTAAGGATTCGTCTGGACAATCAATAGACGCTCTTGCTACTAAACTAGCCTCACAAATAGGTAGACAGCTCGCCAAACAGTTGGCTATTCATGCCAAAGCTCCAGCAGTAACCCAAAAAGCCACAGCCACGTCTAACAAATCTGACAAAAATACTAAAGCCTTAAAAGACAGTATAGACAAACAGACTACCAAGATAGTTAGTGCTATTTTGAAAGGCATTTCTGCGACGTCAGGCAAACAAAAATCAATTATATCTCCGGATTTTGGTAAACAGATAGCCACTGAAGTAGCCAATGCTGTAAGAAAAGTTATGGCTAGCAATGTTAGTCAGGCCAAAGAGTCAATTGACTCCGGTAAATTGGCCAACGTTATCTCTAAGCGGGTGTCTTCTGCTATAGACAAGACCAGCCTGAAAAACACTGAGCCAGCTAAACTGATTAAGTTTTTAGCAGGCCAAGGACAAAACGGAAAAGACATTGTAAAAGTTTTAGAAGCTTTACAAATGGAGATAAAAAGACAGAGCAAAGCCGGAAGTCTTCAAATGCCCAAAGAATTAGTTACAGGAATAAACCAGATAAAAACGGCTTTAGACAAAGTAGCTAATCAAAAAACAACTGAACAAGATGGTAAGTCAGCTAAGGAGATAACCAAAGCAGCTGGCGACCTCGCTAAAGCTGTAGATAAGTTAACTTCTGTGGTAGGTGCTTTAGAGAGTACCGCTAAGAAAGCCAGTGCTGCCAATAGATCTGTTGACAAGATGGCAACTGGCTTAGCCAATTCAGGACAAACAGTGGGTAGGGTAGTTAAACCTATAAAGCAAAAGATAGAGGCTAAAATAGATAAGATAAATGATACCGAACTTAGAAGAAGTTTTAAAGCCCTTTTATCAGATGTAGAGAAAACCATAGCTGCTAGCTACAAGTTAAAGATAACTCCTGAGATAGAAAAACTTATTAATCTTAAGAAAGAACTTGAAGCTAAAATTAGAAATATAGGAATTAGATCTAAGGTGCCTGTTGAGGTAGAAGTAGATACCGTTAGTATGGACAAGCAACTAAAAAAGACGGAATCCAATGTTTTAAAGTTCAAGAAAAAAATAGAGAATATAGAAATAGAAGGTCCTACAATTAACTTTAAAGCCGCCGCTTCTCCTAAAGGCGACTTCTCTGAGGTGTTAAAAAGAGTAGAGAAACGAATAGCGGAATTTACTAAGCAAGAAGAAAAAGAGATAGTTGTTAAGATAGACCAGCAGAAGGGCTCTGTGAAAGGTTTCCAGGTCCAAGTAGAGAGTCTAAATAGGGTTTTGGATGAACTCAACAAAAAAGCTCAAGGCTCATCCCCTCTGAGTGGCTTTGAAGCTAATGATATAAATGCTGTAGCTAAGAAGATAGATGATCTGACTACTAAAATGAGAAATGCAACGCTAGAATCAGCAAGATTGCAGGCTGAGTTAGCTGATATACAGTTAGACCCCATTACCAAAAGTGACGCTGAAAAAATAGTTAAGCCTTTAGTCGATGCGTTTAACCAAATAGAGGTCCTTTCTAAAAAGATAACCGGCAGTTTAGGTAAGGATGTACAGACTAGTTTTAAAGATGTAAAGATCCGTTACAGTGAGGGTAATATAAAAGAAGCTCAGACTTCTGCTAAAGTGTTGAGTAAAGATCTCGGTGCCATAGGTCCGACGGCTCAGCAGGTTAAATCTCTCGTAGATGATCTCGATAAGACTCTTGGGGCAGCGGTAAAGGGAGCATCAGAGCGGTATATTAAAGGTGCTAATTCTGTAGAGAAAGTAATGTATGTTCTTACAGATGCTATAATGGACTATGCTGGAAGTGTAAAATCAGCTCCTGATTTAAACAAGTCGGCCGATAGGCTGGTTAGAAGTATTGAAGATGCGGCAGATAAATTTGTAAGTTTAGGTAAGCAGGCTGCAGAGGCAATGAAGTATGTTGATAAATTTGAAATGCCACGTTATAATACAGGTGCTGGTAGATCTACTGACCTAACAGCCCAAACAGCTAAACGCTTTCCTCCAATAGGTTCTGAAAAGATAAGAGCTAAAGAACTTATAAAATATACACAGACCACAATAAAACCACATTATGAAGGTATACAGTCTGCTGGAACGCCAGGAATGGCTAGCGACAAGTCACAGTCAATGGTTGAACAAAGAGTAAGGGAGCTATCTAATTCCTTGGCAAAGCTTCAAGAAGATATGCTTAAAAATTTGGATAGAAACCTCGAGGGCACTTTTGCTAAATGGAAGGTAGTTAAGGATCCTGGACAGACTTCGAAAGACTACGAAAAGATATTTAAGGTAACTGGTGGGGCCAACGCCAAAACTGCTGGAAAAGAATGGGCAGTTCAAATAGCCTCAGCCAAGAATCTTAGAGAGGCCATAATAGATGCAAGTAAGGGCCTTAAGACATATAGTACTTCACTAGAACAGCAAGTTAGAAGAATGCCAGTTAAAAAACTTGTCAAATTATATGAGGACAGCCTTGTTGATTTGGAAGTTTTGGCCACACAAGGTAAGCCTGATGTTAGAAGGCAAAAAGTTGCCTCTTGGATACGCTCTACACCTAATGTGGAGTCTAAAGATTGGAACCTGGACGATGATGAGAAGACTAAATTTAAGGAGATAAGAAAAACAGTATCAAGAAAGACTGGGCTTAAGGGTTCCGATATTTTAAAGGAAATAGAAAAAAGCCTAAAGGGTTATGGTGATGACTCATTAGCTGAGCTTTACAAAAAGACATATGCTAGATCAGAAGCTCAAAGATCTATACAGGAGGGTTATAAAAAGAAAGGTGCTGGTGGTGTAACTGTAACAGAGCCATTAGTACGTACTTTGGCCGTTCCGGCAGCTAAAATGGATATACAGGGCAATATAACTTTTGAGACCGCTTCTGGTGCTAAAAGAGGTGTGGCTGAATTTGCTACCTTTAGGTCTGGATTTGAAAAGATGTATGAAAAGCTTCAGTCAAAAGGTGGATCAGGTTACGATATAGCTGGAGAGTACGATAAACAAGTACGTTCTTTTGCTGTAAAAGTTCCAGCAGGTATGAACAGTCAAGCCAAAGAAACGGCTAAGAAGATGATACTGGATCTAGCTTCCAAGGGAGGACCAGAAGATTTTTCCTTTATTATAGAGCAGTATAACGATGCTATAGTAAATAAGGGGGTTAAGCTCAGAAAATCTAATGTCATAACGAGTGATGAGGAACTAACCAAGTTTGTTACTGAAAAGTCTTCCAGCATTAATAATAGCTTTAAGGACAACCCCATGGCTTTGGCAAAGAACATAGAAAACGTAATAGATGACTATGATAGGGCCGGAGTGACCGCACTAGACTTCGTAAGATCCATGGACAGTATAGATTTTGAGAATGTGTACGACGTATATGATAAAGTTCTAAACGGACTTACTGTCGGTTTACAGCCATTGGAGAACTTAGCCAAGAATCCTAATTATTCAAGTAATATCAGGGACTACGAAAAAGCAATACGTCAGGTAGAGCAGTTAATGCCCGTTGTTGAACCAGGCCGTCCACGTAGAGGTGCCTACCAGGCAGGAGTAACTCATGTAACTTCAAGAACTTCTGATGTATTTAGTGGAGAATCCCGTCTTACCCCAGAAGATCAAAAGAAACATATTACGGATATTAATTTAAGAGCCAAAGAGATGATGGAAGAAGCTAAAACACTTAGAAAATTAAGTGAAAAGATGCCTGAAACTTTTAAAGAGAGAAAGGGTCAGCCTCCATCTAGAATTAAAACTCTGACTTCATTAGGTCTTCCAGAATCTACCATTTCTGCTATTCTAGAAAGAGGTAAAGCAAGGGGCGGAGATACTAATGACTTCTCAAAAGGTACAGATTACTTAAAAGCTTTGGGTGGTACAACCGTTCAAATGCAGACCCAGCCCATACATGCTATGGCCCCTTTTGGGATGCAGGCAGGGCATAGAGGTAGAGCAGGTATGGGTTCTATAACCCGCAGTATGTCATTTGATAGAGAGATAAATAAGACTATATCTGACTTAAAGGGCACCCCTGTAAAGGGTACAGTTACTGATTTTCCAGCTGTGAGAACTACCGAAGAGCAGGAGTTAATAGCCGGAGGAAGATATGGTAGAAGTGGTTATGGTTTTAATGCGGCTACAGAATTTAAATCAGTAGCCGGTACTCATGAGGATACTATTCAGGTAGCAGGTAAGATTGCTGATGCTTTAACTAGTAGAATAAAGACTGTTATGTTTCCAGCTTCTGGCGGACGCTTGGGCAGTCCAGGAGCTGCTGGTGAAAGGGAATCTTACGTAGGGGATATAACCCCTAAAATGATAAGCGACACTTCCTCAGAAATAGTTAAAGTTTTGGGAATGTCAAAAAACTATGAGGGTAGGGCTGATCAAGCTTTAATAGAAGAAGTTAATAAAACAGTTAGTGTAGTAAGAGGTGAGAATGTAGAAGTGCAGGCAGCAAAGATTGCTGAAGTATTTTTAAATCACTTTGGAAGAAAATTTATGACACGGTCTGGTACCAAAGGTGTTGGTATAACACCTACAAATCTAAATGAGAAGGATGCTAAATTTCAACTTAAAGTCGGTAAGAAAAAAGGCCTTGGTGTTTATGAAGATCCAAAGTCTATGGGTGAATTAGCGTCAGTAATAATGCTTAAAAATAGAAAAGAACTTGAAAGTAGTTTTTTCAACAAAGTTGGTGCTGGTCAAGGTCCCAAAGACAGTAAGGAAATTAGATCCGAATTCGAGAAAACCAGAAAAGCTATTTTAGATTCTGGTAATAAATTTATGATAGAGGCCTTAAGAAACAAGGACCTTGGGGTAGCCACTGAGGGCGAGGCTAACACTAACCAAGCCTTATTTACTACGTTTAAAGACATGATGGCTAGCCCAGCTATTAATCAGCAGTTTACTGGTAATAGTGTTGCTGATATATCTAAACTTAAAGACTTTTATATGAAGACTGGTGGAGACAAAGCAAGTTTAACTAAAATGAAACCGATAGAGGTTAGAATAAATTCCTCAAGTGTTGGTAGAAGAGGGTTACAGTCTGAAGTACTGGAAGCCGTCTTAGGCAACGTAGTAGGAAAAGCCAAGCACGGATCCACAGTAATTGAATCAGATATACCTAATGAACAATACCAGAACTTACTGACCGGTGGTAAAGATCAAAGTGGCCAATACAAATCCGGCACGTTAAGTAAATATTCCAAAGCCTTGGGCTATAAAAAAGCTCTTGATAGTACCAAAGACCTTGAATCTGAAATATCTGACATATACGGAGTCGATGGTTTAGGCAGGAAAGTTTCTGAGGAGGCCTCTACTTTAAGTGAGTTAGCGTCGTCTGGAGCAGGTTCTAAGGTTTTAGGAGAACAACGAGCAGCCGTTGAGAAGGCTAAAACAGCCTTAGACGAGGCCGAAGCTAAAGTAGCCGAGGCTATGAACCTAGAAGAGACTTCTAACTTCTATTCCAATGTTATTGACGAGTTTGGTAAGAAGCGAAGAGGCCTCATTTCTACACAACATTTTATTCAGATAGCTGAAGAACCAGGTGAGCAGCAAGATTGGAAAGCTGGACAAGTCAAAGATCTTAAGAAAGGAATAAAGCTAAACCAGTTAGCTTACTCCGCATACGGTACTATTTTTGGCGAGCAATCAGCGGTAATTGATGAGATAAGGGAAAACCTTACTGATGCGTCTCAACAAAATTGGGAATATATAAAAGCGTTACAGTACATGAGCAACGATCAATCCGATGCCACTGACAAATATAAAGCAAGTTTAGAAAACGCACTCAAGAGTACTGGCAAGCAGGTAAAGTTAGGTGATCTTAAATCTTTTACCAGGTCTACAGGTACACTTACAGGAAAAAGAGACGATCCTTCAAGCCTTAAAAATACTATAATGGATCATGAGAAATATTCTACACCTTTCTTAGTAGAGATACCAAAAACTAATTCACCAATAGATAAATTAGGTAAAGAGTTTGAAGATTTTTATGTACCAGGTCCACAAGCCAGAAGTGTTTATCCAGAGAATTTAGTAGCAGGCGAATATGGTATTGATAAAGTATCTAGAAGGATACAGCATGTAATAAACTCAGCTAAACAAGTAGAAGATTTTTCTAAAGACCCTATGGGGTCTATAGATCAAAATGAATTTATAAATATGGTAAGGCAGAACTTGTTCGAGCTTGAGCAACAGGCTATGGGATTTGAAAGAACTATCAATCCTCAAAATGCCCAGTTCAACATAGGTGAACTACAGGGTATGTTTAGTAAGCTAAGCACACTCCTATCAAATGATGCCGCCATACCAGTTTCTAAAGGCTTTAAACCAGAAGCGTTTAAAAATGTAAAGATGACTGAACAAGAAACAATGCAACGTTTTATTGTTGAAAGAATGAAAGAAGTTGATCGAGGAGATACTTACAACTCTGGTATAAATAAAGGACAAATAAAGACCATACAGGGGGCTTATGTAGAGTCCATAAAAAGGCTAGTTGATATGTACGTAGGAGTTTCTCCAGAGGTTAAGCAAGGATATTACAAAGCCGAAGACGTTAAGATGTTAATAGCTAACGATGATCTAACATCTCCATTAATTGAAGCTATGATGAAAGGTGAACCAGAAGGCATTGTAGAAGGCCTTGGGACACAAGCTAAGTACTTTAAATCAAATAATGTAGGCCAATTAAAAGAAAGAGTAGACAAATATCTTAATTGGCATGGCGAAAAGGTTAATGCTTATCCGGCTATAAATAGACGTCTGGGCGATCAAGTTGAACCTAAAAAGAAAAAAGAGGAAATGAAAGTCATTGCTGGCACCTTAGGAATAGGGGATAAGCTTAAGAAGGAGACCCTTCTTAAGAGAGCCGGTACATTAGAGAAAGCTAAAGTAGACTATCAAAATGAATTAGCTCAAATGACTTTAGGTAAAAAGGGTGCCGTACAAGAGACTTTGTTTACCAGGAGAATTCCTGCGGCCTATGGTAAGGCTGTAGCCGCAACTGTTGATAGAACAGAAGAAATGAAAACGTTTCTAGTGGAGATGGATTCTATTTATGATGAATTGTCAACAGCTACTCGACTCAATGATGTTGTAACTCCCAATAAAGCTACTGAACTTGCCAAGACTATAGATTCTGCTCAGAAAGAGCTTGAAGACATAAGAGTACGACATGTTGAAAGGGTAGATAAAGCAAGACAAGGTTCTAATTTACCTGTTCTAAAACAAAACGAGCTTATGATACCTGAAGCTTCTGCTAGGTTGTTGCCTGCACAGTTCCCCAAACCATATAAATTTGGAAAAATGGGATCAGTTACTGAAGACAAGGGAACATCAGAAACTGGTAAGAACTTTGATGAGTTAATCAAGTATAGAAATAGATTAGAGAGCTATATAGCTAAGAATCCAGGTTCTGATATAGTAAAAGGAATGAATGAATTTATGGAGAAAGAACTAATTCCTTACGTGGAGAGTGTTCGTTTTCCATTCACTGGTATATCATCAGTACTTCCTTCCAAAGGACGTGTAACAAAGAAGGGTGATTTTAGAGGTATAGGGGATCAGACTGTAATAGTACCAGGTGCTCCGGAAATGTCACCAGAAGATTTTAGTAATTTTCAAAAGCAAATAGAAAAAATACAAACAGTAAGAGGATCATTGTCCAAAACTAGAGAAGGCCTCTTGTCTAAACCTGGTGGTTCCCCTCAGTCTCCAGAAGTCAAAAGTTTAACCACCACTATTAACAGGTTAGATAAGGCTATAGATGACGTCATTCCTAAATACTTAGCCCATCAACAGAAGCTTGATTTCGACGGTGACTCTCTATTCGTACATACAGCAAAGCTGAAGGAAGCCAGAGCAGAAATTAAGCAACATTATGAGACTGTAATACAAACACCTAGTAAAGACGGTATGCCTGCCAGTTTTCTAGCATCCCACAGCGGAAAATTTGCTTCTGACGCTATCGAGCCCTTTGTGCAAAATGCTGTTTTAGCCGATATGAAGATGGGTTTTGATAAGAAGCAAGGAGGCAAAGGTGAAGAATTCCTTAGAACTCCAACTTTTTCTGAAGACCTTAGCTACATATCTACTGAGAAACAATTAGACTTTCTTAAAACCCGTATGGGTGACTACGGTGACATAATAAGAGAAGCCCTCGATGCTGTACAGGCTCCAGAAGGTTTGTCCACTGAGATTTTAAAATCAGTAAGAGAAATTTCCGGAAAAGACGGTGTTACGTCTGGTGATGTACTTACAGCTATACAGGGGATTACATCTAATAAGCCAGCATCAGCAGATGCTTATGTTAAAGCCGGTTTAGAGAAACGTACAGGAGAAGAAAAGTATAAGGATTTCATTAGTGCTCAAACTTATAAAATACATACAGGACCTGAAGTAGAGTCCTTAACTAGAATGCAGAGAGTTATAGAGACATATGCCGGATTTGGCAAAGAGGGCCTTATAGGTAAGGGCTCTGAGTCTAGGGCACGCCCTGAATTTGAGGAACGCTGGCCATCAGATATGCCTGGTTTATTTGGACCAAGGGGTGGAGTACAAGAATTTAATACCATGTTAAATGAAATGTCTCGTTTTGGTCAGCAGGCTGGTATGGACGTTAAGCACGCTGGTGCCAACCCAGTAATACAAGAGATAGTGAGTCTTTTGACAAAGGGTGGTAAAGAGGCTGACAAACCTTACGGCGGTGTTGATGAGCTGTTAGATAAAGTTTCTTCAGGTGATAAAACCTTAGGTGGTCTACAAGACATACAAGATGCTATAAATGATGCGGTTGATAAAAGAGTAGGTGTGTTAAGCACAAAACAGCTAAGGGGCCAACTTTCTAAGCTTGTGACACAGCGTGGTGATGACCCTTCAGCCATAGGTGAGATGGATAGGCCTGAGCTTATAAGTACAGTTAAGAAGCAAGTAGGCTTAGAACCTTTTTTCAAGGATATGGCAGACATAATTTACAAAGAGGCCCTGTCTGGTATACAGCAACAGTTGGCTAATATGACCCCTGAAGCCCATGATAAGACCACAACAGGTTTCAAAGGCACAGACGAGCAATTTGCCAAAGACACTCTTGCCCAAGAGATGCGTGGTGGTGGTATAAACATTGCTAAACATATTACTAAAGCCCTTCATCCTTTATATACATATAGAACTAGCGGTGCCAATTTAGGATCAGAACAGCAAAAAGCTGTACAAAGAGTTGGCGGCGTTAATAGTCCTGACTTACAACCTGGTAAGTTAAGTGAAGATAGATTTAATAGTATGAGAAAGAAAGCCATCCAATCCCAGTCTGTAACTGCTAATTTAAGCAGGGATTTACAGACTGCTGTCCAATATGCAGAGAGGGGAACTTATTCTGAGTTGGTATATAGTGGTCTAGAGTCTCTACATAAACAATCCAAAGATGTAAAAAAGGCTGCCTCGACTTTTGATGATTATAAACCTACCCTAGGTGCTGTAGGAGATGCTGGGGCTGCTGCCGAGCTAGCTAAGTACGGAACTTTGATGAATGACTTTACGGATGCCCAGTTAACGTCATCTAGCGTTCTGACCGGTGAAATGGCTGAAAGTATAAAGGGTATAATAACTACAGGACCTACGGATATAACCAAAAGTAAAGATTTAAATAATATGAGAGACGAGATAGAGAGGCTCTCGAAGTTAGCAGGAGTTCCAAGACTAAGTGATGTTTCTGAAAATGAAATAGATAATTTAACTGGAATATTTGGAGAATTTGTAGATAAAAATGCATCGCCTGACATAAAAAACGATGAGGCACAAAAGACAAAGCTTGTAAATAATCTTAAAGAAAAGACTAAAGCACTTCACCAGTTACAAAAAGTTATAGATGCTTTAAGAGTTAGGGCTGTAGAATCAGAAGCTATCTTAAATTTGATACCTTCTAATGTAGACATTGGTGGGGTAATGGTAGGGGCTAAGTCTTTTGATAGACCAGGTCCGGAGACCATAAAGGACGAGGGTGGGAATGTTGTAATAAAAAAAGCATATGAAAGAGGAATCATAGGAACAAGTGCTCCAATAGATACTGATATGTTAGACCAGGGACAATTTAGATCATCAACAAGTTCTCCTCAATTCTATAGTAATCGCGGCCCAGGTACACCAGGTGGTGGAGTCCCAGGTGAGTGTGTTCGTGTAACCAATTGTGACGGTCCTCTAGACGTCAGGGTGGTTGATATAGCTTCAGGAGTCAATATAGGGACTTTGGCGTCTGCCTCAGAAAGAGTTGGGGCAACTCTGCAAGATAAGATGGCGTCTAATAGAATAGCCACTGAACAATTTGTACAGGATTTGAGAAAAAACGCCTCCGACTTAAGTGGAGGAAAAGACGAACCTTGGACTCACGACAAATATGTAGAGGAAACTCAAGGTAGATATACAACCCAACAAGCCTACAGGGCTAGTGGTCTGGCTGGCGGAACTTTAGAAGATAAATCTGAATCCCTTTCAGCACAGCAGGCTCAGGTAATAAAAATAATTAAAGAGATGACAGGTGTACATCAGGCGAGAGGTATTAGTGAGATAAATGATACTCCTAATGAGCCAACGGGCGGTATAGCTGACGCTAAGTATGCTGCAAGAACTGAACTTGGTACACTACTACATTTAAAAGAGCAGAAACAGTTAGTTAAAGATTATGGAGATAGGGCAGTAATAGAGAAAACTCTTAAAGTCAATCCGAATACTTCTGACAGTGGTATTAAAGAGGGTCTGACAGGCTCTATGCTTTCTAACTATATTTCAGGGCATGTTGACGCCATACTTAAGAAAGAGGGTGCTGGCGGTGGGATAGGTGAAATAGATAAGTTTTCTGATATTGAGTCTGTAATAGATTTTAAAACCTCTGGCCAGAATTTTATGGACGCTTTAAATTCAGCCGGTTTTAAAGATACTCCTGAGTATACACCAGAAAAAATGAAGGCTTTATCTGATATACCTAATGGTGAATTCTATGTAGAAAAATTAGAGAATGCTCGTCATCAGGTTAACGTCTATCTTGAAGGATTACGTCAGATGCTAGGCGGAACTGTTGAAGATTTTGAGAATGTAACCGGTGAACTATCGTTTATTAATAACATGGATTCAGGAGACAGAATTAAAGTCAAGTTCAAATTTGACGAGCAGGCCTTCGAAAATGATATGGCTGCTGTTAGAAAAGCAAGAGAATTGATAAGTGAGTATTTAGCTAATGCTGACAAAACATTAACCCCATCACAGCTACATACCAAGCCTGAAGACATAAAATATCAGGGTGCGTTAAGATCAGCAGTTGGTTCTGGAAAAGTAGGCAAGTTTGCTTTTAAGGGGGCAGCATCTCCAGAATATTTAAGAAATGCTGAAGAAGAGAACATGGTTAGACAGAAATCAGGCTTCTCTATGGTTGGCGATGCAGATTTAAACAGAAATATAAGAAATGCCCAGTCGTTTATCACTGGTGATTTAAAACCAAAAGCCCACGGAGCTGCTATGGAAGCCTCCACTATGGCAGAGAGAGCCCGTGAGGAGACTAGAAAATCTGGTATAGACCAGACTAGAAGTGTTCGTATGCAAGCCGACAAGTACGGTGATCAAGGAGCTTTAGGGAATATAGATGATGAATTTTCCCGTGCCCAAAGAGGCCCTACTAATCAAAGAGGAGTTTCAGCCGTTTTCGTTGCCCTTAAAGCTATGCATGAACAAGCCATATTAGCTCAACAAGACGAAGGAATAGATTTTGAGATGGACGTCTCTAAATTGCCAGAGTCACTTGGTGGCCTTATAGATAAGGTGTCGCAAGTGGGCCCAGATTTTGGTGAGTATGTCTCAAAGGTCAACGAGCTTATAGATACTGGTGAATTAAAACAATATGAGATAAACAAGTCTTATAAAATATATAGAATAGCTATGGGAAATTTCTATATTAAAAGAGCTGAAGCTGCTAAGAAGCAGATGGAAGAGCTTTACACTCAAGAAAAGAACACTGGGGAGCCAGCAGGTTCAAAGCAAGCTTATGATAGGTATAGAGCTATAGTAGAGGGTCTTCAGAAAAGGATCCAAGGTACTATAGGACAAAGAACAGACATTTATACTAAAGATAGAAGGTACTTTAGTCCTCAGTTAGCTAAAGAAGCTGGGACATACCTTACTCCAAAAGACATTATGGATAAGTCTTCAGGACCTTTGGGCAGTAATGACAAACTTAAAGGTATGTTTGAAAGCATAATATTTGACATAGATAAGAAAGGTAGTAAGGGGATAGATAAGGGAAGAAATATGGCCCGTTCCCCTGTAGAAAAAGTAAGAGAAGCCTTCAAAATGATGAGTAAACCTAAAGACAAAGAAGGTAAGGAATTAGATATAGATCTAGTCTCTCTTTTAAGAGACGGGGAAAGAATGAAAAGAGTAGGATCGGATCTTAAAGAAGATTGGGATTTTGCTGGGGTAGTAGATAATATATCTAGGCTCAGAGCAGCCCTACAGATGTTTGTAAAGAACAACATAAGTGAAGATTTTAAGATTAATGAGCAACAGAATTTAAATGAGGTCATAAAACTTCTTAAGACTTTAGAAAACAATTATGTGAAGTTTGGTAAGAGTATAGGTAAGAGTAAAAAAGAATGGGGCGATATGGGGCTGGTCAAGGTACCGCCAATTCTTGCCCCTGTAGATCAAGAGTCTATGCATGAGAGAAATCTACAGCAAACTCGTAAATATTTTAAAAGAACAGAAGGTGAAGGTGGTGCTAAAATAGGCGAGCGTTTTACTTATCCAGTTAAAGTACTTGGCGAAGCTGGTCAGCAAATAAAAAATCAACAAATACATTTTTATAAATACGGTGAAGCTATAGATTATGCTGGTGATAAGCTTGGTCTATTTAAAGAAAAACAAGAAGATGTAATGAAGTTTATACAAGGTGGCAATAGGACTATGGGCTCTGCCATTATGCGTGCTGTTAGATGGGGTGCAGCTTCTTCTATAGTGTATGGCGGATGGCAGAAGGTAATGGACTCCATAGATATGATGTCCGACGTTGAGACAGAGATAGCACAATTGAGAATGGTGATGAGTCCACTTGAAACTGATTTTGATGCTATGGGCAAGTCCGCGTTTGGTTTCGCTAAACAATATGGAGTGCCTGTTAAAAGTGTTCTAAAATCTATGAAGGTGTTCGCTCAACAGGGTTTGAGTCAATCAGATGTTATTGAAAGAACACAGACTTCTACATTAGCATCAAATGTTACTACTCTTGAGGCTAAGGATGCTACTGAAGCTTTAACTGCCACTATGAAAGTCTTTAGAAATGAGATAGGCTCTTCTGCTCATGCCCTTGACGCTTGGAGTGAGGTTGAAGCTAAACACGCTATTACTGCTGGTGATATGGCTGATGCTATTAAGAAATCAGCATCGGCTGGTAAGAACGCTGGTTTTACGTTTGATCAGTTAAATGGTATTATCGCTTCTATAGGTTCTACCACAAGACAGACTGGTAAAGAGGTAGGCACCTCCCTAAGATTTATATTCAGACGTCTAGCCTCTGAAAAAGGACCTAAAGAGTTAGCAAAATTAGGCATCCCAGTACTTGAAAATTCTGGAGAATTGAGGAAAGGTTTTGACATACTAGATGATCTATCTTCTCAATGGGACGGGTTAACCAGAGCTCAGAAAATGAATGTTGCTCAAGCAGTCGGTGGTACTAGACAGTATAACCAACTACTTGTTTTAATGGATAATTGGGACGAAGCTCTGTCAGCTATAGAGGATAGTACTAACTCTAAGGGGTCGGCTGAGAGAAGAAACCTTGAGTTAATGAAGACTTACAGTAAGCAGGTTGAACAGGTTAAAGCAGCAGCATCCGAAGCAGGTGTTTCTTTGGGCAAATTAGTATTACCTACATTTAAAGCCGGGCTTACTGGCCTCAAGGGTTTTTTAGAATTTGTTAACAATATACCATCAGGTATAAAATTGACCACCGCTGCTTTATCTGGCCTAATAATTTACTTTGCCAAGGGTGCTGATGCTATACAAGGGTTTCTTGAATACTTTAGAGGCGGTAAATCCATTATATCAGACTTCGGACGCTCCCTTTCAGACGAATGGAAGTTAACTCAATCTGAGGTTTTTGGTTCTGGGGAATTTGCCAGCTATGACGCCACTCTAAATGTAAAGAAGGTCAAAGTAAAAGATTTAATAGACTTTAAATCCATGGGCAATATCGATCCTGAGTCTACAAAGGATTTACTGGGGTCTAACATGGGAGACTTTCATTCCTCAGTAGGTAAGTCTCTGTTCCTTTTGAAATCAGTTGCTACGGAATACAACAAGTGGTTAGCTGAAAGCTTTAAAGATACCAGTGATACTGCTGATAAATATTTAGGAAAACCATTACAAAGAGCCGGACAAGTTGCTGATAAAGCCGGTCGTTCCCTGATCTCATCAGGACTTAAGTCCATTGATAAGGGTGGTACATTTGGTGCAATAACTGGTGCTGCTACAGGGGCATTGGGTGCAGGAGCTTCTGCTATAGGCAAGTCGTCCGAATTTGCTGGCGAGTTAGAACAGACAATAACAAAGAAATTTGGTAGGCCCGCTGGTAGAATGTTCAATGAGATGGCCCAAAATTCTAAGGGGTTTTTAAGTGTAATAACGCCGTTAGCTGTCTCTTTGACAGCTGCCGGTGGTGCTGCTTACGTAATGTATAAACACTATAAAAATCTAGCAATGTCAGCACAAGATTATGAGAAGTCTATTTACGGTATAAGAAGGGCTAATGAGAGTGAATTAAAGACCGTAAAAAGTAGGATCAATGAGTATTCTAAACTTGAGAGGTCTATAGAGAAAGCATCACAGGTTACCGCTCCAGGAGTTAAAAAGAAGAGACAAGGGTTAGAAACTTATGAAAGTCCTCTAACAACTATGGCTGGAGTAATTTCTGATGTTAGGGATTTCTCTAATAGGTTAGGAGATACCAATACAGAATTAGTAGCAGGATATGATAAATTTGGTAATGCTGTAATAAGAACTTCTAACAATTTAAAAGAATATCTTAAAGTCCTAGAATCCACTGCCCGTAAGGACATGGCCAAGGTGGAGATAGATGTAGCAGCCAGATTTGTCACCGATCTTACGAAGACTGGCGGCACTGAAAAATGGAAAGAGGAACTTAAAGCCCTTGCTTCTGAAATTCCAGTAATTGGTGAAATGGTGGCAAGTGGTATAAGTGTAGGTCCAGCTAAAGCATTAGAAACCATAACTGGTAAACTGAATGACCTTATAGTACTTAAGAATAAATTTCCTATGTCCAATGCTTTCGATAAGGACATTAAGAAATACCAAGAGCAATTGTCTAAAGTAAGATCCTCCTTTAGTGCTACTTACGAAGACTTTAAAAGAGTTCTTGCTGGGATATCTACGGAAGGCATGTCTCGTGATGATGTATCTAAAATATTCAGTTCCCCTGAAATTCGCAAGGGTTACGAGCTAATGATAGACATTGAACCGAGATTCCAATTAAACGCTGTCAAGGGTAAAATAAAACCAGAAGATATAATAGGTTCTGATGTACTAAGTAGAACTCTTAACTTCGATTTTGATGTAACTAAGGAACTTACTAAGGCCCGTCTAGAATCATCCTCTGTAATGCAGAGAGAGGGTAAAGCGTTGTCCGGGGACATATTACTCTTTATGGACGATGTAGCTAGTAAATACAATATGGCAGGAAGCCAAGCACAGATTTCACTTAAGGAAACAACCGATGGGGTTTTTGAATGGTTTGTTACATACTTCAATACTAAAACATTACGTGTAGAAGAACGCCCATTTGAAGGTGCCATGATGGATATGGTTGAAAACATTTTTCCTAAAAATAAAATTGAAGATGAACTTAGTGAAAGAATAGATTCTCTTAATGAATTTATGGCAGGGGCGTCTGCTGGATTAAGAGGTGTTAATCCAAAAGATTTTAAGAAGGATTTTAATTTAGGTGAGCGTTTCTTCAGTGAGGTTCCTACCACTACACTAATCCAATCCGACAAAGGCTTTACGCCAGGCGAAGGGTTTGGAGTCTCAGATTTCCAAAAAGATTGGCAGAAGTCTGCACAGGACTATTTCTTTACTCCAATGAAAGATTATAAAAATCAAGTAGAAGAACTTCAGAAGCTGAAATTAAGCGGCCTCGAAGAGGCTGGGTCAGTTAGCTTATCTAAAGAGCTATATGAAAATCTAACCAGTTTACAAAATGTTCTAAAGAACAATCAAGTAGTTTTACAGTACAGAGCTGTCTTTGCTGACCTTACTAAAACTATGGAGGCAGGGACACGTGCTCTTAAAGAAGAATTAGCAGTAGAGAAAAGTCGTCAGCAGATAAGTAAAGATACAGCCGGTTATATGAAAGGTATATCATCAGGCCTTGACAATATGGATTTGGGGTCTCAGAAGTATTCAGATTTATCCGATAAACAACGTGCTTTAAGAAGTTCAGGTACTTATAGGGATTTGGCCTCCAGAGCTAGTGAGATCAATATAGAAAGACAGCAAACCGAAAAGGGTGTGTACGATACTGATCGTGCTTTAGTGGCGTTAGATAGTATCTCAGACGTTTCTAAAGGCTTTGGTGCGTCTATGACTGCCGAGGAGATGAAAAAATATGTCGATATTATAGCCAAGACAGATGATGCTGGGGCACAGTCTATTGCTATAGAAACCAGTAAGGTTGTAGACAATACCGCTGCTACGGTGGAGAGATTAGATAAGCTTATAGAAAATCAAGGTGGCGGAAGATCTACAGAAGACACCATAAAGAAAGCAATACCTTTCTTTACAGCTTCTTTTGATGATAATGACAACATTGCAAATACCATGGAAAATTTAGCCGAAATGCGAGATAGTGCAGCTGCTAAGGGTAATACAGCAGATGTTGTGTCCGCTAATAGGGCTTTAGATGTAGTGACAAAAGAATTAGTAGACAAAGTAGGATACGAAAAAGCTGGAAAAACTGTTAAAGGTGGAATACTTCCCTCGATATGGGATCCTATAAAGCAATTTAAACCAGAGGAATTTTCACAGAGAGCTTTTGGTGGCATGTCCTTCGATGATTTTTCTACTCAAATTAAATCAGGTATGACAGAAGACCAAGCCAAGGTGTTTGATAATAGTAAAGCAGTTAAAGAGTTAGTATCTTTACAGGCTACTGCTGGAACAGAACCACTTATAGACTCTAAGAATTGGATTAAAACTACTGCTGCTCTAGGTGTTGGAGCTCAAGGATTTAAGAGCTACGCCACAAAAGAGTTAGAACAACTCAGAACACAGAAAACTGAGACTGTTAATGCCATCGAGACTAGATCTGCTGAAGGTAAAGACGTGGCCCAATTTGAAGAAAAACTTACAACGCTAAACGATAAGATAGGTGGAGCTGAAAAACGAGAAGATTACTCTAATTTAGTAAAGAATACTGCTATTGTTTCTGCTGCCATAATGGAGCTCTCTAAAGCTACTGGTAGTACAGAAGGTACCATACAGACCCTAGGAGCTAGTGCAGTTGCTGCTGCTGTTGCCATGAAATCTTTATCAGCAATTACTGGTACTGATATGCCAGCGGAAATTAAAGCATCCGCTGATAAAATGGCAACAGCTGGAAAAGGTTTTATAGATAAAAACAGTGCCACACCAGTAGAAAAAGTTGAGTTCATGGTCAATAGTAAGAAGTTTATGGATGCTTTTAAGAAAGAAATGGAAACTCAAGGCTTCAACGTCAACGCATCCCAATTTCCAGGATTTGCCGATGGCGGTGTTATGACCGGTAGTGGTATGGTCACAGGCCCTGGAGGCCCTACTGACGATAGAGTTCCTTATGTCAGAGCAGGTAAACATGTAGGAAATCTTTCGCCTAAAGAGTTTGTAATAAAAGAGGCATCAGCCAGAGGTAAGTATGCGGAGCTAAATCATCTTAATAAAACTGGCGAGTTTCCTGATAAGAAAAATAGTATGTGGGATAATATAAAGGAACGTCCCATTAGTTCAGCATTACTAGGCCTTAGCGGCTTGTCCGGTATGGCCGGTAATATGCTTAAGAATCCGGCATTATTGTTAGCCGGTATGGGAGGCATTGCCTCAGGTACTGCCGCCGCCGCTCTAGGTTACGCCGAAGGCGGTTCTCTTGATGATGCCTTGTTTGACACTCAGTTTAAATTACGTGCTTTAAAAAAGAGTGTTCCTCATAGACTTAAGGGTTTAGGTGTTGATCCTTTAAACAGAGGCAAGGCCACTATGAAGAGTTTGGCTCTAGATGACAAATTATCTAATGCCTTATTTGACGCTCAGTCCAAAGCAAGAGGTCTTAAGTCCAGTATGCCTCATAGATTAAAAGGGACAGGGCGTGAAGCTTTAGGCAGAAGTAAGTCAGCCATAGAGACTTTTAGACGTGGTTCTGATAAAATCCCGAACACTATGTTTGATGCCCAGTTCAAAGCAAGAGGCCTTAAGTCCAGTATACCGCACAAACTGAAAGGCATGGGTCTTGATGCCATGGCCAAGGCAGGCCAGTTTGGGGACAAAATCTCGGATGCCATGTTTGATGCCCAGTTCAAAGCAAGAGGCCTTAAGTCCAGTATACCGCACAAACTGAAAGGCATGGGTCTTGATGCCATGGCCAAGGCAGGCCAGTTTGGGGACAAAATCTCGGATACCATGTTTGATGCCCAGTTCAAAGCAAGAGGCCTTAAGTCCAGTATACCTTACGGTCTAAAAGGATTAGGTCGTGATGCCTTAGGTCGAGGCAAATCAGCCGTAGAAGCCCTTAAATATGGGCCAACAGGTGAGAAGATTTCCGGGGCCTTGTTCGACGCCCGGTCAAAGGCTAGAGGTCTTAGTAAAGCCATGCCTCATAAGTTCAAAGGTCTAGGTGTAGACGCTCTTAAAGGTATAGCTAGCAAAGGGGCTGGTAAATTAGCTAAAGGATTCGGCATTAAAGCCGGATTGAAGTTGGCAGCTTCAGTAGGTTCTAAGTTTATTCCAGGCTTGAATGTGCTATCTTGGGGGGCTACTATATATGACGTAGTAAAAATGATGTCTAAAGCTAAGCCAGCGGTAGCTGCGGCAAAAGGATTGTCTCTCGGGGGATCTCCTGATAGTATAATGGCTATGGTCAGCCCCGGAGAGTGGATAGTTCCGGCTGACAAGGTTAGAGGTAATTTGTCCAAGTTAAAGCAATTAAATAAGACAGGTATGTTACCAGGATATGCTGACGGGGGCCTTGTCGGAGGTAATACTTCACCTGATGCCCCATCGTCATCTACCGAGCCTTCTACTATTAAAGTAGATTTAAGCGATAGTAGTTTAAAAGTCTTAAGAACAGCTGTAGGTGCTGGAGCCGCTGCTACAGGTGCCGGTTATTTAGCTAGTAAATCCGAAGCAAAAACTAGATTGGCTACCGCATCAAAAGAAGCGGAAGAGCAGTCAAGAGTGTTTGCTAAAGTAATAGAGGATAATAGTGAAGCGGCCCAAGGGGTAATAGATGGCATGAGAACTACCTCTGTTGAATCTAACAGGATAATTAACCCTGTTCCAACAGAAGAGCGATCTCGCGTTCTAGACACCGGGGCTGAGAAAGAAAAAGTAGCCTCTGATATGAAAAAGATCAGAGATCGTATAGTTAAAGAGCATGAAAGACTTAATGATGAGATGGCTGAAATAGCCAAAGAAGCTTCAAAAATAGAAATAGCAGAACAATTTAAAAGAGAGAAAGAAAATTTAGACAGGACTTTAAAAGAGATAGACCTTACTAGTGGTATAAGAGCAAATTTAGAGAAAGCTACCTATCAACAAGACCCCACTAGCTTTTTTTCACCACCTAAAAAATCGGATCTATTAAGCGGTTTTTACAGGCCTCAAACTACAGACTTTGGTGTAACGAGAGAGTCTGAGATGACTCCGGAACAATCTATGGTTTATAGAGAGATATCATTGTTTCCCGGTAAGATGCGATCATTTTTTGAGGCCATTTCAGTAGGTGATAGCTCTATACAGAAAAAAATAAGGGCGTACGCTGGAGTGTCTGCCGGAGATGCTTTTAAGAAGCTTGATGATCTAAAAAATAAGAGACAACAAGTAAGTGATGTATCGACTGATGTTCAGAAGAGAAAAGCAGAACTGGAATCTAGGAAATCAGACGGACTTTCTAGTGCCGAGTCTGAAGAACTTGACAAGTTAAATGATTCTGCCGAAGAGTTACAAGATACTTTTACGGATCTTACTGGTGAAATAGGTACTTTACAGGCCACTATAAAGAAAGCCATAACTACAGAAACCATAAGACTGGCAAATAGATCGACTGCCAGAGAGGATTTGGCCAGAGAAGGAAAATTTGCTGATCGTAAATATGGGAGAACTGGGGCTGTTACAAAAGCAACTACAGGTTTTCCTGGAGAAGTATCAACTTCCCAGAGCTACAAAGAGTTGTCCGTTATGCAGCAGGTTTATTTAGACATGAGCAACAAGCAAAAGAAGGGCTATGATGCTTTCTATAGAGGTCTTGAAGAGATAGGTCATATGGAGTCCAATTTAGCTAATGCTCAAGGAGAAAAAGTAAAAGCCATAGAAGAAGGGGATACGGATGCTGTAGCTAAATACGGTGCACAAATATCAGACTTGAAAAATAAAATGTCGAATGCTAGAGACGTTACACAGGAATACGGTAACGCTTTAAGGAAAATAGTTGATGTAAAAAATGTCATTAGGGAACTTAGTTCAGCTTTGGATCAGTTAAAGGTTTCCGATGCTATAAGAAATTTTCCAGGTACGAGAGAAATGAATGATAAATACTCTAAGCTTTATGGTGGTGGCCATCCAGGAGCTCGTACAGATGTATCAGCCATGGAACAAAGAAATGCTGCTGAAGTAGGTATCAATTTAGAACATCTTAAATCTACACAGTATGAAAAACAATTAGCAGCTATTCTTCATGATTTGAGCTCTGGCAATTTGTCTGGTGAGGCCTATAATCAAAAAGTAATGGAAGCCATGGATATTGTTACGACTAAGCCAGGTAGAGATGAGTCCAGTATTAGACAGCGAGAAGAGAATGATGCCCTTAATAAGCAGAAGGATGTTTTCGTCAATTTAGTTTCAGCTTTAGAAAGATTGAAGCAATCTGGCCGATTTTCTGAAGGTGAGGTATATAATTTTAGCAAGGGTCAAGCTGCATTGACAGGTGTGATTACCAGGGCTGCTACCCCAGTAACTAAAGATGAGAGAATGACACATGTTGAGAAGCAATATAATTGGTGGGAAAAGATACCTCTTTTTAGGGACCAATATATGGCCGATAGAAAAATTACAGAAGATGGTGGAGATAATCAGTACATAGGATACACTCAAAAAGATATGAAAGAAACGCAAGGACGCCTACAAGATGCCATGAAAGAAGTTCCAACCATGGATGTTATGCAAGCACGTGCTGGAAATTCAGAGATTGTAGACGAACTTAAAAAGCAAACTACTTTAATGGAGAAAAAAGTTTTTGAAGAAAAACATAGTCTCATTAATAGTCTTTTGGGTTCATTGACTGTTGGTACACAGAAAAAAAGAGAAGGAGGCCGCATCTTTGGTGCTGGAGGTCCTACTGACGACAAGGTTCCTGCTTACTTAAGTCCTGGAGAGTATGTAGTTAAAGCTAGTTCTGCTAAAAAGTTAGGCTACGCCACACTAGAAAACATAAATAGTACTGGGGATGTTCCTAAATTTGCAGAAGGTGGCTCTCCAGAGGAAAAACTTGCGGACAAAATTAAGCGTGCAAGAGCAGCCGAAAAAGAAAAGGCTCTTCCTTGGAATCAAAAAGGTAATGATAAAATTAAAGAGATTTATACATTACCTATAAAAGATGAATCGGTTGTAGGTCTCGAAAGACTATTTTCTTCAGGGTTATCAAGCATCTATGAAACTTCCGCAAATGGGACCAAACTTGATCCTTATTTACCGGCTGGAATAACTCATGAGGAAGTCACTAATAGACAGACTTTTGAGGCTAATAGAGCAGTGGTGACAAAATTTACTAAAGCTGAAGATGACAGACGACAATATGCGAAAAGAGCTAAAAATAAGAATAATATTGAGGATTGGAGAGATACTATCGAGCGTAGAATTCCAGGTGAATTGGCTGTATCTAACAAATTTTTAGATATACCTAGTGCTGGTTATGGCCAGTTTGGGGTAACAAAGGACCGTATTGGTACAGAAGTACAGATGCTTATTGATTATCAGAGACAATTAGAAAAACTTAAAGAAAATAAAGATACTCTTGACAACGCTATAAAAAATAAATATGGCAAAGATGCTGGATTGGATCTCTCCACCAAGTTGTGGGGAGGTATTGATTCCAAAACTGAGGAACCTGTACCTGGTACTATAGCAGAACAAACAGCACGAATTGCTGTTGCGTTGAAGGGCTTTAAAGATGGCAATATGGATTTTACTGATAAGGTTAATAGAAATTTGTTACAATCCATTGTAGAAACACAAAAACAAAATATAGCCCCAGCTGCCAAGTTTATGGATTCAGTTTCAAAGGGTAATAAATATAAAGACGTGTTTGGTGTCAATAAATGGAAAACATACGCGACCGTAAATCCGGCCCGTTTTAATGAAATAGATAAATTATTGGCCGAAGGGCACATTGACGAGGCAAAAAAAGAATTTGAAGTCTGGCAAAAAAAGTTTGAGAAAAATGGAGGGCCAAGTGCTGATGATATATCTAGTAAGTATTCCAAGAGAAATTATATAGGGGAGGACGAAGGGCAAGCTATACTTGATAGGATGAAAGAGATTGGGGGTTTAACCGGAGATCCTGAGAGCTACGGTAGAGAAAAATATGGACTTCGTAGAGTAGAGCCTAAGAAAAAGAAATCCTTATTTGATTTATTCGATCAACAATTTGTAGGGGCTCCGACATCTTCTAGAGTTTTTCATGCTGGCGGTATTATGCCGTTTACGGGTAATGCGTTTTTACAGAAAGGCGAGGTAGTAATACCACAATCGTTTGGCGACGGTGGCCCTGTGGCATCTAGTGTTAAAGCTCTAATGTCTAGAGATTCTAATGAGCTTAAAGGCACTGCCACTGTCAAAATAGACGCCTCAGATTTCCAGAGAGCTGTTGATGATCTTACTTCCCATAAAATGGAATTAAGTAGGACTGAGGTTACAGTAAATACAGAAGGAGTCAAAATACCAGTCGATGCGGAAGGCATCACTGTAAAAGTTGATACTACGGATGCTAGGGTAAAGGTTGACACTGAAGGTGCTTTTGTTAAGGTAGACACTACTGGTGCTATGGTAGGGGTTGATACTTCAGGGGAGAAAGTTGGTGTAGACACTACTGGTGCTATGGTAGGGGTTGATACTACCGGTGTGTTAGTTGGTGTTGATACTACCAATGCTACAATTAAAGTTGACACGACAGGTATTAGTGTCCCAGTAAATACCTCCGGTTCGAAGGTAGCGTTAGATGTTTCTGGTATTCAGGAAGCTGTTGAGACCGCTTTAAGAAACGCTAATGGGTCAAGTTCTGTTGGTGCTGAGGAAGTAGCTAGAGTGGCTGAAGCACTAGCTGATATCACTAATAGACTAGATTCTAAAATAGCCAATTTAGAAAACGATATGAGTAATGTAACTATGGTAAATATAGATAGGGAAACTTTAAGCCCTGTAGTTTCAGAGATAGTGGGAGCCGAGATTGATCGTGTGAAGATGGATATTGTAGCCAATACTCAAACTATATCATCTTTGGAATCAGACATACTTAGACAGTCAAGATACGTTGAGGTAAAGATGAGCCAAAAGGATGACGATATTAACGATCTTAAAAACTGGACAAGGAGCATGGCGTAATGGCTGAGCAATATATACAAAATAATTTCTGGAACACTTACGGGAGTACCACTAACTTATACACTGTTAGTTGTGAACAAGAAAATACTACAAGCGTAGCAGCAGATGTACTAAAATACTACGGTATAGAAGTTAGAAACGATGAGGTAGGTGGTAAATTACCTGATATAGATATACGACATATGAATGCTTTAGACCTAATCAAACTATCGCTCTTAGAAGCTTCCTGTGATGCTGAGGTTGGGAAGCCTTATGAGATGTTTATGGATTATGAAAACAATCAAGCAGAATTTAGACAAGTAGGATATAACTCTGGAAATATATTTGATGTTTACTACACTATCCAGACATCTTCCTATAATGAATATTGTAGTGGTGTAATGGTCACAGGAAGGGATCCTTTGCCTAGACGTAAGACTGAAGCAGATGGACTAGAATGGAGACCTATATGGGGCACTGATCCTGAACTTAGGCACATATATGATACAACTGATATGGTTAGCAATTGTAACAGATACGAATTTTTTCAACAATGTACTATAGCCTTTAGAGACCCCCATTTAAATACAGCATATGCTGATGGTATTGATAATTTATACGAGACGCAAACTCCGTATGAGAAGATACAAGGTTACGTTATACAAAGAAATAGTAGCTCTCTCTATATGACTGCAGATGTCACTATAGTAGACTCTAATAAGACACAGATACCTATTAAGCTAACCAATGATACTATAACGCCTGATATAGGTACGCTCTTTAAGCCAATTGCAGTTAGTACCGACATGCTTGAGACTGACTGTTGGACAGAGTTGACAAGCGTACCATCAGAATTTGAACAAATAGGTGTAAAAGTAGAAATACCTGAAACATTTAGATTTACAACCAAATATGGACAAGTCGTAGATAATTTTGTTGATATTGTAAAAGTTTACGTTGTTGGTGTAAGATTGACTCAATGCCAGAGTTGGCCTAATGAGGACAAAGCCGGTATAGCTGATCCTTCAGCCAGTAATTCAGAGATTTGGATAAGCATGAATGACTTTAAGGCGGAGATATTTGGCATGCAACCAGGGGTAAATTATGTGGTTGGGTATGACCCAAGCCCAAATGCACAATTCAAAACACCATATATAGTTTTTGCCGATGCTTCATATGATACTGATAAAGCTATATATGGCACAGGGTGTACGTGTAATATAAGGCCTACTTCACCGGTAGCCAGCTATACCGATGACTTACTTAATATAAAGAGGACTATACTACCTACTGGAGGCGGCGGAGGGATAATGGTTCACGATGTTTGGGCTATAGTAGAACTTAACTGTCCATCTATAACTATAACAGATCCGAAGGGACATGCCAAGGATGTAGCTGAAAATCTGGATTATAATTTGTTTCCAGTAATAGTAGTAGATGAACCCCCACCAGTAGCTTTTAATGGTACAATAATAGACCAAACTGTGGGTATAAAAGACAATGATCCTACTAAATCGCAGAATTTCACAGATACTCCTTATGAATTAGCTATGGACCAGATGGCTAAAGGTGGAGGTTTACAACTACATCTTTCTTTTTTAGAGGCTGAAGAGTGTAGGAAACTGTCGGTGTCTTTACATACTTATATGAATAGAGGAAATAATATAGAAACGGTATCTATCTGTGGGCCCAATTGTGAGCCTGTATTAGGTGGCTACGGTGCCCACGGTATAGTAAATAATATACAATATCAGTATAGTGATAGAGGGTCTTACACCATATCTGTTACGGAAGGTCCAGGTTTAATAGGGGATTTTGGAAGCTCTTCTACAGGTGTTAATTTAAAAGATGTAGAAAGCAAATCTTCACAAGCTACAGTTATAGATGATTTAGGTAACGGCGTGTATTTTAAAGTAAGGGTGGACGGCTTCGGTGATTTTGTAGCCTTCAATATGTCACAAGATGTAATAAGGGTTGGTGATGTTGTACAAGTTACTATTCATAATATACCAATAGAGGATTAAAGGAGCAGAGTATGGCTATAGAAAGAGTAAAAATAAGGGCTAGAATAACTATAGGAAGTTTAGTAGTCGAGACTCCTTACATACAATCTTTCAATGTGAACGTCGCTAGAGGTCAGATATCTACTTTTTCAGCACAACTAAAAGTACTGGCAGCAGAAATAGTTGATAAAATAACAGGTTCTGGTATAATCATACAGGCTGGTGAAAATTCACCAAGTAAAACAATTTTTTCTGGTGTAGTAAAGAGGGCGAAGATAACCCCAGTTTTTGACGATCCCTCTTTTATTTTAATGAGTCTGGATGGTCAAGACGTTTTAAGTTATCTTTCAGGTAAGAAATATACCAGGCGTTGCAGAGCAACTGCCGCAACATGGGTCAGTTTAGATAATGTTTTAAGACCTGGGCTTAGAACTGGTAAATTTAGAGCTCAGGGGTCTATGTCAACTACTATAGTTCCTGTAGATGGTCTTATGAATAATCAAAATCCGGTGACAACTACCCCCTCAACTATTCTTGACAGGGCTGCCTCCAACATGTCAACAACGGGAGATGTGATGACGATGTCTCAAATTGTTACTATTTTAAATTACGATCCTGACTAAGCTAAAAGGAGACAATATGGCAGAACAATCAAGCACAACAGCTGTACACTTACTAGCTGGTATGAAAGCCGAAATGAGTATACCAAGACTGGCCGCTAATCCCAAAGCACCTTTTGCGGCCCAGGGCGAATATATGACTGAACATGGAACTAAAATAACTTTACAAAATGGATTTTATGTAGAGGATACTTCAGTAGGTGAAATAACTTCTGTATCATCAGACAAAATTGCCATAACTTATTGGCACAAGAAAGCCGAAAAAAACACAGTGTGGTTCATAGCAGCCAATAGATTACAAAAAGCTCGTTTTGATGTCATAGCAGTATCAATCCACGACCATTCAAATATTGTACAAGGTGGTCCTGCTTATGGTACTTATTTTAGTGATAGTGAGGAGGACTAAAAGATGGCTAATGAGTGCTGTCAGATTGTTAGCGATCTAGATCTTGGTTTAGAGGCATGTATAATTTCTATAAATGTCAGTAGTAATACTGAAACATTTTGGTTATGTAACGAGGTCAAACTTGGCCCTACTATAGGCACTGTATCTATATCAGCCTATGCTAACAGTAGAGTGTACGTGGGATGTCCCAGTAAAGCTGGCGTTTCTGTAAATTGGATGAGGCGTTATGATTGTGATGATAACGTTGTACACTTTTTGAATAATGGTCAGGGACAGTCTTATATATCAGGAGAAACTGCAGGATTGGTTGAGATAATTAATACTACTGGCCGAACATATCCTGTAATCAGTGCCAGTGCTTCGTCGGGACCGGCTTCAACTTATATGAAGACTGACAGGGAGGATGGTTTTGGGTTAACGTACTCTGGAGACCCTTGGAATTTTGATACATCCGATTTGGAAACCATTGTAATAGATAATTTCGGAGTGGCGGCTGGAAATATGTATTTACAGAATTTTGATCTAACCCTAACCCCAGGAACTTTACCAGTGGCAAATTTCTCATTTATGTTTTTTATTGACGATTAAGGGGGATGTACTATGGCAGATGAAATGCAACCGGGAGTACAATATAAACTAAGAGCTGGTTCTCCCATGCCCACAACTGGTGGAAAGTTTGTATGGCATACATTTAAAGTTGAAAAATTTTTAGTAGAGAATTATATTTGTACTGAAGATCTACCAGGAAGCGACGATTTTAGAGGTCAGGGTGGGGATTACATTTCGGCCAGTTTTTCTAGAGTAGGGGTGAGAGGTGGCACAGTTTTTCAGGGTAAGAAAACCAAAAGCCCTACATTTATTGAAGAAGATGATCCAGAAATGGGTTAATAAAGGGAGTGTGTTATGGCAGATAGTCCGGTGGATTTCATAGAATGTACGTCGTTAAACATATCTTATGATGTTATGGGTATAGCCACGTTAAGTTTTACTGTTGTTCATAATTATTATTCTGCTAGCATGCTATCAAGTTATAAAGAGATAGGACCTGTTGGTGGTCAGACATTCAGTGGTTATATAACTGATGCTTATATGAGTGCTATATTAAAAACTGACGGTTGGTATGAGACTCAAGTAACTCTTATAACTACAACTAATTAAGGAGAAACTGATATGGCATGTGGCGGGTGTGCGAGAAGACAAGCAGCAAAAAGTGCTAACGCAGCTAACCCAGTTATGGGTGGATATAGATATCTTACCGATGTTCAAATAAGAGCAAGACTTGAGGCTTATAAAAAAAGATACTGTAATGAATGTAGTAAAAGATACGAATGTGACTATTCTTCGTACATAACATGTAAGAATATCACTTAATAATGTAACTTATATAGATATAGAAAAGGAGGAAGTTGTTATGGCCATTATTATAGGATTTGCCACCCAGGTAGGGGGAGATTTTGTTGGGGCCTGTGCGACATCGGTAAGTTGGGGTTACAGCCCTAATGTACAGAGACTTTATTGTCTAGGACCACCGGCTCAGGCAGCGTACAGTATTGAAAAACCAACAGAAAATTTAACTATAGCGATTTACCAAGAAACTGGTGGACCTTCTACCCATGATGTCTCTGCCAGTGAATCTTGTGACGATCTTATTACCATTTCGGCAGCAGTTGATCCAGGCTCTTGCGTTGGGTCAGTAGATGGAGTTTCAGGCGTGTGGTATTTAACTAGTTATGGTTATTCTAAAGGTGACCCACTTCTACCAGGTACGGAAACCTGGACCATGACAAGATGGGTTGACGGGGCAGACCCAATTTTGTCCCCTGCTCCAACACACTTTATTAGGAATGCTGCGGAAGCACAGGCGTCTGTAGAGACGGGAACCATTTGCGGTGTAAATTGGGATAGTAATTATGCTATTCTGGAGGGTCGAACTGGAAGTGTTTCAGCCGGGTCACTTGGCCAGTCTAATTCCACTTATTATGGCGTAGCAACATCAGTAGGCGGAGCAGCTGCTCCAGCTGGGGATACATATAACGGCAGTGCCAGTTGTCCTGTTACCCCATTATGGACTGGTGTTTAATTAGAAAGGATTAAAGGCATGGATAGTTTTAGCATATCAGAAATATACACTTTGGAATTAAGATGGAAAGACGTGTTATATGAGACGGACAATATATGTAAATTTGTAGGTGCTTATTTTGCTGGTCCTGCCCTAAGTAACGCTGAAAAGATAGGCTGCAATGATAGTATTAGGTTGGATTTTTTTAAACAGTATACTATTGTTATAAGAAATGCATATGTAGCAAGATTTTCTTGGTCTGAGGTAGTTTACGCTGTGGATGGCACTGTTGCCCTTAAGGATGCCAAAATGGAACATGACAAGTTGAACAAGGTACCTAAGCTGACGGCCCCGGATTACATAGTAATAGACACACATGACCATGAGTCTGATATCCACGTTTATAATTTAAATTACACATCTTATGTTGTAAATGAGAATCATATCATGTACAATTTCATTAAGGGGAGATAGGGATGGCACCAAGAGGACGAAATAGATTTTGTGGTAGAGATGATTTTTGGGAGCATGTCTATGGTACTACAGCGTCTGGTAATCTACCAGATTGGAAGAAAGATGACCATGAGGGACATTGTTGGGCACAGTGTCCGTATTCTACCCAAAGCAGTACATTAAGAACAAGGCTTTTGTTAGAGTTAGGAGACTCTGATCCTTTACCAACTAAAGTAGATCATACCGATAGTGGCAAAGTCCATTATATGAGAACACAAAGTAAAGGAAGTGCGTGGGGATTTGAATGTACATATGACAATTGCCCTTACTATTTGTCTAATGGGCGAAGATACTTTTATGTTTAGGAGGAAATAAAATGGCGTTAAACGTTGACACACAAGATCTTACGAATTATCCTGGAACTGTTAAGAGGGTTTCTATCGACACAAGTTCCATCGTGCCCGCCGGTTATGAGGGGGACGAGAAAATCGTTATGACAGGATCAACTACGGCTTACAGTGACAACACAGCAAGAACTGCTATTCAGTCTCTTTATATAACTGATTTTAAAACAGGTTGGTTAAAGAGTTCTGGTTTTGCTGGCTCTGGCGGAAAATTCGATTTGGATTTAACTCATTACAGTTTTATGTTGAAGTTCGACAGTACCGCAAGTGGTACTGATAGCTTAGGTTACTATCAAGTGGATTTAGATTATGGTACAACGCCCATCTCAGGCGAAGCTATTGCGGCTGATATGGAAACAAAAATTAGGGCCTTGACAATGGCAACTGCAGATACTGGGTTCTCATTGGCTTACAAGAATGCTTCTGTAGAATTTATGAACAGTAAGTTTTATATAATTTCTGGAAGTATTGGTGAGTACTATACTGGTTCTAATAGGACATCTGTTAGAGTTAAAGCCGCGAACACTAACGACTGTACATCAGAACTAGGATTTGACATGAATATGAACAGTGAACTAATGGCGGCTGTTTCTGTTAAAGAGGCTGCTCTAGGTGCTAATTATACATTAGGTACTACACCGCTTACTATAGGTGCTGGTACTGGTGTGGCGGCAGGTGATGCTATGATGATCACTGACGGTACCAGTACTGATTATTTTACCGCTCTTACTGGAACAACCGATACATCGGTTGTAGTAGCAGTCAGTGCAACCAATGATTTTGACGGTATAGCCAGTAGCTATGCCACTGTTTCTGGGACTAAAGTACAGCTTCTTAGAGAGCAGGATCCGGACTCTGGGCCTACATCGTGGTATACAGATATGGATTCCATCGCTCGTTGGGCTATTAAAACAATGATAAATCAGATTGATTATAGCTCTTAAGGAGAATTAAATGGCTGAGTTTTTTATACGTAATAGTCTTAATCCTAGTAAAGTTGTTCTTTGCGGTATAACATACCGACAGGTTACACCTAAAGGTAACGACGGCGAAGCTATATGGGTTGTAGAAATAGCTACAAATGAACTGGATATCAATGACGATACTATAGCTTCGGAGTATCTTAATTTAGTAGACCTGTCCTACCTTGAAGATGAGATAACTGAAGCGGTGGTAAGGATTTCTACCAAGGTAGATTGGTCACCTCTAATAACAGATACTAGAGCTCCGTATGTTGAATCAGTTTTTCCTGCTGAGTATGAAGTTCCATTAGAAACTTCTATAGAGGTGGTAATAAGGGAGATATTACCAGCGGCTGGTATAGATATTGATTCCATAACTATGAGTGTAGCCGACTTTGATGTGTCAAACGAATTGGAAATAACTGGAGATCCTTATGATTACAAAGTAAAATGGTCACCATTCATAAGGGTACAGGACGAATATTAAGGAGAGTATTATGATTAAGGCCAAAGAGTTTTGGAAATTTTTATGTGAGGGCATGGATTATAGGATATTTTCCGGCGTGCCTTGTTTAGGTTTTGCAACCCTCTACGACTGTATGAGTTCAAAGTTTATGCACTATATTCCAGCTGTAGATGAGCACTCTGCGTTTGGGATATCTTTAGGTGCTGCCGTAGCAGGCGTTAGAACTGGTGTTTTAGTTGACTGTAATTATCTTGATTTGACTGAGGATTGGATGAAATTCTGCTTCGAGCATAAAAAGCACGTAGTCATACTAACTAATGGGGAGCCTAAGAATAACGTTTCCAAGTTGGTTTTTGACGGTGACTACACTAAACTAGAAAAGTATTTATCGACTAAACGTAAAGGAGAGAAGCCAGCAATAATTGTATTAGAAGGGGTTAGCAAATGAAAAGGCAACCTGTAATTAAAAAATGGTTAAAACTTTTGAAGGAAAATGATGCTGTAATAGTTTCAGGCGAAGGTCTTTCAAAGATAGTTTTTGGATTAGACGATCAAAGAGTTTTTTATTTTGATAAACTTGGAAGGGCCATACCGTTCAGTATAGGTCTTGCGATGGCAATAAATAAAAGAGTATTTGTCATATGTGAAGATATCGAGTTAATGAGGAACTTTAGTCTAATGGCCCAAGCAGCATCCAGTAGGTGTGTAAATCTTATTTTTGTGTTTGTGGGCTGTGGCACGCACCAGGATTCTGGTGGACAGCCTAATGTACTAAGCAATATAAAGGCACCCAAAGGGGTTCTGTTTAATATGGGCATAACGGTTTATGATTTTACTCCACATTTTAATGACAAGTATAATAGAACGTTGCCTGATGTTTTTGAAAGACTACGAGGACCATCAGTTGCTTTGGTAGACGTAGATCCAGGAGTGACTAATATTACAAAAGTAGACATAGACAAAATAAAAGTCGTAGCTAGATTCTCAGAATTTGTTCAGGATTTAGAGCTTGGAACTTCTCTGTTTTTACCTTAAGGAGGGTATAGATGTCATACGAAAACATAAAACTTCGAAAATCTAATGTAGCCGTAGTTGATGGTTACTTCTATATGATGGACCAAGACGTAGATGCTTTGATTGTGAAGACAGATGATGGTACCCAGGCGTTTTCGTATCCATTAAGTAAGACAATATCTAATGCTGTTACCAGTATGGAGTGGGATGGTAGAAATTTTTGGACTTTAGAAACTTCAGATACTAATGAAGTCACTATCCGTAGATGGTATATAAATAACTACGTCTGTAAACTTAGAGATACTTTTACCTTGTCTCCAGGAGCTCATAATTATGTGTCCGAAGCTATGACGGTAGAGCACTATCATAGAGCTTTCACAGGTGACGAGGTGGCAGGCTCTTCCACTTTGAGCATGGATAGCACTAATATGGCCAATGGCGAGACTTTAGCTTTAGGTCCTAATGGTAGTGGTCAGGTAGAGGAAGTGGTAGTAAACACGACTTCAGCAGGTTCTGTAACCATTTACGGTAATACAGCCTACTCTTATCTTACAGGGGATCTTGTGTGTTTCTACAAGGACATATGGCTGTTTAATAATTATGATGGCGTGTCCGCTAGTGCTGGAGCTCTATATAAGATAGATGGTTATACCGGTATATACACCACGCATTCCGGTGGTGGTGAGTTTTATAACATAAAGGCCTGTACTTTCTACGATATGTCCTATGTTGATGTTTCTTGGGATAATGCTATTAGTTACGTTAGAGGGACCAACATGATTTTCTTGAATCCACAAAACCTAGATGATAACTTTGGTTCTATGATAATGGACAATTTAAACGATAATTTAGCTGACACTATTATAATATACGATGTGGCTGTAGAAGGAGCGAATGTTTATAGATTACAGAGAGAAGCAACTTACTACGGAACGACCGCAACTTTTGCCGACAGTACTTACAATTACCAGTTAAGTACATTAGACGCATTTATTACAAGCATCTCTTTAAGAGCAGCACCTGCTATTCTCCCTGCCAATAGTGTTAATGAGTCCGATATAACAGCAGTAGTTAAAGACCAATTTAATCAACCTATAGTTAGTAAAATAGTTTCATTTACTGACGACGACACTAATGGTTACATAACATCATCATCTGTTAATACAGATGGTCAAGGTGTCGCTGAGACTAAATACCATGCTGGAAATCAAGCTAGAGAAGTAAAGGTAACTGCAACCGCTCAGCAGAGCTAAGGAGTAATTAGATGGCGTATGAAAACATAAGTCTCTCGTATCCTAATTTTTGTATAGCCCCAGTAGTTGGGACTTTTGCTACTATACATGGTACGGACACTTTAAGAATAAAAAACGCTACAGGAGCTGTTCAAGGTGACTATTTATTATCGAATAGTATAACAGACAACCTCCTCTGCCTTGAGTATGTGGGGCCGAGAAATATACCAGCCGTTATTGATGGTTTGACATTTTTTACTATAGAAAAGGCGAGTTCTACATCTGTAAATATAAATAGGTGGGAGCTAGACGCTTCAGGGATAGCACTTGATCTTGTACAGACCATAACTAAAAGTACATCTGGGGTCAACCACTATAACGCCTTGACCGGGTGTGTTGAATACTATTCACGTAAGTTTACCTCGGCCGAGGGTAATGGTAGTGATCATATAACTACAACCTCCACAAGTAAGATAGCGGCTGGCATGAGATTATTCTTAGGCCCTAGCAACGACATAGATAATCTTGGAGAAGGTGAATGGATAACGGTAGACTATGTTTCCGGAAGTGATGTGTATTTCACTACTAATATTACGAAGGATTACCTGATAGATGACCAGGTAAATTTTTATAAGAACACTTATATTTACAGTTCATTAGGTTACAACGGAGCAGCTGACTATGGAAGTTTGTTTCAGTTAGACGCCAAAACAGGGAATTTGTTAAACGTTAATTACGATGGCTTTTATAGAAAAGCACAAGTATGTAAATGGTATCCAGCTACTGGGAACATCCCTACAGTAGTCGGTACCAACATGGTTTTTGTGTCTCCGTATGATTCTTATCTAAACTGGAGATCCATGTCTTTAAACAATTTGGATGATGACAAAGCCACCACATTGTCAGTCTATGATTTAGCTTTTGACAGCAGCACAATATATAAGTTAATGCAGCAGATAACAAAGAAAGATGATGACGGTGATGAGGTTACAACTAATTGGTCACCCTATTATAATTACCTACAAGATTCACTACTACCCTATACCAATAGTTTACAGATGTATACTGATAAATCGACTATGGTCGGCCAATATGACTCAACAGCCCTGACGGTGGTTTTAAGGGACCAATTTGGTGTAGGGCTGTTAGGGGTGGCGGTAACAGTAGCACGTGCTGACGGTGACTCTGGGGCCGTTTTAGACCCAATAGACGGACAGCTTACAACCAATAGCAGTGGGATAGCTCAGGTGGGTTATACCTCTGGAGCTATTTATGGTGGGTTGACCCAATTAACATGTAAGGCTTCTGGTGGATCACCTTCCACTGGGAGTGCTTGGGTATGGGATTCTACGCATATTATCAGCAAAATAGAGCACGAGAATACAGGCAGGGTGTACCAACTATTTGCCAATTCTACGTTTGCCGTAGAGTGTCCTACTCTTATGCGACAGGTTTTAAACATTTATACAAGTGACCAGACATTATTTTGTAGGACACGCTTTACTTCTCCAGGAGGAAATTGGAGTAATCCCAGTTCCTATTCATCATTGGTGTCTACCTATCTCCCATCCTTAATAGTTGGATCTGGAGACGGCCCACAGGAAAGCTTTTTTGGTTGGGAAAACAAAGATAATCCAGGCAAGAATCATACTATTAGACAAGTAGTAGATGCAGAAGGGGAAGGCAGAGTGGAGCAGGTAGGGGATGCTGTGGGTTATAATGATAGATTAAGACAAGTAGCAGATGCTGAATCCGACTTACAAGTTAGCCAATTGAAAATGAGTCAACATACAAGTTGGATAAACGGAATAGCTTACGATGAACTGTTTACAGAGACTGTGATAAATCAGTTCGTTTTTGTTGAGGAGGCTATACCACAATTTTGGAGCGAGAAGAATCCTATAGACACTAATATCTGGATTAGATTGAGGCCATTTGCTTTCGATTTAAACCCAGCAACTTTGAAGTTTTATGTTAAGGAAGATTCTTATTCCGGAAATACTGGCTACGTAGATATGGCCCCATATTTAACTGTTACTGTTTTTGATGCTGGCGGCGGAATAGATGGACTTGATGTGACGTGTAATCCACCAAGCGATTTCCACTACAGCGGTATAGTATACGTCAGAATAGAAGTGTATGATTTAGCCGGAACTCCTAATTTTATTTGGGTCGATTATTGGTTCAGTATTATACCTGATTATAGATTTCCTTATCTTGAGGGGCTGAATCCAAGTAGAGAACAAGATAATGTTGCGGTTGACACCGATGTTTATTTTGAGATAAAGGACGTAGGGGTAGGCGTAGACATAGACACTCTTGAGATGACCGTCAATTCAAGGATAGTTGTACCTACTACTATAGTTAAGATAGATGATAATCATTACACAGTGGAGTATGATCCAAGTGATGATTTTCAATTTGATAAATCAATATTTGTTAATGTAAAGGTTAACGATCTTTCTAACTATGATAATTTGATGAATGACAGTTATAGATTCTATACAGTGTCCAGTGACGAAGTATGGTATACCGACTTCTTTCCAGGCGTATGTAAAAGAGGTATGTCGAGATATTCAGATGTAAGAATTGTTTTACTTGATGCTGGTAGCGGAATAGATAGAGACAGTATAAGAGTTCAAGTTCTAGAAAGGGAGGCCACTAGTAGATTTAATATTGTTCCGATAGTATATAGAATTTCATAAAGGAGGCTTGATGAAATTTAACATCTATGTGTTTCTGGATCAAAGGGGAAAACCCTATTATGTGGGCAGAACTAATAATTTCAGTAGAAGACGGAAAGAACATTTAGGTGAAATAAAGAAGGGAAATAAATTACCGAAATATAATAAAGCCAGTAAGATGATTAAACAAGGTTATGGATTTAAAATGAAGACTATAGCTAAGACATTAGACTTAAAGGACTCTATGGAGCTAGAGAAATTTTTTATCAAGAGATACAGAGGACTAGGATACACGCTTTATAATCTTACATCTGGCGGAGATGATAAACAGAGGATTAAGATAAATTATCCTAAAAAGAAAGTTTACAAAATAAAGAAACGTTAATCGGAGGAGGTTGTGGATGTCAATAGAAATCACCAATTTTTCACTTTCGACAGGCGGGTGGGAATATGCTAGCGGCAGTATTGGTGTGGATATCATCGACCAGGTTTATAATGTAACCACTTCAGGCTGTTATTTAGAGATTAATGGTACTACTGTAAGCACTGTTTTAACCCCTATTTCTGAAGGATATAGGATGACTTATGACTCTCCGGATAACTTTATATCTCTGACAGGCCCATCAACATTCACAACCAATGGGTCTAATGACAATGGAGACCATGTTTACGAAGATTTTTATCTAACCTTCGGATATATAGTGGAGTATGTTAATACCCCATTGGAAGGTTGGGACTTTGGTTATAATACTGAAGTGGTAGTGAGGGCAAGTGCTGAGAACATGGCATCCTGTCCTATCAAGAACGCGGAAGCCTTTTGGTTTGAGACAGAATCTAGGCCAAACAGGCATTTAGGTGCAAGTATAGTAGGAATTCCTGTTAAGTCAGACTCCGCCGTCCTGTCTGCATCTATTTATCCACAAAGCACTGCATTTTTCTATGGTAAGACTTACAAAGTTGTGCTTAGGGCCAGAGACTTCGTAGGAAACGAAATGATACCACTTGAATTCGAATTCAAAATTGAAGATAGGCCCTAATAATTTTAAGGAGGAATAAGATATGGCTGCAACAACAAGGTGGGTAGAATATTCGGTATCTGATGCGGGCGTAGCAACAACCGGCGGGGGTACAGCTTCTGGAACAGGTACTCGTGGATTTTGTGAAGCTACTGCAAGTGTTGATGACACCTTTGATGTAGGCCCAACATCAAATAGACTATATTTAAATATCGACAGTGATCCTGCCAGTACTTATGTCACTCTAGCCAGTGGTACAGATCTAGACCCTAGGTTTGTAGCCAAAGATATTACCGAAAAGGTTCATGACCTAGGTAAGGTTGGTCAATATGAGATAGGCTACGATCACGCACAATGTGTTTGGGAAAATGACGATACTGCGAGTCGTTTTGTCATTTATTCTGGATCATTTGGATCAAGTTCACAGGTAACTGTGACGAGTGGTACTAACACTGTTCATACCGAGCTTGGTTTTGGTACCAAATCAGAAGTAGGCGGTTCAGCCACTTCTAATGCTGGTGATAGTGGTGTAACTATTTCTGGCTCGTATGATGGTTTCTATGATGAGTTTTATCATGTAATCATAAATAAAGAGGTTAACGTAGGTACACCAAGTAAGGGAGGCTCTAATACTTATGTTGGTAACATTACACAGGGCGGTGTGTTTACACACACAAGTGCCATTACCTATGTTTTATCCATTGACGTTACTAATGGTACAACTCTGAATGGTGGTACTGGTGCTGTCCCCACTATGAGTTGGACATCTACTGGTAGTGCTGACGATGGCGGCCCCATTGAACTGTTGTTTGCCAACTATTGGTATTCTGTAGGAACAAAGGGCGTTAAAGTAAAGTTCACAGATTCTGTTTTTGTTACTGTGGACCCAGCCTGGACTATAATTTGTACTTATCCGCAGTATGCCCAAGGGTTGAATACCTCAGCCCCAATAGCGACCGCAATGTTTACTTGGGCAAGTAATAGGGGCGACGATGCTACGGCAGCGGCTACAACAAATACAACTTATACCAGGTTAGGCACTAGAGGATTATATATTAAGTGGACAGGTACTTTGGATCTAACCGCTAATGAGGATTTCTATGTTGTATGTACACCGCCGCAACCGCAATCGTACGACATCACCAATTTAAATTACGGAAATGTCACAGTCTCTACAGAGTCTTCTGTAAAGGTATCTCTTTTCGAGATCATGTCTGGGGCTAAAGAGATATCTTCTGTTAAATTTGGTCTACAGGCTGAAGGAACTTTCTCTCACCATGACCAAGGGAATAATGATACCAAGTTTAGATTTGGTACAGTAGGTCCTGGGGCCACTGCTGGTTCTAGTCCCATTAACGGAAAGGAATGGCATTCTGCGGTAACTGCTGCTGATATAAGTAGCGATGTACAACCTAGTTATTTAGCGGTAACTAAAGGTGATTTGGCTGTGGTAGCAGACGCCGATGCCAGTGAAATTATAGGTACTAGTGCCTCTAATGGCATGACCGCCGATCCTATCTGGCTCGGAGTTAAATTAGGCTCTTCGGAAGTCGGTGCTAATAGCACCATTAACTATAGAGTTTATTTCGATTACGCCTAATTTTGTTGTAGAATTTAATGGAAAAGGAGGGGATGAAATGCCTTTGTACGAATTTTTATGTACAGAATGTGGTAAACTACATACTGACTTAGTGAAGTTAGGCACCGAAACATCTAAATGTCCGAAATGTAACAATGTTGCGGAGAGGGTGATGTCAGTGCCTAATTTTGTTTTAAAAGGGAATGGTTGGGCTAAAGATAACTATGGACTTAAAAAGACTAAAAAGGGGAAATCTGAATCATGAGACGTGGATGGGAAATAGAATTAAGTGACGGTACCATTATTAATGAATTTCAGATGGACTGGACAAAGGTCCCAAAGAAGGAGATAATCCGTTTAACTTTGAGATATGACGGAAGAGAGTGGAATCTACAGGGTCATGGGGCCTATTTACAAAAGAAGCGTGGGTCTATGACCCCGTTTCACCAAGATAGTTTTAGAGTAGAATCTCGATCGATAGGTTACTATGACGGTAACTCTAAAGTGTGGTATACAGTTAAAGAAAGTACAGGTAAAATGAGGGTGGAAGTTGAGGATACCTAATGAGTAATTGTTTTTTAAACAGTGATAATTATTGGGATTGCTACATGCCATATCCAGGCACTAATTCTGAGGATATAGTTTCTGGACTTAGAATGATCCCTAACATAGCCTGTCAGTACTGGGTAAAGGGATTGCCAGGCCTTTGCGTTAACTGGAACAAAACTGAAAATAAATGCTCTGTAGAAGATGGCAGTCCATCTGGATACGCCGAAAGTTATTGTGACGGTGTGGGGCGTAAATCCAATTGTAGTCAATATGATGATGCTGGACTGACAGATTTGGACGAATACGTATGTATAGCCCCTTGTTTTGAACGTAGTGGTATCGGTACACAAGTTGAAGGTGCCAGTACTGTTATGCTACAGGCCATAACAGCTTCTGAAATTTTAGGATACAATGAGGGCAAATGTGATAGTATGGGTATGGGCCGTGGCCAATCAGGCATAGGGCAAAGCCTTGAAAATTTGATAAAGATGCAAAGAGTCTGTAATTATTATAGACCTTACGATATGGGTTTTGGATTTAAAGAACCTCAACAGCTTATAAAAAATAGTGACGGGTCTATAAATTTAACAGCAATGCAAGCAGCGGTAATGGATGAATTAGCCAAGCGTCTGCCTTTCCATTTTAAGTTATATAACTTAAGGGCTAAATCTCAAAAGTGTGCTTATTGGGACCAGGATTATGGTTCAGACTTTCTTGTTAATACTGCCGGAGATGGGGTAATACTAAATGCTACATTTGATGCTGGAGGCAAGGTACGTGAGTGTACTTGTACTGACAGTGAGGCTATACCATATAATACTAGGGATTTAAGTGCTGCAAGCTTGCCAATATTGCGAAGAGTTTGGTCATCACAAGCCAATACTATAATTTGTAATGGGGCGAAGCCAGAATGTCCTTGTTATACTGGGGAATGGTTGTATTGTATAGATGTTCAAATGCTTTCTGGTATGAAGATAACAGCAGAGCAGATGTTAGAGTTGAGATTTTGGACCAGAAATTGGTCAACTCAAGAGGAGTATGACCTTTATTACGAGGATTTGCCAGGTACAAATCCAAACGATCCAACTACCGCTGACATTTATACATTTGAACAATGGAAAAGACTAGATCCAATTAATGTTGAGGATAGTATAATGCTTGGAGCAAGAGTTAGTATGTGCCAACCAGTCTTGCCAGGAGCTAAATATTTTGATACATCTACATTTCTAGAATATGATAGTATTACGTATCCTAGCTTGATGACACCAGTAGAATTTCCAGACAGTAAAAGTAAAGGTACTACTACCCCTAATCAGGTTTCGTTCCCGACTCTTGTAAGGGATCTCAACAGTGAGACACCGTCTCTTTTAGAGATTTTCTATCCTTATGTAGTAGATGATCCTTTTGGTAAGACGTTCGGTTGTGGGCAGGATTTAGGGAGCATACCATGTATAAAGAGAAGTTGTGATGCTGGAGGAGATTCAGTTTCTGTTGTAGGGGTTAGTGTAAGAAATAAGACTATATTAGGTATTAACTTAACTCGAACTAATGTAAAATTTGATATATTAAACGAATATGATAGTTTGTCACACTATCTTTTGAAAAATCCAGAAGCTGAATCAGAATTTAATCACAAAATAGAAAATTTTATTGGGGAAGTCAGAAGAGAAAACATTGAGGATGATCTGTTGTATGAGGAAACATCTGATAGTTTCGGATCTTTTAAGATAGGTCCGGTTGGGTTAGCCTACCAAGAAAAGAACACTATAGCAGTTATTGTTGACTTGGGTTCCACAAACAAACACCACTACGAGTTCAGGAAAGTAGACGTTTGGTCTCAATGGTATGGTGGTATATCTTTGCAGTCAAAATATAAGAGAGAGATAGAAACTGGCGACGTAGTTGTAGATTCCGACGACCTGTTTATATCTCCATCTGCCGAAGCTGAGATTAGCATGATACCATTGAAAGGTGACAATCCTTATAATCTAACAGCAGGAGTACAACAATGTTTACCAGTCTCTGTAAACGAAAGAATGAATGCTCTTGTACAATATGATGAATATAGTTATTGTATAAAAAAGAAAACCGTTACGGATTTGGAAGTGTTAGATTGGCTAAGGGTAGGGAATTATGGCCTTGTTTGGATAGAAATACTAGATTCTAATTTGAACTATATATTGGACTGGGAAGTTGTTACAGCAGAAGTCACTAAGGTTCATACAGATGAGTTTGGTGTTGTAATAACTGACGAAACAGTAGAGATGGAGGTAGTTTTTCCTACAGGCGATCATGAACAGGTAAATATACCAAGAAATGCTGTGTTGATTGGCCCTAAAGACGGAAAGAAAAGATGGTTTTCATCTGACGGAAGTCAAAAGATAACTGTGGATTACTATTACACATTTTTTAGTACTACTGATGATATAGATACTGATGAAAAGATTGTTTGGCCAACATTTGACGAAGGCGGAGATAGATTTGTTAAAGGAGAGATGGTGGTAGAATCTACTGTTGGTGATAGTTTCCTATCTGGAGAACAATTTAAGATAGCTGGTATAACCACCAATACACCGCAAATAGCTTGTCTATTTACTTCTGAGGACAACGCATTGATTAGTTTAATAGCCACCAAGCTTCTAATTAACATACCTATATTACGTGCTAGGCCTGTTGAGATAAAATATAGTTGGACTGATTCTGGAAGCTCTTATCAGTTGAGACCAGAAAGATCTTTCGCGAAAGAATTACAAAGTGATAAAGCCTTAGGAGGAGCTACTCATAACTTTGTTCCTTATTGCGGAGATCATGAACTTACTTCACTTATGAATATAGGACCGATGTGGTACCCTTTCGGGGCGTGTGAGACCTTTGCAGCCTATAATGTATATGTTAATGTAGCATACTGTACTCTGCCTATAGAAGATGCACCTAGGAATGATATGAGAGCCCGAGGTCCTGATGAGTATTATGCTCTTTTTCTGGGAGAGGGGGCCATTGCCGCATGTTCTAATAATTTTCTATATGGTTATACTGTTATGCAGAAGAGGCCAGTATTTACCGGTTATGGTAATATAGGCACTTATGTCAATGAGACCTACTATAATGCTATGAATTGGGATATGCCGCCGTTTGGTAATACTTACCGAGAGTATGTGGAAAGATTTTTTAGCACCGACAGAGTAACTTACCAATCATCTGATGGAGGTGAGGTTACTTTTGTAGCTAAATGGCTACCTAAAGTAATGGATAACACTGATTTTAATTTTACATTCAATTCGTTTGGGTACAAAAAATCAGAAGGTGCGTTTGAATTCATTAGCCAAATGAATTATATGAAATCCCCCGCCGTTAATGAGAAAGTAGATAAAGCCCGCCTCAGATTCGGAGATGTTTTTGACATAAGAAAAGAAGGTAGGGTGGCGTATCCACCTCCTGTAATAGAGGACGATGAGCACTCAACTCCTTTTTATTGTTTTTATAAATTCAAAGAGGAAGATGTGTTATGGGCTTGGCAAGATTACTGGAAGTCTATAGAGAGAGAAGTTAGTGAAAATAAACTGGAGTTCGTTCAGTTGACCAACCCTGAGTATACTTTTGATATGTACAAAATAGAGCATAGAAAGTGTTTAGAGGAGGGAGAACATAATATAGTGTTCGGACCACCTGAAGTAGAGGAAGGAATACTAATCAAATATCCATTTATACAGGTAGACGGTGGGCCCAAAAGATTTTTTGAAATAGATTACGATGATTACAATTCAGAATATGTAGACTGGAAAGATGAAAACAGCGGAGGCAAAGATGCCTCTGGAGAAGAAGATGAATCAGAGGAAAAAAAGGATGGCCTAGTATATGAGCAAACTAGCGATCCCGATGTATGGTATGTAGATGATAATATGCTATATGATGTTGAAGCTAGCTCGTCCGAAGACGCATGTGAAGCAGTAGGTAGAGTTATAAAATTAGGTTATGACTCTCTAACTGAAGAATGGACAAAGGGGTATTATAATAGAGGTATAATAGCCAAAATTAAGAAGGATAGACTTAAATACATGCCACATGTTGTAAATGATTGGGAAGTAGCCTCTGTATCCCGCGATCCAACTATAGGCCTCGATCCTTGTGTAAATGAACACACTGATAAATATTGGGTCACTTCAGGTGTAGGCTTAGAATGGCAGGTTACTTTTGGAGAGGAGGGGTGCCCAGCAAATATAAGATTTTTTGGTTACAAAGGGTTGTATTCTTGCACTAAACAGAATGCTATCAAGCTTACTACCTCTAATGTCTGTATACCAGGCTATAAAGTAGAAGCTATAGTAGATTCCAATAGGATTGTATTGGCTGACAGACCTTATATATTACCATCTAATAAGGAATTGAGAGAGAAAAGATTTGAATTTTATCAAATATACGAGGATTTTGATATACTACCTAAATTGATGATTAACAAAGTGACTGACTTGACTGTAACCTTTACAGTTCCAACAAGTTATTACGCCTGTATTTTTAAGACTAATGGGTTTAAGTTCTCTAGAGCCGAGTATGTAAGTGAAACTGAGATAATTAATGTATGGGAACGTAAGTACACAGTTTCTAGAGGTAGTACCGGTGATTACAATCCTAATGGTACACTGGAGCCCATGAAGCCTAATTTCGGCTTTATTAATGGCGGCATATATTGGCCACCATGGACGACTACTGTATCAGAAATAAATGCTGAAGATAAGTTGAGAAGTATAAATACTAGGGAATTTAATCCAGACGCGATCGATATAACTTCTAATGATATACTGTCTTTAGAAGAAAGTATACAGAAAGAATTATATGAGGATGCGATTTCTTTAGAGGTGGATAACGGTTATAAGACTTATAATCATTTTGTACCACCACAACTTTCAGGTTTTTTTGAAACTATAGGAGATGTCTATTTCAGTACTGCTGTTATGATAGTCGATGTCAAGACTATCCCATGGAAGAATCATTATCTTACAACAACACATGAAGAAGTAGAGGTTTGGCAACCAAAAGGTCACCTTTTTGGTTGGAATGCCGACACTACTGTGGGAACTAGGTGCTTTGAGTTGGGTCCTGTAGAGCCTATATTTAAGGTCAGGTTTATACATCGACATGGGTCTTCCCTTCTTTATGAACCTTTAGGAGGGACATTAGAGTCTTATGCCGGAGTAACTAAGCTTAAGTATATAGTAAGTAAGGCTGTATCTAACGAGGCTAATAAAATAAAAAAACTGAACCATGGTCCTGATTCCTTTTCTAGCCCAGATTCTGTGACTTAAGGTGGTAAATTAAATGATTGGTAATTTAGTAGATTTCATAAAATGTCCAGTATGTATAGAAGGTAGTATGAGACTCTCTGTAAAGAACACCTTTGAGTCTTACGGGCAAGGATTTGATTTGGATGATATAGATAAATTAGAGGACGGTATGATAGAACAATATTGGGTTTTTGATTGCCTTAACTGCGGAGCCACGCAGCGATACAACTTTAGGGATATAGAGAGATTGGCCAGGAAAGAAATATCTAAACGAGTGTTAACTTTGAAAGCAGCAGGAGAATTGGGTACAACTATAAATACTAAGGTCAAGTATCTAGTCTACTGCGGAGTTTGTAATGGCTATGACTCCAATGGGTCATGCCCACAAAAAGTATACGATAAGTGCCAATTAAGGAGGATGCCAGGTGGCCTATAATTTTATAAATGAAGCCTCTACTATAAAAGTGTCTACGTTGTGTTATCATGACAATACAGAGGGATATGCCTCTGATTTTAGTGTCAATGGTGAGTTCAGCGATTGGGACTACTATAATGGTGTTCACACTTATGGATGTTGGGGAGGTTTTCTGTTCGGAACTCTTCATGGAACTTCTGGTTATATAGGTAGATACAATACATTTAATCCTGTGCCAGGTGAGGCATACTACTTCGTTAAGATAGCCATGAAATATAGTCCTGTAGAGAGCAGTGTGGCCTCTCAGGGCCGATTGATGTGGCGAACAATAGCTAACACCTCCTGGGGTGTTGACAAGCAAGAAGACTTTACTATATACGCTGACAATGAATGGCATGTTTACACAATAAATATGGGTAATGCCCAATGGTGGCAGGGCGACATCAATGACTTACGTTTGTACCCTGCTCTTAACGGTAGAGCTGATGATAGTTTTTTTATAAAATATATAAAAATAGTTTCCACTGATACCTATAGATGTACTAATGGTGACTGCGACTACTACACAAGCTATGAGCACGATTGTCCTGGTGTTGGCACCAAAGGGGCGTGTACCTCCTCCCCTAATGAATCTGACTACTACACTGTTGGTGGCACTCTTGTAGTTAATATAAATGGTTATGGTCAGGAGAACATACAAATAGCTACTATGGTAGATGCTACAGGTCTACAGGTGGCTAAAGTTTTAGGCCAGTCTATATCTGGATTAGACATAGGTGGTTATGCTGAGGTGGATGTAACTTACAATGAGGATAAAACGTTAACAATATACTCTGGTACATATGGGGCATCTAGTTCAGTGGATGTTGAGGACTCGGACACAGCCAAAGCTCTTGGATTCGATACTACTACAAAAATTGTAGGAACTGATTCTTCTTCTGGGTACCTACCTCGTTGTTCTTTTTCGCTTAAAACCTACCAGTTATACGATATATTCGATACAAATGATGATACAAACTTTATTTTCGATCCCAAACTTAATAACATAGAGGGAGGTAGAAGAGATGTTTTGGATAGTGGTTTAGGTACCGCAGAACTTTCGTCTTCAAGTACCGGAGTTACTTCCAGAAGCTACACAAAAATTTCTAACTATGGCAAAACCATAATAGACTTCAGTAATCCGTTTAATGCTAGTGGTAGAATTAACAAGATAATGGCGGCCTGTACATTGACCATTGATGGAGGCACAGCCACTAGTTGTAAATTTAAAATATTTAGACCTACTAAGGATGGCACTTTACGTTATATTACTTATGTGGATATACCCAATAGGGAGAGTGGCAGCACCTTACAATCAAGTAGCCAGGAATTTGTTTCTGTGGATTGTGATGTTATAGTAAATAAGGGCGATTTTTTAGGCATCTATAACGCCGATGTTTATGTAGGAAAGCATAAAGCTGGGGATGTGGATGCATTCTATACCCAAGTGTCAGGGGACGTAGTAACTGATGTGATCAGTTATTCCACTTTAGGTGACGGAACAGCCGGATTTTCCATGTACGCTTGTGGTAATCAAAAACAGAATAGGATAACTTTGGATCTTGATTTGGGGGCTAGATATAATTTAAATAGTGTAGTTATAGATGGAGAAGTAACCTCAGACTATTTAGAGTACAATATAGCACGATGTAAGGATGTAACTTGGAAGTTTGATACTTTCGGACTAACCCACACCACCGGTTATTGGGATGATTTACACGGTTATGGTGTTAGTTATACAAACCCTAATGCTGGTTATGGGTTAAGCAGTCTTACAGATGGTATATTTGTTGTTGAGAATAATACAGCTGCAGATAGTTATGTTGTACAGACCGGAGATGATAAAGAAGGGGTTATACCCACTAACCCTAAATACTTTTTTTGTAATGGAGACGGTGAGTGGCTGTCCACACTTATGTTTACCGCAACATGGCAAATTGATCCATATATAGAAGAATTTGAACACGATCCTGTAGCATTTTACATTGAGTTCCCTAACATGGTAGAGAAAGAAATATCTAGGTCTAAGATATATTTTAAGGAACCACAGAATTTTAGAAATTTTGGGTTGTCTTACTTGAGTGACACGGCAGGCCTATATGGCAATTCCGATGACAAACAATACACTTACATACCAGAGTACGTAGCAGTTACACTTAACGGATTAAGATACCACGATGGTATGTCTCTTTATTCTAATGTTGAGCCGTATTTGTTTAATAACCCGTGTACAGGGGAGCCTGAAATGACTTTTCCAGCCGCTTGGGTTGAAGGCAGTAGTGCCACTGTAACTAACGGTGATGAATACCAGGCATCAACCATGTGCGAATGGACCACTATAGAGCATGAATGGGATCCAGTAGTCTGTAAAGGTTTCAGAGTTTATTGTAATTTCCACAAGTCCACTAAAGTAACAGAGATGGAATTGTACTGTAGAACTGATGATGTAGGCTCAAGTTTAGCCGGTAGTACGTCACTTTTGTTTTCTAATTACGGAGACCATTGGACAGAGGCGAGTATGCTTCAGAATGGGCAAGAATCTGTAGAGGCCGTTATAGGGGATACCCCGAGATACTTTGTTTTGGATATAGAGCCTATAACTACTGTGAGACTAAAGAATGTAGTATTTAATATAGACAAAGAAGCGGGTTATGTAGGTAGTAAGGGGTGTGATTACGATGTATATTCAGGTGATGCCCGCCTTGGGGAGACTGGGTCTTCACAAATAGTCACTTTGAAAAATGTTTATGGAAGCCCTTATGATTTGTATGCTAACATTGCTCAAAAGAGCTTGAAGGAGTCTGGTTTAATTTTCCATAGTAGACTAAATGATGATGCTGCCGTAACGAATCCAATAATAGGTGCTGATGCTAAATATAAAAAGGCGTCAGTCAGTCATGAGCTGATGGGAGTACAGAATAACTGTGCTATAAATTGTATAACTTATGGTCTTGGCAATTTAATGGATGGTGCCAGGACTTTTTTTTCTAACGACGATGGACAAACTATAATTTATAACGGGACTGTGTCAGGTACAGACTCGATGGATTTCACTAACATAAATACTGGGTCATTAACTACAGTGACTTTACCTACTACTTACAGGGATAGATATTGGAGATTTTATGCTCCATGGTCAGCTTTAGATATAAGCATAAGAGAGATTCAGGTTTTTGATGCTGATGGTGCTATTTATACTAATGTTACATGGTACTATGATTCCGGTGATCCGACTAATGTACCGATTTCCACATCAGCTCCTCATTTGACCAATGGTTCTTTGACTGGAAGTTACTATACCATTTCTGAGGGATTGTTCATAACAGTAGACCTTGGTGTTTCTACCACTATAAAGGAAGTGAGACTTTTTCACGAACCAGTTGCTGGTTATACTACCACGGTTGACCAAGCTGGTATAGATGATAGGGTGGTAATGTACATAGCTGGTGGAGATGGAACGTCTGGTCATATTTTTTCTGATGAAAGTTATTATACACATTCACTTAATACGAACAACGGTGCTGTTAGCACCCCTATGGTAGGTTCTTTTTCTTCTGGGGCTATAGAGTTTACAGGTTCAGAATATTTAAAGTTTAATACAAGTGATGAGTGGCGACTTAATTTAGATATATACGATATAAGTGTAAGAGCTCGTTTTACATCACTACCTTTAGATGGAGAAGATGCTTGTTTTGTGGAGGGTACCTCTGCTGGAGAATACAAAGCATGGAAGTTTTGTTTAAGAAATGTCTCTGGTGTCTACTATTTGTCTTTTTATGAAAACAATTCTTTAAAACAAAACGCTGTTTGGACTCCTACTCTAAATACTTGGTACACATTGAAGGCCAGAAGAACCCCAGGTACTGGCAATCTTTACGTTGATGGTGCCTCTGTGTATTCGGCATCGGTCACAATAGTTAACATAAATACAGGTGTATATGTTTATGTTGGTAGGGGTTTTGATGGTCACATGGAAGAGCTTAGGGTTGGTAGAGAAGTAAATCGTTCCAATACCCCTCCAACTGTCAAATATGAAACATTTCTTAGACTCGATGTTTACACAAGTGCTGATGATGTAACTTACGCACTGCACTCTCAGAACAGTTTGGCATTTAATGGGCTTTCAAGTGAGTTAACCACAGGGGGAGTAGCTGCCGGGGGAACCAATCCGTATAATGCGTATGACAACAATGCTTCCACTGAGACCCAGTGGGGTGGTGGGTCAGGAGTTAGAACGTCTACTTATACGTTCTCTTCTCCACAAGAAATAGATTTTATAAGAGTAAGAGGTTCATATTACCCTTTTTACATTTATGGTTTCACACCTGAAGGTAATTCCTATTTATTGATAACTAGTAATGGTGGTAATAATACGTGGATCACGTTCTCTTTTGTTAGTTATGAGGCATACAGTTATATTTATTACAGGACTCAAATTTCTCAGTATTCGAATTCCTTAGATGAGATTCAGTGTTTTAAAAAGAACGATAGGTCTAATAGTACATTTATGTCTATCTATTACTCTTATTTTTATGTTGATTTAAATTATAGAAAAGCCTTATACCTTATTAGAAGTTGGGGAGCAGCCGATGCAGCGGATGTTTCTCTAACTGAAAATGTAGAGTACTCTACAGATATTACATCAGATGTTAATTCAGTAGTCTTTAATAGTAGTGAAACAGACGAGGTTAGATGGTTAAGAATAGCTATACCTAATACCAGTATTAACCGTACTATTCGAAAGCTGGGGATCTACCCCGATATAAGAAAATCTGTTGTTTATGGTCATTATAATTGTACTTGGCATGACTTAGGCACCGCTTTAACAGACTACGGTACTGGTACCAATGCTGCTTTAAACAAGACTGTAACTTCGTCAAGTCAATTCGGGGATTTGGGACCTGAAAGAGTAACTGATGGGGTTATAGGCGATACCATTTCCTACGCGTTTCTTTCCGGATATGAGACAGCTCCTTGGGTAAAAATAGATTTAGAGGAGGCTATGGATATATATAGATTCAAGTGTTATTTTGGTTACGATAGTTCTGATACTAGTTACTTGATTACAAGTTATACAATAGCAACTTCATTGGATGATAGTGCTTGGACTACAAGATTTAGTATATCCGGCAATACTGAATTAGAAAGAACACATGATCTCACTAGTAGTATATCAGTGAGGTATGTTAAATTGACCATTACTGGTTATAATAACACCTCAGTACTTATGTATTTATCTTCAGGAGATTACGAGTATTTTAAAGGTACAGTTGTTAGAGAGTTAGAGGTATATGCTGATTACGGTGCTTCTTATATAAGTAGTAATGACTGGCCTATACTAATAACTAATTTAAATGACCAATTTTATTTAAAAAGCCACTCTGTAGTTGGAATAGATTCACAAAGTACTACTGACGACTGGAGCAACATCGACTCTAATTTTTCATATTCTGATGTTGTTAGTGCTAACCCTAACATGGCAACCTTTGGTGACTGGGGAGATGCTCCGGTATATGATCAATGGGTAGCTGTAAAGAATACTACGGCTAGTTACTACGATAGTGGGCCAAAATATATAAAGCATCTTGTTGTTGAAAACAGTCAAGGCTTAAGTTCATGTGAGTATAGTTGGTGGTGGAGATCATCTCTAAGCACACTATCAAATGACCATATGTATGTTAAGGAGTCTGCACGATCTTTAAAAATAGAATATCCCACAAGCTCTGGGGTGGATAATATATCATTAATAGAAGGTGATTATTTTGGAGTTGATGCTCAAGCAGGAGTAAGAGACGGCATGCGGTTGTGGCTTCATATTGACGACATAAACAATCTTGATACTGAATACGGTTATTTCTATTTCGGCAATGAAGAGACTCCGGTGGTATACAAATGGAACATAAAAACTTTTTATGACGCCGGAGCGTTAAGTACGGGTTGGAATAGTTTGTTTCTGCGATTTAAAGATTATGACGATATAGATTACACCAATTCACAAGATCCATATACTGTAGATGTTAGAGTACCAAGTACTATAAATTGGAAGTCCATAGGACTAGCTTTCAGGGGGGTGGGCACCGCACTGACTATGAGAATAGAGGGGTTTACTTTGTTAAAGAATAAATTCCTAGACAGAGGCTACTACAATTATGGCCTGTATCTTTTACAGAATGACACACTGACTATAAATATGAGCGAGTTAAGTCTAAGTGAAGGAACTATAGAGTTTGTAATTAGGCCTGATTATGATCCTAATGGACGAGGTTATTTCAATGTTTTTAAACTGAGAAGCCTTTTTGCTATGTGGAATTTGGCTAAAGACTTTTTCGGGGCATATATTTACGGAGGAAATTTAGTTATTTACTTCGGGAACCTAAATGGCAGCCTTACTTTTTTTGAAACCCCTGTGGCGGACTATTGGGAAAGGGATGACATAGTTCATATAGGTATAACTTGGTCCAATAACGGTTCAGCTATATCTTCGGACAGCAGTACTGTCCAAGTTTATGTTTATGGTGAGTTACAGAGTAGGTTGTTTGATACCTGGGAAGTGAATGAGGATAAGAAGGTTAATTTCACATTAGGGGGTAAGCCTCCGATTGCGGTTTCTCAGAACTATTCTGTGGATATCTCATCTATAGACTCGGTGGTTTCTGAACTACGTATTTACAACTATTGTAAAACTAATTTTGATGACACTCTATACGATGTGTTTAATGCCCAAGGAAATCTGGAAGATCCTAGTCAATTTATTGAGATATCAAAAGATAATCTAACCTTCTATAAAGTAGGAAATACGTCATTGCCTCTGTTTTGGGATGATGTGCCAGACGGTACTGCGGTTTCTCTTTATGTTAGAACTGTTTTACCTAGAGCCCTAACAGGAAAAGAGTTAAGAACTGCAGGAATAATAGTCAGTTGGGATGTGGGGGTATAATGAACTTTAATCTTTTAGAATCTTCTTATGGGTCTTTTGATACGTCAGTTGGTACAGTAAGTGGTACCTTTGATGAAATGCGTGCCATAATGACGTTATCAGGAACCAAAGACATATATGGAGATGATATACTGTGTATGGATTTTGATCTCGGCTCACGAATAGAGACAGATAGTATGCATTACTATTTCAGCTGTACTACAGCCTCAGCCACCGTTGCTTCAGGTGTAGGTTTTTATTATAAGAACGACCCAGTAGATTCTTATGTAAATACACCCACTTTAATAAGTACTGGGTATTATACTACAACTATTTCCGGGCTTAATGCCCCAAGGTACATAAGAATAGTACACACAGTATCTGGAACTTCCATATCTGGTACAGTTACCGGAGTAGAGGTTACGAATGAGGATAACACAGTAGACTTTGGCACAGATGGCTCATTGGCAAGTTTAACCATACACAGTACTACCAACACGGCACAGTTAACTAGTTCCCATGTGTATAACACTAATGGTATTCGGTCGAATGCCTATGTTAAAATAGAACCTACAGGCGGTATTGTGGATGAGGCTTTATTTTTGTCTGGCTCAGAAGATGGCCCTTGGCGTGGTCCAAGAAGTGACCAGTTCATGGATCCTACAGAATCTTCTCAGGCGTTATTGTATAATTTTCCCGAATGTGATAAGCGTGGCTCTATAACTGGTGATGTATTTACTGTATACCCTGATTATACTGAAGGTGTGTTCACCTCAAAAATAATGGACACTGGTGGTGAACCATTTTTCAATGTCAACCTGTCTTGTAATTTACCTGCTGGGACGAGAATAGCGGTTGATGAGTCTGATACGTCCTCGACAATAGAGGTTAGAAGCATTAACAATAGGCCTAAGAATTACGCCTATTACCGTAGATATTTCAGAAGCCCTTACCATGTTAGTACTAATTATGCCGGTGTGTATAGCACCTACAATTTAAAGGATGGGACCGTAAAAGCGGCTAATTGTAGAGACATAGAGGATCCTGATTATAATGAATACGCTAGAAGTATTATGGAGACTATAGACCCCAATAATGAGTATACATACCTTCTTTTCAGGGGCAAAGAAGTAGTTTACAAAAAATTCACTACAACCGATATTGCCCACGATACTTACGATAAGAGTGTAAGGTTAAACTCTAATGCTATCCTGACTCCATGGGCAGTATTGCCTACCTCAACAGGCGGCTGTTGGCTTTATTTTTATACGGCAACCGGGGACACTTTAAGTGTTGGCTACTATCTTAGGTACTATAATTCATCAGGCTCACTACTTTATGATTCTACGGCGTCTACTAACAAAGATATATATTATTGTGACGTAGTTTATGCCACAGGTGATTTATGGTATAACTCAGGTGCAGTTATCAAGATCAACAATGATGGTGACATAATATATACTATAGTGCCAGATGTTACGAATCTCGATTTAAGAGGCATTTGCACAACTTCCGACGGAGGCTGTTGGATTGTTAATGATGAAGATCTTCATAGGCTGGATTCAGAGGGTAACGAGGTAGATTCTATTCTTGGGGTAAGTACTTACGGTTCACTGACCATGGTAGCCCTTGATGGTGAAACAGGCCTTTGGTTAATGGATGGTAATTACGTTAGGAATATAGATATAGACACGGAGCGTGTGCTTTTCGACGTGTATGTAGGTCAGCCCAGGTTGTTTAGACCAACTGGTACGGATGACGGAATTATGGTTCATTGTACAGATTATTATTGTAAATTTATAGATAAAGACACAAGAAGTATAACTAACAGCCATTATGTTTACACAACAATACCAGGGCCTTTTAGTGTCTCTTTTGATAACGATAATCATTCTGGAAAGATGTATAAAACCAATGATTTTTTCCCGATATCCGCATCTGCTTCCTCATACGAAAGTGATGGTTGGGCTAGCTACCACCCGCCTTACTACGCTGTTGCTAATAGTGAATATGTATATTGGGAGGCTGATCACAGCGTTACAGGATATATACCCCAATGGTGGAAATGCGATGTTGGAAAATTCGTGGTACCTAAGATTTTGCGGATTAGTCAAGTAAGAAGTGATAACTACTGCCGGTTGGAGGCCAGTACAGATGATTCTAATTGGGACATATTATACAATTCTATGCGACCAAGTACCAGCAGTATGAGTCAGTACTCTTTTTATACTAACCAAAAAGCTTATAGGTACTTTCGGATATATTTCTATTCTGGGGCAAATTACTGTGGTATACGCGAGACTGAACTTATAAGTATATCTCCCTATTTTCCTAATGAGTTGGATACGGAATGGAATAATTTAGAATGGAAAAAAGTGTCGTTAGATAGTTACGATTTTTCTTCTGATAGATACCATCAGGTTAGGATTACTATGCGAAGAGACAGCCTGGCAATAGAGCCATCTGTTTATGGTGGATATGTAAACAAAAGCACAGATTTAGGAGATGTACGCCCTAATGGAAGTAAAGAGTTTTACATAAAATTAGAGACCCCCTCAGATACTAGTGATTACTTAGGTAGTGCTAATACTAACGTTTTAGCTTGGTGGGAGGTTCCAGTATAATGAGTGACTATGCTTCAGATATAGACGTCAGTGATTTTGATTTTATGGGAAGCATAACCGTGACTAATAATGTAGATGAGGACCTGATAAACTATTCTATACCGTTAGCACTAACACCAGACAATTTTAATTTTGCGTTTGCCCAATCGGATGGTGCTGATATAAGAATAGCCGAAGGCTCTGGAGGAACTCAGGTTTTACACATGTATTTAAGAAGATGGGTAGTTAATACCTACGGTGAACTCTGGTTTAAAATACCCAAGTTAGAAGCACTAGACACTAAGACTTTCTACATATATTTTGGTTTTGTCGGGTCCATTTCGGATGCTTCTAATATAAGTGAGATGGATTTTTTGATGGCAGATAGGTTTGACAGTAATAACTATGATTCTAGTAAATGGTCACCAAGTACATATTATTTAGATACCAAAAATTCCCCATTAGCTGGGGCTATCAATTGGCAGATAAGAGCATGGGTAGAGCACACCCCCTCATCTAAGAATGCCGGTGAGTACCCTAATTATGCATCACTGCGTCATTACTTTTGGGCGAACCCGTCACCTGATTTTTATTTTCGTTACTTTTATAATAATGTAGCGACTGATTTTGTTACTGATAGTGAAGTAGGTTATTCTACGACTAATGGTACTATAGAAAAGGGCTCATTTCAGGATATAATTTACGATTATTATGAACCAATAGATACACTGAGATTGAGAATACAGAAGCATGATACATTTGCTGACAGTGACTACACATGGGAAAAGCAGACATTTGGTAATTTACGTTGTACTAATTTTAGGCATCAGTGGTATACTAATAAGACCAGTGTAGGCCAGGTTTATATAAGACAGGGCGGAGTAATAATGAGGGACTATTGTGGTAGCGATCCTACCATAGATTACTCAGGCCTTTATATAGAATTTGCTAATATAGAACCTACGGTTCTTTCTACTAAAACTTATAATGATTATTCAACGGATTACATTTTCTATCACGAAACAGATTTAGGCGGTGATCCACGAAATCTTTCTGATAATGCTAACAATAGTGTCTGGACCACAGATATTACAGTTGATATAGACGGCTATGCCTTAATAGACTTCGGTAGGTATGACGACAGCCTAGTCAGTACAGAGTTTGTCCACTATGATAACGGGCATGTTAGATATTACGGTGCTTCTAAACTGTCAGATAATGAACTAGATATCAACGGGAGAGATTACTGGAGTAGTACCACCTCATCAGGTGCGTGGGCAGCTATAGAGTTTTACACAGACACAAAGGTTGGAAGTTTGTTTGTAAAGGCTGTACCTGGCGAATTAGATAGTATGATAGAAAGTTTTAGATTTGAGGGAACTGCCACCGATCCAAGACTCCCCACTACTGTCTGGAAGACACTTTGTAGCGGTATAGCCAATGAGGCTACAGGTTGGCAGGGATTCTACTTCACTAATGGCAGGCCTTTTAAATACTATAGACTGTTTGTTGATAGTACTTATGGTGGAAATGCGAAGATCCAGGAATGGAAACTCTATGAGTTTATAGAGAATCCTGTTCAGTTAACTCAGAAAGCTATTTCGGTGCTTAGGCTAAAGCCTACAACGGCTTATGGTCAGTTTCCAAAACAGTTAGAGCTACAGGGATCTAATGGTTTAACATGGGATACCATCACATCCGCTAGTACCTATACACCATCAGACCTAAATTGGCAGGAATTTGCTTTTACTAATACAGCCCTTTATTGGTCTTATAGAATTAATTTTACCGACAATTGGACTGGCACAAACGATAAAATAAGCATAGCAGAATGGGCTATGCAGGAGGAGATATAATATGGACGCAACATATGTTAGTAGTAGTAGTTTTAAGGTGGCGGAGGATAAGACATTAGAATTTATAACTGATAGACGCGTCAAATTGGATTGTGGCGTTTCTGGGATAGTATACACCAATATAGTATCCAGTTCTTACGCTATTGGGTTTACTACCGTTGTCATAGATGAGTCATCCTTAGACTCTAATTTAATAACAGCTCTTTATGGTGTAGTTGCTCCTGGAGAGACTGGGAGTTTACCAACCCATTCACACGACGGATCAGAAGGTAGTGGTGGTGGTTTAACAATAAGTGGTTCAGCTTCAACATTATTGGATCTTACAGATACTCCGTCTATTTATGATGACGGTAAGTACCTTCGTTCCACTTCTGATGGTACAGAGTGGGCCACGGTTTCAGGCGGTTCAAGTGTTGCGTCCTTCTTAGATTTAACTGACACACCTTTAGCCTATGACACTGGTAAATATGTTGTTTCTACCGCTTCAGGCATTGAGTTTTCTGACTATAGTATAAATTCGGCCAGCACAGATTTTGTGGCCAGGCGGTTGTTAGCAGATTATGATTTAGATAATGAAACACTAAGCGACACTATAACATTAGACCCTACAACACAAGATAGAGTAGTTATTGAAGTAGAGAGTATGGATACAAATGGCGGAGCTCCATATGTACAGCTTAACGGAGACTCTGGTTCTAATTATACTTATGGTTATGTCGGTCAGGATGGGGCTAATACCATCCAAAATTCAGGACCAGCAACCAGTATTGGACTTGGTAGTGGTAACAGAGAGAGTTGTGCATCAATAACTGATCTATTCTTAAAAAAGACTGGTAATTATAGGAGTGCTATTGTACAACGAGCAGATTATGAAACAACAAATACTGACAGTATAATAATAAACGTTCATTATTACTGGGCAAATACAGCAGATGACGTGACCAGTTTAGTTCTTGCAACGGCTGGGAATGTAACTGGAACCGTAAAAGTTTATAGTTACGAAAACATAGATGTGCCTACAGTCAGTGGTATTGACGGTGCCGATGGGGCCGATGGGTCTGACGGGGCTTCCACATTTTTGGAATTAAATGATACCCCAACAACTTACTCAGGAACTGAGGGACAGTATCTTGTCTCGACCGCTTCAGGCATAGAGTTCACTGACATAGCTTTAGTTGAATCAAATTTTAAAGCTTATGAGTTGGTAGTAGAATATGATTTGAGTGGTGAGGCTTTAAATGAGACTATTTCTAGTGTGTCTGGTGATACCAATGATAGGTGGATGATTGATTATAATTTACTAGATACGTCAGGATCAAATAATGCTATTCATCTCAGCTTTAATGGTGACACAGGGACTAATTACTATGTAGGTAATATAGCGGAGAGTAACGATGCAGCAACAGCTGGGCATGACATCGGACTTACCTATACCCAGTTGGCATATGCTTATGCAAACACAGCGGTAAATGGTTACGCCAATCTTTATCTTGAAACTGGTGCCCCTAGATCTGTTCACTCGTTTATGTCTAGAACAACCACAACTGATGCTGCTAAACATTTACTATATTATGGTTCAACTTGGTCGAATACAGTGGACGAAGTTTCGACTATTGAAATAACTTCTGCTGGAGCACTAACTGGTAAGATAAGATTATACAAATTCAAAGAAGTATCTATACCTGTCAAGCCAGCATCTTTAACTGAGTCTACTTTCTATGCTGATGAACTGGTTAAAGAATGGGATTTAACAGCATCAGGTATAGATGAGGTATTCGATTGGGACGGTGAGAATGAAGAAGCTCATATGGAATTTGCTGTTACGAATAATACTTCCGCTATGACTTTCGTAGTCAGGCCTAATAGTGATACCTCCGCTACTTATGGTTTTTCCGCCCAGTATGTTACAGACACACCATCTGCTACTCAGTCCTGGAATGCTGATTTGGCTTGGGAGGGTCTTGCTGTAGCCGCTACAGGTGGTACAGACACAATGTATTTTAGAGGTTATTTTAACTCTAGTCTTAAAAAAGCTTCAGGAGGTCGTACTGGATATACTTGGCATGCAAGATCGGATAGTAATAGACAAGGTTACTATCTAACTAAATGGGATGATTCAAGTTCTTTAGTAACATCTTTACAGATATATTTAACTGGGGCTCCCTCTGGATCAGTTAAACTGTTTAAGAAAAAGAAAGTGGCCTTACCTACAGTAGAGACAGAAGTAAATCTATACCGTGGTAAGCAGTCTATCAAGGTTAATTGGGCCACAGCTTCAGGTGTTGATTGTCTGCCTGGTAATGTAGAAATAGGTGGAACACTTTACAATATAGCCACTACTGTCAGTAAGGACGTGACGAGTTTGGACGTCAGTACCTGGTATTATGTGTATATCGATCCACCATCAACAGGAATTTCTTTGGATGAGGGGGATGTAGAATATTCTACCACTGCTCCTACTCAAAATACTACACTTATGGGCCAGTATAATGGGAGCAAGAGATGTATAGGTGCTTTCTATTCTGATGTCTCTAGTAATATAGTAGAATTTTTTAACTCAAGGGGTTATGTAGAATGGACTTCAGGCGTACCATTGGATCAAACTGATCGATTTCCCAGTAATGTTTGGACCGATCAATCCCTTATAGTCCCACTTTGGGCAGATGGAGCAGTTAGTCTACTTGTTGCTGGCCAAAGTGTTAATTCAGAGGCTGGTTCTTTGTATATTAGGACTAATGGGACTAGCGGTAATGGTATATGGTGCGGTTACGTTTATACATCCAGCTTACGAACCGAGGTGGTAGTCGATTTAACTTATGATTCTACCGGGAAAGTCGAAACCAAATTTAATGCGGTGGCGGCAACTTCCAAGTTTGATTTGTATAATATGGGACATTTTATTCCAGACGATATCTATACAGGAGTATAAAGTATGCCAACAGACACTTGCTATGCCACCTGGGTAGAATCAAATACCCAATGGATTGATTACGATGACCAACAGTGGGGAGAGTGTCTACCAGGGCTGCTTAATCAAATATGGACAGATACAACTCTATATGTTTATGCTGCTTTAGACCTTGGTTTTGAGGTTATAGACATAGTAACAGAGAATAAAGTAGCCTACATAGATTATAGTGGAGGGTTCTCTACAGTGTGGGCTAATGATACTATTGTTTTCTTGGGCACATCTACAAATGGTATTAGTATTTTATATAAGACAGATATAATAGCAGATAGTCCTCCCACTGATTTAGCAAGCTATTCACAAAGTTTAAATTTTTTTTATGGGACGTCATCAAATAATATAAGATATCTACATGGTAATAATGATTTTCTGTTGTGCGTTACTGACACAGAGGTGGATATATTAAAGCTGGATAACAATACGTATAGAAGTTCAAGTACAACAGTAAGTGGCAATGCTTACAAAGGTTTTATGACGTCAACAGGTAAATTTTATTACACCACAGTGAGCCCTCAGTGGTCTGTAAATCGCGTAGATAAGCCTATTATGGATTGGACCACCCCCCACGCTACTTATGTTGCTGATGGCACAATACTGGCCTCTGGTATAGCTATAAATGATATATTTGTAACCGAGGGAACCTCATCTAATGGAATAGATAATGTGCTTTTGATAGCCACGAGTTCAGGCGTGTATGTAATAGACGAAAATGATTCATTTGATATCTATAATACAACCGGTTCTGGCTACTCAATAGTACCTGGTCTGTCTAGTAACTTCACAGCTGTTTGGGCTGATGAAAACTCTAGCCTATCGAGTGGGAAGTTATATGTAGCTAGTGAAGATGCTTTCACTATAATAGATTTAGAAACAAAAACAGTATACGATAGATATACACAAGAACTAAAGGGTAGAGGTAATGAAGTCCTAGATACTGATGGAATAATAGATATAAACGTAGTATAAGGAGATAAAGTATGGCACTAGTGGGCTGGAATCCTGCTCAGAAATTAGCACTGACCATAGATAATTCAAAAGTGGATGAGGATCTAATCGATTTCCCTATCAATATCGCTTTAACCTCTAATACTGGTATAGGAGGATTTGATGCTGTAGATATTTTTGACAAACTTTCCTATGCTGATAGGCATCATATCGTAGTTACTGATTCTAATGATAACAAGCTTTACACAGAGATAGCTTATTGGGATTCTATAAATGAAAAAGCGTCTCTTTGGACTAAAGTGCCTACGGTTTCTTCTGGGACTGATACAGACTTATACTTATACTACGATGCTGCTGCCACTACTGCTTCTGGTTACACCAACGACACTGGTACGATCCAGGCCAAAGCTGTATGGGACTCTAATTTTGTTGGCGTTTGGCATATGAATCAAGATCCAGGTATTGGTGGGGCTTGTATATTAGATTCAACTTCGAACGAATTACACGGTACTCCTAATGGCTCCATGACGTCCGCTGATTTGGTAGATACCAACTATGGTATGAAAGCTATAGATTTTGATGGTTTAAATGACTATATAAATGTACTGGATAACTCCAAATTAGATCTAACTACCGCACTCACAATGGAAGCTATAGCAAGACCACAAGACTGGTCTTTAGAATCTTATCAAAAGATATTATGTAAGACGGATAATGCTAATACGAGTCCATACTTTATTCAAACAGACAACTCTGTAGTTACAACCGGCAGCTTTTACTATGGGGAATATATAAGTGGGGCGTACAGAAGTGCTAGGACGACGACTGGACTACCCGAGAATGCTGACTATTATTTAGCTGGTACCTATAACGGCAGCACCAATCAAGGATATTTAAATGGGATACCAGGTGCGGTTTATAACATAGCTGGTAGTATAGACACATCAGGTTACCCATTAAGGTTTGGAGGTGAATATTTTACAAATAATTTTTTTGATGGTTATATCAATGAAATTAGGATATCTAAATCTGTAAGAACTCCAGGATGGCTTAAGACCACATATTACTCTAACTGGGATGACTTGTTAACTCTTAGTAGTGCTCTTTGGGCTAATTTTTATTTTTCTAACCCCACACCTTCTGGAATTACGGTATACGGGGTTACTGAACCTCTTTACATAAATGTCACAATCAGCGGGTCCGAACCATCCTTTATGTACGATGCTGTATTTTATGATGTCGGAGATGTCCAAATAGGTTCTACCATTTCAGGATCAAGTAGTGGTAGTCAAGTGACAAGAACTCTTGACACACCGTCTGGCACATCTTATAGTTGGTATGTAACTGCTACAACTTTAGGTCTTAATGACACAAGCCCGATTTATACCTTTGACAATAGGTTTATGTGTGAAGGATACGCTTCAGTTAACAGTGTCAGAGCGTCTGGGATACCAATAAGACTCTATAGAAGGAGTGATGGTGAGTTAGTAGACTCTGTGACCACGACTGGCACAGATGGTACGTTTCAAATCGAGACCACTTATAATGAATATCATTATGCGGTCGCCTTATACACAGATGACACAACAAACGCCTTGATCTATGACTACTTGACACCTTCCGGGATAAACTAAATGACTGATTACATCAAACCACCGTATAGCAACCTCCCTTTTACCTTTGGAACTGGGGGATATACGGCCCCAGACTTCAATGATGTTGATTTTCAGTTTAAAGCACGTGCTATAGTGTCTACTTATGCAGATATGGGAGCCTCTATTGTAGGTGTTAGAGACTACCTTAAAGATTGTCCTACGTATGTGGTAGGTTATGGCAAATACGGTGTACAGGTTATACAAGGTAAGTGTATATATGGCGGAGTAAGAGATCTAGGGGCTTACATAACAGGTATTAAGCATAGAGGCCAATCCGATTTAGGGTCAATGATTATAGGTCTCAGCTCAATAGTCCATACCAATGCGGGCATTTTGGCCAGCATCTACGGTTGGAACGCATCTGATTTACCGTCTTATATCTTCCCCAAAATTAGAGAAATTAGTAATTTGTCAGGTTATATAGGGGCTCATGACCCTGTAGATCTTGGGGCTGTTATATCTGTATTACAATCGGGCAATTTATTAGCATCAATTTATCCTATTGCTGGAGGAGATCTGAATGCTTACCTAAAAGTCTATCCACAAAGGGATTTTCCGGCCAGTATCTATGGTTGGGAGGAGCGGGATTTAACTGCTTCCATTAATTCTATGATAGCCTATGATTTAGGAGCTACTATAGGTGGACATGATCCTAGAAATTTAACTGCGTGGATAAAGGGTTGGGTTAGAGAAGCCACACACGATCTTGGTGCTCATATTTTAGGTTATACCTATGGAGGTCTTGGTGCCTCTATTAGATCTACTTACCTGGCCGATTTGGGAGCCCTACTTAATCCAGTATTACCTAGAGACTTGACAGCCAATCTACATGGTTGGCAGTTATATGGTTTGAGTGGGTCAATAAACGGCATCACGCTTGATACAGATTTGTCTGCATCAATCAATGCTACTGGTGGCTTTAGTAATCTTAATTCCTATATTAGATGTATGTACGGGTCCAATATAAAAAATGACCTGTCAGCCAGTATTTCGTCTTGGTATACACAGAATTTAGGGGCCAGATTGAATACTATATTTCCTGGCAATTTAGGGGCGTATATTAATCCAGCTGGAGGGAGTAGCCATATTTCCGCATCTATTTACCCTAAGATGATAAAATTAACTACTATAATTTCCTTTGTAACTATGGAACATAGTGATATGTCCGCCACCATTAATATTTGTATGGGGTCAGAGTCTAAAAATATGCCTGCTTATCTACGAGCGTTAGCTAAGGGAGATCTAGGTGCCACTATAGTAGGTCTTTGGGATTTGAATGATATTAGCAATCTAGGAGCATCAGTAGGACGAGATAATAGATATTTTGTACTTGACAAACTCCAAATCAGTACTTATATTAGTTCTAGTGTGTATTCACAGAAGGATAAACTACCTTTAAATATATACATAAGTAAGCGTAGTGTAGGTATGGGGGCGTACATTAACGGTGTTTTAACAACTAAGGATTTATCTGCTCAAGTTCTAGGAGTCCCCCCAGAATCTTACGGTTTTTCTGGAGACAAAAACAGAGAATTTATTTACTACAAGAATTATATGGGAGAGCATTTAAGGTTTGAAACAGCAGAAATCTCTTTTAGATCTATAGTTAAGGATTATTTTTACGTAAGTAACTCAGGCAGAGCTTATAAAACTGATAGACTGGATAGATGGGTGACAGATGTAAAATCTTACATCCCAAGAAATGTACGTTTGAATATAAAGAGACGTTTTCATAGAATGCTAACTATACACGACATAACAAACTTTTCAAGTGTGGATCAGGCAATAAAATTTGCTATAGAATTTGTAACAGACTACCCCGAGGTGGATATGGGGGCATATATAAATGTTACTGGACGTTACGAAGGGATGGGTGCTAGTATAACGCCTATATATACAAGATCTGAGATAAATAATCTAACCTCTGATATAGTAGGAGAGACATAAAAATTTCACGTAATTGAAAATTTTATTTAATAAAACTCATTTCTGTACTATATAGTGATTGAAGGGCTAATTTGAAAGGAGAATTTAATGAAATTTAGTATTGACGCTGTAGAGCTGCAGCGTGTCCTGCATCTGTTGCAGGTTCCCGCTGTGGTGAATTCAAAAGATGCAAGTGGTAGGGTTTTAATTAAGGCAGATGCCGATGGTACCTGCCTATTTTTATGTAGCAACAACGAAAAAAAGATATATCTCGTTGTACATACAGGGAAGACCATGGTTGATGAACCAGGAGAAACCTCTATAGTGTACGGAGAGCTTAAGTCTTTTGTTACTCCTATTCGTCCATGGGACGGGGAGATTGGTGCGAAAGATTTTTGTTTTTCGGAGACCGACAATGACTTGATAGTCACTACAGAAAATGTCCATGAGAATGGGAAGAAAACAAAAGCCAGATTGAAGTTAAGTAAGTATAACATCCACGATATTAGACAACCAAAGCCCTTCAAAACACCAACCTTTACACTAACTTCAGACATGTACAAAAAAGCTCTAAATAGAATATCTTACGCCATAGCTTCTGATGAAACTAAAGAAAATATCAGAGGAGCCAACGTCATATTTGAGGAGGACTACATCTATTTCGCTGGGACTAATGGTGTTAAAGTGGCTGAACAAGCTCTAAAGAATACCAGTGGCCTAAAAGACACGAATATAAGGTTAAATTACGAGTTTATTCAAGGCCTAAAGAGAATTGTCGGCTCAGGTCAGAGGCTTGATTTTGAGGTTGATGGTAGAGATATCAGGGTTTGTTTTGATGGTGTAGTTTTCGGTTCAAGTCTTATAATTGGTAGGGAATATGCTAATTATAGGAGTTTATTTGACAAATTTACTGATTCTATCGTCCTTGATAAGGACATTTTACTGGAGAACGTACGACCTATAATCGACCTACTTAATATGGAAGATGGTTATAGGACTACACTATCGTTCGATGGTAAGGAGATGGTAATTTCCTGTGATATGGCTGAATTTGTTTATGGCGGTGATGTAAAATGTGATAGAAAGATAAGCATAGATTTTAATGGTAGGCTTTTCTTTGACACAATAAATGCCATCAGTGACGATAAGATAATGTTTAAATTTGCGGAAGGGTCGGACAGTATGATCTTTGATTCTGACAGTTTTGAGGATCAAAAATCTATCTTGACGGTACTTCGTAGGCGGTAATATGAAAAAACTTTTAAAAAAACTTCGTACAGCTGCTGTTAAAGCTGAGGCTGGAAACCTCTTTGGTGACGAGTCAGCCGATTTAAAAGAAGCTTGTATAGAGTATCTAAAAGAAGCAGGTTTTAAGGTCATAGAGCCGTTTGACTACACTTATAAGCAGGTAAATAGCATAGACAATTTGATAAAGTTGTTCTATAACCTGTATAAAATGCATCATCCTACTGATGCCAATGCTCATAGGTCTGGGCCTACTATTGATAGGAAAATAGCAAAGCGATTTGTAGAATCGCGTATGGAAACTGGCGGGTTAAGTAAAGAGTCTGCTCTACTTGAGTGTGCTGAGCTAATAGGAACAATATTTGAATTCGAAGATCGATTTGGATTTGAAACCTCTCTAACTTTCAGCATGCTTGGTCAAGATAAACTTGGTTGGATTACAGAAAAGGCAGTATTACTTCTTAATGCCAGAAAAAAATTAAGAAGAAAGCAACAACATAAAGAGCTACAAGGAAGATTAGGGGTTATGTATGATGAAGAGAGTGATGAAAGTATAGGTTACTCTAATCTTGATGAAATCCTTGTGCGAGTAAAACGACATCCTTAAGGAGGTAAAGATTAATGGCAAAGATTAAAAGAGCAGTTGTTACAAAAGATACAGACAGTCTTTCTATCGCCAAGAAGGCTATCCAGAAAAAATATGGTAGCGTGTTGTCTAAGCTAGGCGACCACAGGGATTTAAAGATACAAACTATCTCTTCCGGATCTATTGGATTAGACATTGCTTTGGGGAGAGGCGGTTTCGCCCTCGGTAGAATCTATGAGATTTATGGCCCACCATCTGGAGGTAAAACTACCCTATCTATGAGTGTCATAGCAGAAGCACAACGTAGAGGCCTGAAATGTCTATTTTGTGACGCAGAACACAGTGCTGACCCAACATTGTTTGAAGCTATGGGTGTAGACATTGCAGAGCTTGATACTGTTAAGGCTTACAGTGGTGACGAGAATTTAAATGCTATTGAAATGCTTATAAAAACTGGAGAATATTCAGTAGCGGTAGTGGATAGTGTTAGTGCCCTTATTCCTAAGCAGGAAGCTGAAGCTGACGTTGGAGACCAGTTCATGGGTCTACTTGCCCGTCTTATGAGCGGGGCTTGTAGAAAATTTGCTCAAATTTGCAGTGAGACAAACACACTTCTTATTTTCATTAACCAAATTAGAAATAAGATAGGAGGATGGGGGGATCCCACTACCACTACAGGTGGTTTAGCTTTAGATTTCTATGCCACAGGGCGTATTAAGGTTGTCGGAGGCGAGTTTGCTAAAAGTCATATTAAAGATCCAAGCGGTGAGGTTATTGGGCATAGAACAGATTTCACTATAAGGAAGAATAAACTTGCTCCTCCATTTAGAAAAGCACAAATTCCGCTAATCTACGGTGTTGGGTATGACAATTACTGCGAGGTTACCAGCTTGGCTGAGGGTCTTGGTATTCTAGAGAAATTTGGTGCTTGGTATAGGTACGAGGGCGAGAAGATTGGTCAGGGAGCAGATAACGCTATCCAGTTTTTGAGAGAAAATGAGGAGATTTACACCAAAGTAAGGGCAGCTATCATTGAACAGACTGGACTAAAGGAGCTTTATGAGCAGCAAGCAAGCGGACCAAGTATTCAAGATACTTAAGAGTGCTTTTCCTAATAATGTTGTGTTGAAAGAACATTACGTTAAGTATAAGTACACTCGTCTATTCTTCGACTTCTATATAAAGGATCTTGGCGTCCTTATAGAAGTCCAAGGCAGACAGCACACCGAGTATGTTGACCATTTTCATGGTAACAAGGAGGCTTTTAGATCACAAAAGCGAAGAGACAACCTTAAAATTCAGTATGTGGAGGAGCAAGATAGTCTTACCCTCATCAGATTCAATTATGATGAAAAGGTAAGCAAGACAATGGTTTTAGCAAAAATTTGTAAGGGTATAGAGGGGAGTTTTTATGAGTAATATTATTGTTCCAGGCAGTAAATTAAATCAGACCGCTGATACTAAGAAATATAAGAAAGATTGTGCTGATTTCGAGTGCCTACCCGATGGTACCATTACAGGTGAGTATAAGTACTGTAAATGGAGCCTTGAATGTCAGCAAATAGATTATGATGGGGATGGTAATGTCATACCCATGGCAGTTCATTTATTGGCCATAGCAGACCCAGAAACTGATGCGATTATAGAGCATCAGTTGTTTTGTACTGGATTTCATGACCATCGGCCTAGAAAAGAGCGTTTAGAAGACGATAAAGTATCATAGGGGGACTTGACAAATGGATAAAGGTGTCTTATATTTTCAGGAGGTCAGACCGGATTTAGATTTAATGAACGAAATTTTTCAATACGATTCAAGAACTTTACCACAAACCAGCTCTGAAACCATCAGTCAGTATTGCATAGCTCTTAGCCAGTTTGTAGTCTATTTAGAAAGTGAAATGAATAAAACTAAATCTGAAATAAACATGAAGAAACGATTTGTTGACTCGACAGTCAATATGGTTATATCATCGGATTTAATAAAGCAACATAAAACTAAAGCTGCGGCTACCGAGTACATAATAAGCAATTCAACAGGTTGTATTAGTGCCCGTGAGGAGGTAGGTTTGTTGAATGATGAACTAATACTTGTAGAGGGACAGGACAAAAATCTTTTAGAGCTTGTAAATGCTTTCAAACGAGAACTTACACGCAGGGATAATGAGTTATATGCCACAAAATCGGAGAGACGTTAATGGATAGATCAACTGTTGCGGACACTTTCCGTAAACCGATAGCAGAAAGGGCTATATTGGCGTTTGCTATGGCAGAAGCCGACTACTATTATGATCTATCTTCCAAGATGGTTTTAGAGGACTTTCTAGACCCTGAAAATAGGGTAATCTTCTCCATTATGGCTTCTTTAGTGAGGAAAGGTTATGAGAAATTTGACATGACTGCTATCGCTAACGAAGCACAGTCTAATGGAGCTCTTGAGGCTTGTGGCGGCTACAAATACCTTAATTCTTTGGGTATGATTGAGAAGAACTTTGGTAATTACGCCACTTATCTTAAGGAAGTACTCAATGCGAGTACCAAATTTAAATTACATGCGTCTCTTGTTAGTAGTCTTACCGATCTAGAAACAAAACCTGACATGTCCGCAGACGATTCTATAGGGCAAGTCGAGAATAGGATCATTGATCTCTCTACAAGAAGTAAGGCTATCGATGAACCGATAAATATTGCTGATGAGATAGGTAGTTACATTCGGCATATGAAAGATAATCCTGTCGAAATGACAGGAATTCCATCAGGTTATACTATCTTGGATAAACAGATAGATGGCCTTGAGCCTGGAACGCTTTTTCTCATTGCTGCCCGCAAAAAGATGGGTAAGAGTGCTTTTCTAACCAATGTAGCCTGTCATTTAGCCTACGAAGCTCCCGAAAAATATAGATGTCCTGTATTATATGTTGATACTGAACTTCCATATAACCAGTGGAAGACTCGTGTCCTGGCTAATATTAGTGGTGTTAAAGAGCGTGTCATAAAGCATGGCAATTATTCACCTGAACAATATGAAAGACTGCAAAAAGCAGAAGAGTTAATAAATTGTGGCAAACTATTTCACCATTATATGCCTGGATTTAGCGTAGATAAGCTTGTGGCTCTATATAAAAAGTATAAGATAAAGGAAGATATTGGCCTGATAGTGTTTGACTACATTAAGGAGCCAGGTTCCAGAGAAAATGAGAGAAAAGAGCATCAAATACTTGGTGAGGTTACCACTAAACTCAAGGATCTAGCTGGTCAGATGGCTATTCCAGCCATTGGTGCTGTTCAGTTGAGTAGGGCAAATGATGTAGCTGATAGTGATAAGATCTCACGTTATGCTGACGTTGTAGCCTTCTGGCAAGAAAGAGACCCTGAAGAAATAGAGAAAGCTGGCTATGCCGCTGGTAATTTTAAGCTTGTAATAAGGGATTCAAGACGTGGTGGAAGAACAAGTGATGAGGGAATAGCTTACAAATTTTACAAACAACGCTTGGCCATTAGAGAAGTAAGTCCTGACATGCAAACGGTTCCATACGACTTTGAGGGCGTTATAAATGCCGGGGACGCAGAGTACGAAAATGATACAACGGACACAGCATATGAAGACATCCAACTCCGATAATAAAGATTGGCAGAAGCTATTGGATGATCTCCAGTACCTTAAACAGTCAGTAGACCCACGGTATTTATTAGAGGGTTTAGGCTTTAAGATAGTACATGAGAGCAAAAAAGAGCTACGTGGTTCCTGTGCTGTCCATGGTGGTGACAACAAGACTTCGTTTAGATTCAATAAAACTACAAGGTCCTGGATCTGTTTTAGCCATGCCTGTCATGAGAAGATGGGATCGGATATTGTAGGCTTAATTAGAGCAAAAACAGACAAAACCTTCATAGAAGCGGTCGATTACTTGCGAGAGTTAGTGGGTGATGTTAGTTCCAGTAATGTAACCGAGTTCAAGCGGCGACGAGAGCGTGAAGCTTTTATGGATGCCTATTCTGATGTCGAACCCTCTATAGATGAGCGTGTTTCAGAGTCAAAATTGAAGATATTTATGGCATATCAGTCTGATTACTTCATTGATAAAGGGTACACAAGAGAGATCTTGAACACGTTTGAGATCGGTGGTGGCTTTACAGATAGTTATGACTTGGTTAGGGAGGTTATCCCTATTAGAAGCGTGGATGGGGTACTTTTAGCCTATTCTTTACGTGATAAGAGGGGCCATGCTGCAGAGGAGTACAAGTATATATTTACTGAGGGTTTTAACAAAGACAACGTGTTATATAGCTTACACAGATCTTGTAAACATCTTAAGAATGGGCCTTTAATACTTGTCGAAGGCTATAAAAGTGTATGGAGACTATGGCAATACGGTATAAGAAACGTGGCCGCAGTAATGGGCTCCTCAATCACCTCAGGTCAAGAGTCATTAGTACATTCTTATGCTATGAATGGCGTAGTAATTATGTTTGATAATGATATAGCTGGTGTGGCCGGGGCGGTAAAGAGTTGTAAAGAGCTCAGCAAGAAAGTAAATGTAGAAGTAATATTCATGACTGAAGTTGATGAGAATGGTAAGGGGCTAGATCCATCAGATTTGTCTTACGAACAAGCTCATGAGTACTTAAAAAATTATATATAGGAGAATAGGCAATGGACGGTGAAAATTTTGTAAGACTTAAGGGCACAATTAAGTGGCCTGAAGTTAAAGAAGTGGGGCAGAACAATACCCCTCTATTTAAGGGTAAATTGGCAATCCCAATTGCTGGACAGGTTGGTAAGAGTCAGTGGCTTAAGATTGCTGCTTGGAATTCTGTAGCAGAAGGCCTTGGAGCATTACCAGAAGGTACCCCTATTAAGGTACATGGCCATATCGAGGAAAGAACCTTTGATGGTAAGTGCAAGCATTGTAACGGTTATGATAAGAAGTTTTGGACCGAAGTAGTTATAGATAATTTTGTTGTCGAGGAGGATTAATATGCCTAATAAGTCTAATTTTACACCAGAATCACCTGAAGAGGTAGGAATTCAGCACGGAACACCTTCACTAGCTATGTTACCAATGGCTAATTTTAAATTCTCTTTAGATGAGAGTCTTCATCATATTACGGTACCTAGAAGAGGTTCCTACAAAGATCTTGATCCTGAGTTTTTCAGTGAAGAGGACGGGGAATTTTGTTTGTATGACAAGAAAAGTAACATCATGTGGCTCCCATCTATACAGAAGGTTCTTGTGGCCACTAAACAATACCCGGATATGGAACCTAATCAGATGTTTGTTCTTCTATCTTTACAGTTTAGTAAAGATGAGGTGGAGATAGTGGGCCAGGTTATAGAAATGTTAATGCCTTAAGGAGATTTAATATGAATTGTCCAAATTGCGGAAATGAAGAGCTTAAAATTATTATGATCGAGCCTATAGAGTGTACCCATTGCCACGAACTAACCTACATTGAATATAATAGGTGCGATGAATGTAATTGTATGTTTAAAACTGTGGGAGGAAAGCTGGATGAAGATTCAGTCATGGCTGTTCCTGAGAATTTCATGCCTATAGTAGGTGATATAATGAGTCTTATACTTGACTCCACACATGAAATGATGAGTGAAGACGAGTTTAAGAGCTTGGTGGATAATATGGATGGTGGGGAAATAGATTTTAAAGAGATTAAGATAGGCCCTACTGAGAATATGACTGATATGATACACAGATGTTTAAACTGTGACGCTGTAGCCTATGAGGTAGGTAATGGTAAGTACGAGTGCCCTGTATGTAGTTTTACCTGGGAGGTTGTAAGCTGTGGATAAGAATTTTTACGACGTATTGGGGGTAGATAAGACAGCCTCTAAAGAAGACATAAAGAAGGCTTACAGAAGACTTGCCACCGAACATCACCCTGATAAAGGTGGTGACGCTGAGAAATTCAAAGAGCTTAGTGGTGCATACTCCGTGCTTTCCGATCCCAATAAGCGTAGAGAGTACGATAGTCCTATGTCAAGTATGGGCGACTTTCCAGGCTTTGGTGGTCAAGGAGGCCCTTTCCAGGGGTTTAACATGCATTTTGGTCAGGGTATGAGTGCCAGGCCTCCCAAGAATAGGCCTGTAAGGGGCGGGGACCTAAAGTTTGTGCTCGAAACTCCATTAAGCCATTTTATTTTTGGTGGTGAACTATCTCTAAGCATATCTTACGAAGAGGCCTGTATCATTTGTAATGGTGACGGGTACACAGAAGCAAAAACATGCGATAGTTGTAATGGTAATGGCCAGAGAATACAGGTGAAATCAGCCCAAGGTGTGTATATACAGACTGCTATCCCATGTGAGGTATGTCATGGCCAAGGCGAGATAAGTATAGTAGATTGTACAACTTGTTCCGGTAGTGGTAGGCATGAGATTAAAAATAGGGTATTTAAGATTCCGGTTCACTCGGGAGCTAGAGATGGAGAAGTAATATCACAGCGTGGTATAGGCAGGAAGGGTATATTCGGTGGCCTAGATGGTGATTTACACATCAAGCTGAAAATGATTTTACCAACCCCTGATTCTCTTACTAAAAAACAGAGAGAGGTTTTGGAGGGCTTGTAATGACTATAAAAACCAGTAGTGCTAAAGCTAAAGGGAGAAGATTACAAAATTGGATGGCTGAAAAGATATCCGAAATGCTTGATATACCTATGGGCAAAGATGAATGTATAGCACCAAGAGAAATGGGACAATCAGGAACAGATGTCAGGTTGATAGGTAAGGCAAAAGAACTATTTCCATTCGCAGTAGAATGTAAATACCAAGAGACTTGGTCTATCCCAAAATGGATAAAACAAGCAGAGAGTAATGTGCAAGATGGTACTTGCTGGTTGTTAGTTTGTAAAAAGAATAGGATGGATCCAGTAATAGTAATGGATGCCGAGAAATTTTTCGAGCTCTATAATAGGACACTAAAGAGGAGTAAAAATGGCTAAAGAAATTAAGATTAGTGCCACTAGAATCAGTTCGTTTCTTCGATGCAAGAAGAAATATTGGTTCAATTATGTGGTAAAGATGCCCAAAGTAGCAAATCCTGCTTTTAGATTGGGAATCGCAGTTCATGAATCTTTAGAAGAGGCTGGTAAGATATGGATGAAGAAAGAGAAGTTCAGTGCTGCTGATGCCAAGAAAATTTTAGAGGTTTATCGTAAGGTGGCTGTAAAAGAGGGTATTATAGATATGACTATCCATTTACAAGGTCTAGAACTTCTTAAGAACAGGCTTAAGAAATTTGATTACGACACTAAAGTCATAGGACTGGAGACTAAGTTTGGTTTTATGGGAGGCAAAGATGTTGAATCAAAGTATGGTGTACCCCTTATCGGGGCCATTGATAGGGTGGATATAAAAGATGAGGATACCCTTGTTATTGTAGACTATAAGACTAGTGCTACTTCGCCAACACCTGACCAATTAAGAACTGATACGCAGCTTTCTATATATGATGTAGTAGCGAGACAGTTGTGGCCTGATTATAAGAGGGTTGTATTGAGCTTAGACATGTTAAAGGCAGAGGCACTATTTACGTATAGAACAGAAGAAGAAAGAGAAGAGTTTGAGCTATATTTGAGAGAAGTATACGATCAAATGACCAGTTTTACAGAGAAGGACGCTAAGGCCGAGCTTAACATGTTTTGTCCTTGGTGTGATTATAAGGGCCATTGCCCTGCTTATAAAAAAGCTTATGAGAAAACAGATTACAAGTTCGATGAAGTGGCTAATATGCCTAATTCCGATCTTGTAACTGAATGGAAACAGGTCAGGAATACTAAAAAGATTCTTGAGGAACGTGAGCGTGAGTTGGGAATGGTTATAAGAGAAAAGATTCATGACACTGGTGAGTCTATCCATAGCGATAGTGAGCAAATCTACATCAGACAGAATGCCAGAACTACTTATGATAGCACTACTGTCAGTGATTTAGTGCCTTATGAGTCTTTTGTTAAGATGGCTAATTTAAACAAGAGAGCCGTAGATAATTATCTAGACGCCAATCCGGCTATCAAGGCTCAAGTAATACGGGCTTCGGTAACTAATTATACAAGTCCTTTCTTAGCAACCAAAAAAGTTAAGAAGATCAAACCTGAAAAAGAAACTAAATAGGAGGGGAATGATTATGAATGTAATACAAGGAAAGAAAATTAAAGTTTTGGCCTATTGCGATAGCCCTACATGTGCTACAGGTTTTGGAACTGTTAGTAGAAACATTTTTGAAGCCCTTTATAAGACAGGAAAGTACGCTATTGACATTATGGGCATAAATTACTGGGGCGATCCTCATGATTTTCCTTATAGAATTTGGCCTACTGGGACTAATCAGGACCGTGATCCTTATGGAAGAAAGAAAGTTTGTAGTATGATACCGCGTATGGAGTATGACGTACTTTTCTTCCTACAAGATACGTTTATCCTCGATTTTATGCCCGAACTACTTACTTACCTTGCACAACAAAATAAGACGTTGCCTTCTATTTGTTATTTCCCTATCGATGGTACTCCCAAAGAGGCATGGATTAAAAATATTATAGTAGCGGACCATCTAGTAGCCTATTCAGAGTTTGGTAAGGCTGAGTCGGTCCAGGCATGTGAGGATTTGGATCCAGAAAGAGTTAATGTCATACCTCATGGTGTTAATGTAACGGACTTCCATCCACTTCCAGAGGAAGAGATTAAACAGTTTAGACGGAAATATTTTGGAGTTCATGCTGACAAGTTCGTCTTTACAAATTTGAACAGAAATCAGCAAAGAAAGGACATTCCAAGGACTATTGCAGCGTTCAAAGAGTTCAGAAAAGAAGTACCTGAATCTATACTATATCTACATATGGCCAAATCGGATCAGGGTTGGAATCTACCAGAGGTGGTCAAAGCTTATGGTTTTGATATGTCTAAGGATGTTATTTTTCCTGAAAATTTTGGACCTAACCAGGGCTACCCACTACCGATTGTTAATATGCTTTACAATTGCAGTGACTGCGTGGTCAGTACCACTCTTGGTGAGGGATGGGGCCTCAGTTGGTCGGAAGCTATGGCCACTAAAACCCCTATTATTATGCCAAACAATACTGCATTAGGTGAATGTATTAATGACGAGCGTGGCTGGCTTGTAAAGAGCGGGACTAACCCTTCTTTAAGCACTGTTCTTCCCCACGATAACGAAATCATTAGACCTCTAGTTGATGTTGAAGATATGGCAAAGACCATGCTTGAGATCTATAGAAATCCACAGGAGGCTAAACGTAGAGCAGAGAATGCTTACACTTATACTATTACCAACTTGGATTGGCAAGGACCTATTGCTGACAAATGGGTAGATCTATTCAACAAGGTAGCAATGTCAGGCCCTAAAGCTATTTCAGAGGGTCAATCAAAAGAACTTATTGGAACGGAGGAGTTTTAATGAAAGTAAAAATTTTGGGAGAGGCCGGATATGAGTTCGCCCTCCAAGGCATAGGTAAGAGCTATGGTGTGTCGGATTTTGATAAACTTGAGAGCATAGCACTCAAATTGTGTAAAAAAGATGGTGGTCATAACAAGTTTCTTGAATCTATTGTGGTGTGGTTGGATATTAAGGCTCCTAGATATTGGTGGCAGGAGTTTGATACATACCGGGTTGGTACTACTAAACAATCCGAGAGTACCATTCATACTATTACTAAAAAGCCAATTACACAGTCTGATTTTAGTGCTAGTATACATCCTGATATGATAATACATCTTAATTATCTTATAGATCTTTACAAAAGAGAAAAAGGTGAAAGAAGAGATGTAGTCTTTCATATTATAAAAGCTAATTTACCAGAGGGTTACTTACAAAGTCGTATTGTTTGTACTAATTATAAAGTATTACGTAATATGATTATGCAGAGGAGAAAGCACGTGTTGGTTGATTGGCATGTTTTTATTGACGACCTGATAGTATTAAAACATGGCAATTTGTTGGAGAGTGCTTATGGATATAAGGGGGAGTAAATGGATATAAAAGGGATAAAATTTGTAGGCCCATTTTTAGATAACTCAGGATATGCACAGGCAACTAGAGATAACATAATAGCTTTACATATGGCCGGAATACCTCTAACTTTAAAGTCAATGTCCTTTGAGGATGCCAGACCGGATATTGGAGTAGCAGGTGATATTATAATGCCGCTAATTGACAAAGATATAGACTACAATATAGTTATCATGGAGTGTACTCCTGAATTCTGGGAGAAAAATAGAGAGGACGACAAAACTAATGTAGGTTTTGTTTTCTGGGAGACCACTAAATTTCACCCGGATTGGCCCGGTTTCATAAATGAAGGGGTGGATAAACTTTTAGTCAGCTGTGAATGGAACAAAGAGGTTGCTAAGGATTCGGGCATTAAAGTACCGATAGGTGTGGTACCTAATGCTATAGATGTCAGTAAAAGCAGAAAAGCTAGACCTTTCAACGTTGAAGGTGTAGACAATAGTACTTTTATGTTTTATTCTATTTTTCAATTTACAGAGCGTAAGAACCCGCCAGCTCTGATTAAGGCTTATTGGCATGCCTTTCAGGCCAATGAGGATGTGGCTTTAGTACTTAAGACTTACAGAAATAACTATGACGAAGAACAGAGAAATTTTATTAGAGAAACTTTGCGTCATCTTAAGAGAGTAACTCCTATGCTTAATTACCCAAAGATTTATTTGATCCCTAATATGCTGTCTAATGACGAGATATTTGGCCTTCATGCAAGGGGGGATTGTTATGTTTCTTTTGATAGGGGCGAAGGGTTTGGTCTCAGTCCTTTTATGGCTGGAGCTGCCGAAAAACCCATAATAGTGACAGGTTTTGGCGGGGTCAAAGAGTATGCTAAACCTGAAAATAGTTATCTTATCAATTATACTCTGGAGCCTGTGTATGGAATGCCATGGTCGCCTTGGTATAGAGGTGATCAACTATGGGCGTATCCAGATGTAAAACATGGAGCGGATTTAATGATGCATGTTTATAATAATAGAGAAGAAGCAGTAGGTAAAGGTAAACTTCTTGGCAAGTATATAAAGGAAGACTTTAACTTTGATACAATAGGTAAAAGACTAATAAAAGAATTGGAGGCTATTTAATATGAAAACTTTAACTTTCCCGGTTGGATATAGACCTAATTACTTGACTAATTTTTTGGGTTATTTAAAGAAATATGATTTGTCTGACTACACAATTATATGTAGTGCGGAGAATTCTCCTGAGTGTTTAAAGATATTAGAAGATACCACTCTACCTGTTAAAGTTTTAAAGAAGCCTAATTCTTCTGGCCGTAAATCACACTCAGGTGCCAGAGATAACATGTTTAATGTCCTTAATCATGCGTTTAGTTTAGGGTCAGACTTCAATGTACATCTCGAAGACGACTTTGTGTTAGCTCCTGATGCATTTCATTTAGCCAATTGGTATCATGAAACTTTTAAGGATAAACCTTTGACTTATATGAGTTACGGTCTTTTTAATCATGAGAGTAGGGGTACAGACTACGCTGCCTTAGAGACTATTAGTATGTTTGAAGGCCTAGGTTGGTGTACCTTTAAAGAAGGTTGGGAAGCATGTTATAGTAAGAACTGGTACGATGATACCTATGCTCAAAAACATTTTGGTACTTACGGGTGGGACTGGGCTGTCTCTGGCTATTTTAGAGAGTTTGGATATAAGGGCATTAGACCCTTGATTGCCAGAACAAACCATGATGGTAGATATAATGGTACATGCTGCACTGTCGCTCATCATGATAAACATTATGGTAGATTGATGTGGAACCAGACAGAGATAGTTACGGAATTTCATTTACCAGACGCAACCCCTAGAGATGACAAACCGGTATTGGAGGCTATATTATGAAGATAATGACTGTAGCAGGTACACGACCTGAGTTAATCAGACTTAGTGTCCTTATAAAGAAGTTAGATGGGTTAGTAGATCATATGTTTATATATACTAATCAGAATTATGACTACAACTTGTCTGGTTTGTTCTTTGAAGAGATGGACATTCGTGAACCGAACTACACTTTGGATTTCAAGAGTGAGTCTTTTGGTAAGTTTATGGGACAGACCTTTGAACTTCTTGAGATGATTTTTAATACAGACAAGCCTGACAAGATTCTCATACTGGGAGACACCAATTCTGGGTTAGTTACCGCTTTGGTGGCTAATAAGCTTAAAATTCCTGTCTATCATATGGAGGCTGGTAATCGTTGTCTGGATGAGCGGGTACCAGAAGAGTCTAACCGCAGGGTAATTGACACTTTGTCTACTTATAATTTGCCTTACACAGCCAATAGTAAGGAGAATTTAATAAGGGAAGGTTATAACAAGAATTTCGTTTTTAAGACGGGCAATCCCATTAACGAGGTTTTAATTAACTATAAAGATAGTATAGATAGTAGTAATATATTAAGTGAGTTAGGCGTAGTAATGTACAAATTTGTTCTAGTAACGGCCCATAGGGCGGAGAATGTGGATGATAAACGTTCTTTAATGGATATAGTGGAGGCAATAAATACTATATCGTTAAAGTATCAGGTTGTGTTTTCTGTACACCCTAGAACAAAAGATAAGTTAGATAAGTCGGGGTTTGTATTTTTAAACAACGTTATACTGAGCAAACCACTAGGCTTCTTTGACTTTGTTAAGTTGGAGAAGACGGCTAATGTAGTTATCAGTGATAGTGGGACTGTACAAGAAGAATGCTGTATTCTTGGTGTACCTACTATAACTATAAGAAGGACTACTGAACGTCAAGAGACCATAGAGTGCGGGTCTAATATATTATCTGGTACAGGTTCCGATAGTATTATAGAGATTTTTAATATGGTTGTAGACAGAGATTACGCTTGGGTTGCTCCAGAAGACTACACCAAATACCATGTTTCAGATACGGTTACTAATATACTTTTAGGGAGGTAAGGATGATTTTAGAAACGTTAGATTTTACTAGATTTTTCTCTAATACCAGGACAATTTTTTCCGAAAACTTTAGAGATTTAGAAGTATCACAGCTAATGGGCTATGTTGAAGTACTTGCTGACGCCAACTTCAGATGTTATAAAGCGAATATGCTTGTTATCGCTGAACGAAAGAAGGCCTCCCCTGATGTTAAACTAATAGCGGATATGGAATGGGTAGCTCGTAGTGTTGGTGAGTATAGGGTGTCATCTAAAGCCCGAATTAACATATTTATTTCTGACGTAATTCCAAAACTAGTTGGGCCACCAACAACTAAATGGTCCGATGACGATGTTGTTTACAGTATTGGTGAAATGATGGATCGTCTTTCAATTGAATTTATTAAACGGGAAGACTTCTTAAAAAACAACAGAGCTAAACATATGACCGATAGTTCACAAGATTTAAGTGACCGGGTGACACGTTATCTTAAACATAAACTTTATACATTAGGTAGTAGCGGTTACGAATGTGTACATGAGCAAAGAACTTACGACCTTGAGGGCATAATGGAGGAGCTGGCCATATAATGGACCTGATACCCAAAGAACTTCACTTGTATTGGGATAGAGGTAAGATGTCTAAGTTACAGACATTCACTGTTACTTCTTTTCATAAACTTAATCCTGATTGGAAGATAAATGTTTACGTACCTAAGCAGGCGTACATTGGTAAAGCTAGATATATCCCCGATTACACAGGAGTAGACCATTTTCCTTCAGTTGAGACTTTAGACTACGTTAACATTCAAATTGTAGACTTGGATGATTATGGTATAGACCATAATCTACATAACATATTAAGATCAGATATACTACGTTACCATATATTATATAATGTTGGAGGCGTTTGGTCAGATTTTGACGTGTTGTGGCTGAAACCTATGGAGCACTTCCGTAATATAGAGTATCATGGAGATACTCCTATAGAAGAAGTGACTACTGTAGTGTCTTTTATTCGTGGTACGGGTGGGGGGCATAGTATAGGAATTTTAATTCATTGTAAGAATGACCCCTACATGTTGTCTTTGGTGGAAGCTACAAAGAGGTATAAAGGCGGTCATGGTCATGAAGTATTCGGAGCCATGTTGATAAATGGGCTTTATCCAACATTGAAATCAATACCTTTCACTAATGTTATAGGAGCAAAGTTTGAGACTTACTATCCGTATAATATTCACCCTCCTGTACAAACTATTGGGCAACTTTATAATGGACAAAATGTAAGCAATATTGCGGATAACAATGTTATGTGTTTACATTGGTATAATGGTCATGTATTAAGTAAGCAATACATTAATGGTAATGGGTTCAGTAGAGCCTGTAGTATGACTACTATATTAAAAAATGAGGGGTACATTTAAAGGAGATTATTATGACTAACGATAAACTAGTAAACGTGTTCTTATTTAAAGCCGCACCACATGAAAATTTTGGAGAGTACTTATGTAAGAAAATTTTAGATAAGATGGGAATCAAATGTAAACACTATTCTCAAGCTAACCCACCTCCCGCTGGTATTGGTCATATAATGACAGGGATAGGTGGTTTCTTGAATAATAATATTTATTCTACTTTTTTTGGAAATAAAATAGATAAATGGTATGTGTGGGGAAGTGGTGTTGAGTGTCAACCAGTTCCAGGACAGACTGAGTTACCTGAGAAAGTATTAAAAGAGAAATGTGTTATTTCTATGTTACGTGGCCCTATGACTAAAGACTATTACAATATAAAAGAAGATATCTTGTTAGCAGACCCAGGTTATTTAGCATCATATTTTTTCAAGTTTCCTGAGGAAGATAAGAAGAGTGTTTTTATTCAGTTTTACTATGATAAAGTTCCTACAGTCATACCTGATGTGGATGTACATTTAACAACTCTTTTGAAGGTACGAAGCGGCTCATTTGATTTAGATTTTTTTGAAATTTTGAGAAGCATAAGTAACGCTAGTATAGTTCTAACAGGGTCCATGCACATTGCTATTGCTGCTCATTCTTACGGAGTACCTTGGGCTATAGTTTCTAAGGAGAATGTGGATGCGTCTAAAGAATGGAAGTGGCAGGATACTACAGCTTGTATGGGGTTAGACAAAGAGGACTTAAAGATATGTACTGGTCCTGAGGACGGGCTTGTGTGGTACAACAGTGTTAAGGCTAAATTTAAACCTGTTACTAAAGAATATCAAGAGAAAATAATAGGAGCATTCCCGTGTTAATAAGAAATTATTTAGCGTATTCTTTAAATGATAGTGTTAGATATATGGCCTCAAGTGGTGGTTTTTGCAAAGAGTTTTTGAGATTCACTCTTGAAAATAAAATATCCGATAAAGTAATTATAACTGTTTTGGGGGAGGGAAGTACAGCTCTAGTCCCTAAGACAATAGTAACTAATGACGTCGATAAAATAATGTCTACAAAAAGCAATACGATATATGATAAGACTGATCCGCTATCTATTCTGAAAGAATTAGATAGCACTCAGAGGTATACATTTGTAGGTTTGCCGTGCCATATCAAACCATTTCAAACATATTGTGAGCGTAACCAGATAAAAGCTATTACTATAAGTTTGTTTTGTAATCATACTTCTAGTAAGTACTCTAAGAGTGTATTGGATAAACTACATCTTACTGAAGAAGACGTCAAGCATTTTGAATACCGAGGCTCAGGATGGGCCGGTTCAGTAAAAGTTACTACAGACGCTGGGGAGATAAAACTTGATCACCATGAGTGTTGGAATTATTATATGGCTAATTACTACGCCCCATTAAACAAATGTAAGACGTGCATTAAACCTAAAGATGCTGATATTTGTGTCGGCGATGCCTGGATACCGAGGATAATAAACTCTGACAAGGAAGGCACGTGTATAGTATTATCAATTAATTCAAATGCTGACAAATTAATTAATGAGTGTGCTAATAAAAGATATATATCTCTTGATGTACTTAGAGATTGGAATGATTAAGGAGAAAGTTAAATATGAAAGGAAAGATAGTAGTACCTACTTTTTATAAAGATAAACATGCAGATAAGTCTGGGATGTGTGCTAGAGGGGCTATTCTATTGCATGGCCTTAGTGAACTATATAATATTCCTTTATATTACACTGACACACCTACATTTGAAGACGTAGATTTTGCTTTAGTGCATGCTGTCCCTTATCACAATAGACCAAAATTGCCATCCGGTTTAGTAGATACAGATCCACGTGTAAAATTAATAGGTTTTTTGAAGATTTAGAGTGCTGGTATGATGAAGAGTGTGTAGAAAATAAACTTTTAGCATTTAAAAGATATGATGCATTGGTTGGCCCGTTTCATGAAACTTTTATTGAATGGTACCCTCAATTTTTACATAAACATATTCATTTTCCTCATTATTTTGCACCATTTGAAAGATTTGCTGCATTAAATCCATCACCCAATCCTATAATGAAGTGTTTATTATCAGGCAATGTGAATAAGTGGTATCCTTTTAGACAATATATTATTGATGAAGCCCCTAAGGGTATTTTTCACTATAGCGGGTCAAATGTAGAATTTGCTGAGTATCCTAAATTTTTAAATAGGTACTTTTGTGCTATTGCAACCGGTGCGGCCTCTCATTTAGTCGTTGCAAAATACTTTGAAATACCGGCCGCTGGAACTTTATTGTTAGCCGAGGAAATAGATGATGCCATTTTGGTGGGTTTAAAAGCAAATGTTCATTATGTACCAATTACACGGGAGAATGTGATTGAAAAAATAAGAGAGGTTTTAAGAAATCCTGAAAGATATATAGAAATTAGGGATAGAGCCACTGAATTTGTGCGAAAGAATCATAGTGAACTTAATAGGTTTGAAGAATTTAAGAAGGTATTACAATTTATAGGAGAATAAAATGGGAAATGATAAGTTATTGGGGTATCGAATACATGAGTTAAAGAGGTGTACTCGGTGTATTCTACCGGAAACGATGCCCTTTATAGAGTTTGATTCGGCCGGTGTGTGTAATTATTGTCACAATTACAAGGTAAGACCTAAACCTAAACAGAAAGAAGAGTTGCTCAACATAATCGAGCCTTATCGCCACAAAACTGGTAATGACTGTATTGTGCCATTTTCCGGAGGCCGCGATAGTAGTTACGCACTGCACTTAATTGTAAATGAACTTAAGATGAAGCCAATAACCTATACTTATGATTGGGGGATGACTACTGAGCTTGGTGAACGTAATGCTAGTCATATATGTGCAGAACTTGGCGTAGAAAATATTATGGTTAAATCGGATATCTCTCAAAAACGAAAAAATATAGCTATGAATCTTAAAGCTTGGTTAAGGCATCCACATTTAGGCATGATCGTTGTATTAACAGCTGGAGATAAGCATTTTTTTAAGTATATAGAAACAGTTAAGAAGCAAACATCCATTGATTTAAATCTGTGGGGATTTAATCCGTTAGAGACTACTCATTTTAAGGTAGGTTTTCTTGGTGTACCTCCAGATTTTAAGCAGGGGGTTTATAGTCACGGTATTTTTAAGCAGTTAAGGTACCAGAGTTTTAGATTTAAAGCCATGTTAGAAAACCCGAGTTATTTTAATAGCTCATTATGGGACACACTTTCTGGGGAATATTATCGAAGTTTCACTGAAAAGCGTGATTATTACCACATTTTTGACTACTGGCATTGGGACGAGGAAATAATTAAGGATACACTTGATTCTTACGGTTGGGAACGGGCAAACGATACGAGTACTACGTGGCGAATTGGTGATGGGACAGCTGGTTTTTATAATTATATTGGTTATACTGTTGCAGGTTTCACTGAACATGACACGTTTAGAAGTAATCAGATTCGAGAAGGTGAAATGACCAGAGAAAGAGCTTTGGAATTAGTCAAAGATGAGAACAGGCCAAGATATTCAAACATACGTTGGTATCTTGATACTCTTGGAATGGATTTTAATTCAACAATAAAAAGAATTAATGAAATTCCTAAATTATATAAATAAAAATTGGAGGGTTACTATTATGGAAAGATATATTAATAAAGATGGGTATGAATCACATATATTCATGGGTATAAAACGACTTACATATAAAGGTATACCAGTATCACAGGTAGTGGGTGTTGAGGACAAATTCTCTAAGTTACTAAATAATGAGGAGTTCGATGTAATAATCGAGATAGGAACACTGCACGGAGGATTAACACTAGTACTTTCTGACTTATTTAACGGGCATATATATAGTTACGATATAAATAAAGTTGAAAATAAAGCATTATTAAAAGAAAACATAACACTTGTGCTTGGAGATGTGTTTTCTAACACGGAGATATATAATATTATAAAGAATAACAGGGTTCTTGTACTGTGTGATGGTGGCAATAAGATAAAAGAAGTAAATCATTTTGCCAAATATATAAAACCTAACGACTACATTATGGCACACGATTACTTTCACCTCAGGGAAGAGTTCAGTAGCGATAAGTGGACTGGTTGCGAGATAACTTATGCTGATATAAAAACTGAATGTGAAAAAAATAATATAGAAAACACAAGAAACTTTGAAGACGTGTTCTGGTATTGTGGGAGGAAAAAGGAGATTTAACATGAAAAAAGTATTAATAACAGGCATAACAGGTATGGATGGTAGTCATTTAGCGGATTTTCTTTTGAAAAAAGACTACAAGGTTTACGGGTTAGAGAGAAGGGCCTCGGCTAAGAGTCACGGCAACATAGCACACATTGAAAATGACATAGAGCTTATTCCAGGCGATGTGACAGATCAGAATTCATTAGCTCGAGCTTTAAAGATTAGTACTCCGGATGAGGTATACAACCTTGCCGCACAATCTTTTGTTGGTGAGAGCTGGAATACCCCTGAGTATACCAGCGATGTTACTGGGTTAGGTGTGTTAAGAGTACTGGAAGCTATAAGGGAGTATGAAAAGCCTGTTAAATTTTATCAAGCGTCCACATCGGAAATGTTTGGTAGAATGGTAGAGAATCCTGCTAATGAGAATACCCCGTTTTATCCCCGAAGCCCTTATGGTGTAGCTAAACTATATGGGCATTGGATTACAAAGAATTACAGGGAGTCCCATGACATGTTTAATTGTAGTGGTATCCTGTTCAATCATGAGTCTGAGCGTAGAGGTATTGAATTTGTAACTCGGAAGATATCTGATGCGGTAGCTAGAATCTCTTTAGGGTTACAGGATAAAATTATGTTGGGCAATCTTGATTCATTTAGAGACTGGGGCTATGCTCCTGACTATGTAGAATGTATGTGGTTGATGTTACAACAAGATGAACCAGATGATTATGTAGTAGCCACTGGGGAGACCCACTCCATTAGAGAATTCCTTGATAAGGCTTTTGAGCGTGTGGGGATATCGGACTGGTCCTCTTATGTCGGACAAGATCCAAGATTTATGCGGCCTGCTGAAGTCGATGTGCTTAGAGGTGATCCTGCCAAGGCTGAAGAAAAATTAGGGTGGCGATCTTCGACACCGTTCGAGGATTTGGTCTTCAGAATGGTTGACAATGACATAAAACTTTTGTCTTAGGAAGGGGAAAATAATGTTTAAGGATAAAACAATACTGATTACAGGCGGTACAGGGTCATGGGGCAACGAACTAACAAAACAATTACTTGACAAACACCCAAAGATGATTATAATATACTCACGGGGAGAGCTGGCCCAGGTTAACATGCAGCGAAAGTTCAATGACCCTCGTATAAGATATATTATAGGTGATATAAGAGACTCTGGTGCTGTGGATAGGTTATTTAGAATGGGAATAGATATAGTTTTTCATTTAGCCGCACTGAAACATGTACCAGTGTGCGAAAACCAACCACAAGAGGCTTGTAAGACCAACATAAATGGTACTGCTCACCTAGTTAATGCAGCGGTTAGATACAAAATAGAAAAGTTTATAGACGTTTCTTCAGACAAAGCCGTGGCCCCAACCAATTTGTACGGGTTCACTAAGGCTGTGGGGGAGAAGCTAACTATCCAGGCGAATAATCTGTCAGAGGATACGGCCTTTGTGTGTATTCGTGGCGGTAATGTTCTTGGCTCTAACGGTAGTGTGGTACCATTCTTTATAGAGCAGATAAGGAAGTTTAACAAGGTAAGTCTTACCGATGGCAACATGACAAGGTATTTTTTGACCTTACCAGAGGCCATTGGCTTGCTTTTTCAGGTGGTAGAGGGCAGCGTTGGTGGAGAAACTTATGTAATGAACATGCCAGCTTTTAAAATTTCCGATGTCGCTAAAGCCATAATTACTCATTATGGAAATGAGGATACAGAAACAGAGACCCTTGGTGCCAGAGAAGGGGAGAAGATGGACGAAGAATTAATTTCTGAACATGAGTCTAACCGAGCGTATGTTTTTAATGAGAACTACTACATCATAATGCCGGACATAAAAATCAACCGAGACTATAGGTACATTGATCATTTAGATAAGGTGTCATTTGATAAGTTCTCTTCTTCTGATAATGTGGGTACTATTGATTACTTAACAGGTTTACTGGATAAGGGAGGCTTTTTGCCATGAGAGTTTTAGTATTAGGTAAGAACGGCATGCTTGGTCGATATGTTCATAACTATTTAATCGACAAGTATGAGGTGGTTGGCACTACTAGAGACCAGCTAAATGCTATGACAGCAGATAAGCGTTTTATAGCAAGCAATGTAAAGTCCGGTGACGTGATCATAAACTGTGTGGGGGTTATAAAGCAACGACAAGATTCTAAAAGAATAGATTTTGTAGCCGCTAACACGATGTTTCCTTTACTACTACAAGAGGTTTGTAGTGATAAGAACGCCCATCTTATTCATATAACTACCGACTGTGTTTATGATGGACTACATGGGCGATATCCTGAGGACGCAAAACATACTGCTACAGATTTGTACGGTGTGTCTAAGTCTTTAGGGGAGGCCGAAGAAGCTTCAGTTATAAGAACTTCCATAATTGGAGAAGAATTAACAGGCAAGCTGTCATTGTTGGAGTGGGTTAAAGCCCAAGCAGGTAAGGAAGTCAATGGGTACACCAATCATTATTGGA